AGGCCCTCTTCTGCTTGGGCAGCATCGGCGTGTGCCGGATGGCCGTGGGCAGCTTGGGCGGGAGCTGGGGCAGCGCTGCTTCCTTGGGGATGCGGCGCATGAGCGGGTCGACGATGCGGAAGAACTCGTCGCTGGTGGCGGGCTTGATGCCGTGGACGTCGATGCCGCCGAAGTAGTTGACGGAGGTGTCGGCGAAGTGCTCGACGTACTTGGTCTTGGCGGGCATCCAGGTGGGTTCGACGCCGTGCAGGAGTGCCCAGAGGTCGCCGATGTTCTGGGCGATGGGTGTGCCGGTGGCGAGATACCGGAACTCGGCGCCGTGGAGGACGGCCCATGTAGCCCTGGTCTGGGCGGACTTGGGGTCCTTCATGCGGTGGGCCTCGTCGCATATGACGGTGCGCAGGCCCATCTCGTTGAGTTCTTTGGGGGTGCGGTCCTTGTCCGTCATGCCGATGGTGCCGTAGGGGGCGAGGCGTGAGTGGAGGCGGACGGCTTCCCAGTTGACTATGTAGACCTGGCTGTCGGTGGCCAGCTGCTTGCGTCGCTTGACGGCTCCCCCGTCGACCACCTGGACGGTCAGCTCGGGTGCCCACTTCGCGAGTTCGACACTCCAGGTTGACGTTTTCAGGGAGTTCGGACAGACTACGAGAGCTGGGAAGGGGTTCTGCCCCATCTCGGCCAGGACCTGGACTGTCCGGATGAGTTGGGCGGTTTTCCCCAACCCGGGAGGATCGGCGAGGATCGCCCGCTTGTTCCGCACGAGAAACGCGACACCGGGGCGCTGGAAGTCAAGCAGCTTCACGTGTCTCCCCTCGCGTTTCGATGCGGTCGATGATCTGGGCTATGGGGTCGCTGGCAGGCAACTCCATAGCAGTGCGCAGGTCTGTGGCCGGTTTGATCCGGCTGTTGTATTGCTCCCAGGACCAGTTCGTCAGCAGAGCGCCCGTGGAAAGGTCGCTGCCGAACAGGCCTCGGAGGATGATGCATGTGGCCCACGAGAGTGGTGCCGTCCAGTACCCGGCGTCCTTGTCGTAGCGGGCGCCGGGTACTTGCTGTACGAGATGCCGTTCGTGGTACTGCGTGTGGACGGCGATCCGCTGGTGAGGGAAGCCCTCTACGATCTCAGCGACCGGCATGCCAACTCCCGCATGTCTGCCGCCTCGAAAGTCTTTCCGAGTGCGGCGATCGTATCATCACGTCAGTAGCCCGGCGGTAGTCCCCGGCGGATCTTTTCCGGGACCGGCCGCATCTTGATGAGGTGTCTGAACAGGTGGCATGCCGCGTCGTTGGCGTGCTGCATGCCCGGCTTGTACCAGCCCAGACGGCGCAGGAAGACGACCGTGCTCTTCACCATGCGCGCGGAGGACGGCTGGCCCTTGATCTGCGTGATGCCGTGCTTGTCGCAGACGTCCTTGATGAGCGAGATGGCCCGCTGCGAGTGCTCCGCCTTCGAGCCGGGCCGCGGTCGGGGCGTCTGGATGTACAGCTCCCAGCCGACGGCGAGGCGCTCGCCGTACTCCTGGCAGAAGCTGTCGAGGCGGCCTGGCAGGTCCGCGTAGCTGTCCTGCCAGGACCCGAAACGGCCGATCGCGATGTCATAGGCGGCCACGCCAGTCATCAGGCCCGGGTCGTACCAGACGATGACGTCGGGGTCTGTCACTCGTCGCCCCTCTTCTCGAAGATCTTGGGGCTTCGACGCCAGCCGCTCTGCCACAGCTCGGAGTACTTCGCCTTGTCCTCCTCGGCGTTGGCCTTGAGGAAGTCGGGGGCGGGTTCGTTGGCCATGATGCGCTTGACCTCGGACACCGGGAAACGGCGCATGCCGTGTGGTGTGCGGAAGAAGCCGATGATGCCACTGTTTGCCCACTTGGCCACGGTGCGCCCGTCCACGTTGAAGATCTTGCCGACTTCGGCCGGGCCGAGAGTCTCTTCGTGGATCCAGTTGTCCGGGATCTCGGGCATGCGGTTCTCCTTCGCCAACGTCTCAAGGGGGCTGTTGCTTACGGGTGCTGGGCGGCGTTCGCGACGGCGCGTAGAACGTCACTCATGGTGCGGGTGAGGTCGTCGACCCGCTTGCGCTCGGCGTCGTAGTCGCGGCGCAGCGCGCGGGTGTCCTCGGATCCGCGGTAGTACTGGGTCAGCGCGTCCAAGAGCGCCCGGCCGCTGTCCCAGGGGAGTTCGAAGGTGGGGTCGACTGGGTCACGGATGGTGGCCATGTGCGGGTCGAGTTCGACCCAGCGCCAGTGGTCGCCATCCTTGGTCAGCAGACGCTTGAGAGCGCCCGGCTGATGGTCGACGAGGAAGACCTGGAGCGAGTCGCCGCCGAAGGGACCCTCGGAGATGTGTGCCTTGATCATCGGCCCAGCCTCGTCAGTAGTGGGTCGATGTAGTCGGCCGCGCCGGTCATGTGCTTGTACTCGGGGCTGTCCGGCTCGTAGCGGCAGCCGTCGCGCAGCGTGCGGATCTGGCTGGCCAGCTGGTGGGCGTAGAGGTCCAGGAGGTGGTTCAGCGTGCCGGGGTCGCCGGTCTCCGGGTAGTTGAGGAGGATCGTCTGGCGTGCGTCGTTCACCAGCTCACCACCTTCGGGGCGATGCCGTCGATGCCGTCGTACTCGCGGTGCGTCCAGATGGTGATGTTGGTGAAGCCCTTGGACTTGAGTAGGGCGGCCAGTTCGTCGGGGTGGGCGTGGTTCCAGCCGAACCAGATGCACGCGCTGCCCGCGACCTTGCCGCTCTGCAGGGTGTCCCAGTTCGGGTGCTGGAGGCTGATGACGGGGATCGGGACGGCCTCGTCATAGACGTAGTCGGCGATGACTTCGGCGACCTTCGGGGCGGTGTCCTCGGCGGCGGCGAACTCCGTGTCGCCGATGAGGACGAACATGTCGGTCACGTTGCTCATCACCAGCACTCCAGGATCAAGCAGTTGTCCCAGTCGAGATCGGCGACGTGCTCGGTGCCGAGGGCCTCTTCGACGATGTCACGGGCGAAGGTCCGCGGGTCCTGTGTGTCGTCGGGGTGGTCGAAGGTGAACTCGCGTTCCTCGCCGTCGACCTCGATGGCGTGGCCGCAGCAGCCGGTGTCGCAGCCGAAGTTGCGGTGGTAGACGACGACCTTCATGACGCCACCTTCCAGGGGTCACACATGAGGTGCCAGACGAAGCCGCCGGGTGCGAGGGCGGTGCCTTCGTAGACCAGCTCGGCGTCCATCTCATGGCCGGTGCCGAAGACGCGGAGGCGGTGGTCCTCGACGTCGTCCTCTTCGTCATCCACGGGAACGGCCCAGAACTCGACGTAGGCGGGGTGGCGGCAGTCGACGTGCAGGATGGGACCGCAGCGGATGTGGTGCCACTGGTCGTCGACCGGCACTTCGTAGCGAAAGATCCTCTTTGTCATGCTTTCTGCCACCGTTCGGTGAGAATCTTGCCGCCTGCGGTGAGGGGGACGCGGTAGTGGGTGCGGTCGGTCATGCAGTCCTCGACGATCTTCATAATCTCGTCGGCCTGGTCGACGGGGGCTTCGAGGAGTACCTCGTCGTGGATCGGGAGGCGCAGCATATGGGTGAGGCCCGCGACGTCGAGATTGACCAGGCAGCGCTTCATGTAGATGGCGGCGGTGCCCTGGATCAGGTAGTTCAGGGAGGTGTACTCCTTGCCCTTGTCGCAGGGCAGGAAGCGGCCGTCTTCGAGCGTGACTCCCCCGCGTCCGCCGGGGCCGTTGCCGCGTTTGGCGTCCTGTTCGAGATGGGTCATGAGCCGCTTCATGCCGGGGAAGCGGGAGTTGAACATCTCCTCGAAGTACAGGACGTGCTCGATGCTGGCGCCGGAGGTCATGGCGATCTTCTGGGTGCCTCCGCCGTAGGCCTTGGCGTAGACGGAGTTCTTCGTCAGCTGCCTGCGGGGGTCGCTCTTGACGAGGGTGCTTTCGTCGTAGAGGGCGCGGGCGATGACGGTGAAGAAGTCGGGGCCGACGGTGTCGGCTTCACGGAAGGCCTGCAACAGGCCGTCGTCGTTGGCGAGGTGGGCGAGCATGCGGGCTTCGACCTGGTCGAGGTCGCAGGAGATGAAGACGTGGCCGGGCCGTGGGATGAAGCTGCCACGGATCATCTTGTCGTCGCGGGGCAGCTGCTGCAGGGCCGGTGTGTCGATGGACATCCGGTGGGTGCGGGCGCCGGTGATGTTGATGTTGCAGTGCAGGATGTCGTCGGCGTCGCGCAGGTCCAGGAACTTCGCGGCGTACCGGTCTCGGATGTCTTCGAGGTGGCGGACGGCGCGTATGTACTCGGCCAGCTGACGGACGGCGGTGTTCTCGCCATGTTTGGCGTAGAAGTCGAGGGCGTCACGGTCGAACTGGGGGGCGTTCTTGTCCGTATAGAAGAGCACCTTCTGGCCGCAGGCTTCCATGGCCTTGGCTATCTGGCCGCTGGACTTGGGGCTGGTGATCTTGTGGGCGCTGTCGAGCCAGCTGCGGATCTGGGTGGACTTGGTGCTGAACTGCTCGACGGAGTTCTCCACGTAGGGGACGTCGAGCTGCAGGCCGGTGCGCATCATGTGGGTGCAGATGCGGGTGGCGGCGCGCTCCAGGGAGTAGGCCTCGGGGCAGCTGGCGTTGATGCGTTCGGCGAGGATCGGGGTGATGTGGGCGCTTTCGACTGGGTCGAGGGCGCCGTAGAGCCAGTAGGGCGGGTAGTCGATGGGGACGTCGTGCCAGCCCCAGCCGTTGGCCTTCATGCCCTCTTCGAGTTCCTGCTGGCCGACGGCGGCGTTCTTGTCGACGTAGCGGCGGTTGAGGGGCTTGAGGCGGTTGTCGGCGGTGGGGTCGAGGAGGCGGGCCATGGTGAGCGTGTCGTCGAGGCGTTCCCAGGGGATTTCGTAGCCGGTGTGGTGGGCGACGAACTGCCAGTCGAAGGGGGCGTTGTGGGCGCTGTAGGTGCCCTCGTACTCGCGGAAGGCTTCCATGGCGACGCCGCCCCACCGGTCCCAAGGGATGAGCCAGCCGTGCTTCTTGTCGCCGAACTGGATGGTGCGGAGCTGGTCGCGGTAGGCGCTGAGACCTCCCGTTTCGGTATCGAATCCGAGGGGGCCGTCGTGGCGTTCGCCGAGCCAGCGCTTGAAGTCGACGGCGTCGGCGACGGACTCCACGAGGTGGAGTTCTACGTCTGCCAGTGGTGACGTCGTCACGAAAGCGCCCTCCTCGTGTGGTTGCCGAGGAGGGCACAGTAAGCGGGTCAGGGTTGACGCCGCAACATTGTCGCAGAGGGGATTTCCTTTGTCAACCCGAGGGGGACAAAAGTTCAGGCGGCGAGATCGTCGGCCTCCGCGGGGCCGGACTGTCCGATCCACTTCAGCCAGGTCCGCTTCTCGGCCTCGGTGTAGGAGGGATAACCCTCACTGAGACCGACGGCGCCGAGCAGCTCGCTCATCAGGTGCATGTCGCGCCGGTGGTTGGGGTCCGCACAGCTGCCGGTCGTGTGCGCCGTGCATGTGTGCTGGTGCTTGTCGACCAGGCGGCGCAGCTGCATGGCGGCCAGTCGCTGGTGTATGCCTTCGCCAACCTCGTCCGGCACACGCGTCGCGTGTCGCGGGCCGCGCCGAGTCTCTGCGGGAATGTCCTCTTCGTCGTAGCTCATACCATCTCCTTACTCAAATCCGGCGTGATCCTGTAATTGCCCGTTCAATCTCGGGGTCGACGACTGCCGCTTCGCGTAGCAGCCGAGCGGCTAGCACGCTGATTTCGCTGCTGTGGTGGTACAACCGCTTCACGACGTCGGGCCCGTCGGTGCAGAGGTAGATCCGTTCGTCCGGACGCTCTTCTGCAATTTCATCGGTGTCGTTCATGTCTTCGATGTCGAACGGCTTGCATCGGTTGCACGGGAACAGGTTGTTCCAGCGGCCGTCGCTCTTTTTCAGTTCCGCGATCGTGGTGATCTTATGCCTGGGTTTGACGCAAGCGCTGTCCCGGCGGTGATACACCCAGGAGCGAGCAGTTACTTCCAGTGCGTAACGGAAGACCTTTTCACGCCGGTCGGTTTCCACTGTGAAAGGCTTCTCGCACCGTCCACACAGGATGGGTGCGTCCTCGATCGTCTGCGGAAAGGTCTGCAGGATCCGGGGTGGGCTGCACTGGCAGCGGGCTGTCACGCGCCAGGTGCGCAGCGTTTCAACAATCTGATATAGCGCAAGATCGGTCCAGCGAGGTTTGCGATCGCTGCCGAAACGTTTGTCTGCCAGGAGCGTTCCCCGGACCACGACAGGACCCAGACGGTCGTGGACAGTGAATTCTTTGGTGTCCATGTGCTGGTCCTCGCTGTCGTCTTGGTCTCCAGGTTTTCCGGTGGGCAGCGCAGCGTCCAGGCCCTGACTCAGGTTCAATGCAAGTCGCACTTGGTCAGGGTCCGACTGCCTTCTGCGTCCTGGCGCGAAGCGTAACAGAGCTGTGAAGAAAAAACCGCCCCGGTGTGGCGTGGATCATGCGTTCCACCAGGGCGGCTGTCTCCTTTTTGGTCAATCTCCGGTGGACGGGATCATGCGATGTGCGGGGCGTGAATACGCCGTAGCTGAGCGCATATATCCGTCCTCCTGAGCTACTTCCTCGGCGATGTTCGATGGCCGTCCTTTTCCGCTCATGCATGCGGATGTGTGGTCACCGCATCCATCGCAGCAGGCGCCGCAGTCACACAGTGGATCGCGGCGCATATGCGCCTCGGTCATGCCGCGGAATCTGCGCGCAGCAGCGTGAGGACACGGCGCATGGTTGCCGAGTCGTTCTCGTACTCCTTGACGAGTAGCTCTTCGGTGCTATCGAAATCCCGTTCGATTTGCTCGTTCTGGTGTTCGTCTGAAGCCATTGTAGGCCTTCCTTGTCGGTGGAACTTACCGCAGGTTACAGCTCGTCCGACTCTTCCTCATCCAGCCAGACGATCTCGGTGTTGCCGTTGTGGCCGCTGATCTGGATGAACGGATCGGGGCCCTTGTTGTCGTAGACCTCGTGCTTGGGCTGGTTCTGAGGCGGGCCGCCGAGCCAGCGGATGACGGTGAAGTTGTCCGAGAAGACACAGATCTCGGCGATGTGGCCGAGTCCCGAGATGCCGGTGACGTCGACCTTGCGGATGACATAGCCCCGCCGTGGCTGCCGTGTGGGAGCCGGGCGTACGGGCTGCGGAGGCGCGAACCGTATGTCGGCGTCGCCTGTGTCGGGTATCTGGGGCAACGAACCTCCCTGAAAGGGCTGCCGCAGGGCGTCCCGCAGTTTGACGTACAGGTTGCGGGTGGTCTGGCTGACGCTGTGGCCGAGAGGGAGGTCGGCGAGAAGCTCGTCGGCCTCCCCCACGGTAAAGGAGACGTCGACCAGGTGCTGTTCGGGCAGCACTCTGGCCGTGGGCGGATCGTTCATCGGGGTTCTGTGGGACTCCTTTCAGCTCTCGTCGACGCGGGGCAGCGAGCAGCCCCGGATGTGGTGCACCAGGCCGATCGCGGTGGTGAAGGCCAGATTGACCTCCATGCACTCCTTGTGGGCACGGCAGGCGTGACGCGGAAGACCGGTGATTTCGTCCTTGGGGAAGATGCCCTCAGGGTCCTCCCAGGCGATGTCCCAGATCTTCGCGTGATCGTGGCTCATGTCGGCGTGGGAGTTGCGGTCGGCGTAGCCGATCGACTTGCCCTTCCCGCCTTCCGACCGGTGCGGCAGCGGGCACCACACACGCAGCCTGGACCTCTCGCTCGGTTGCTCCTCCTCGAACACGGGCAGCTCGTCCGCTGTGGCTACTGGCGCTGCGGGCAGCTCCTTGGGTTTGGCAGCCTTCTTCGTCCGTGCCTTCTTCACCGGCGCAGGCTCAGGCTCAGGCGGCGGCAGAACGTCCCGGGCGCCTTCCTTATAGATGCGCATGATGGCCTGGAAGAGGCGCTCGTCACGAGGACAGAGGTCGAACTCCCTGACGGGACCACCGTCGATGGAGATGGTGTGTGCGGCCACGGCCTGCACGTCTTCGTCACCATCCAGTTCGCAGGGGTCACAGCAGACGACCCACCGGACGTCCCGGGTCATCCGCGCTGAGCCTTGCGCCGGTACTCGGCTTCGGTGGCCCGTTGACGGAAGACAGCACGTCCCTCGCTGTCGAGGCGACCGGTGCCCTTGGGCATGAGGTAGTCCTCGGGGTACTCAGCCTTGGCACCCGCGATGTGGCCTCCCTGACTGATGACGTAGTGCCGCTTGTAGCCGCAGTTGGTGCACCGCTTGGTCCGCAGGAAGTTGCCGTTCTCGTCCATCGTCACGTTGAACGGGCGCATGTTGTGACCGTCGCTGCGGCAGACCACCCAGGACGGCTTGATACGGGCGGCGAACTCCTGCACGTCTCCGATGTCGGCGACCTGGGAGAGTCCGCCCCTCTTCTTGCGCTTAGCACTCATGGCAGTGTCCTTCGTTGTGTTTGTGCTGGGCTGGTGGTGTGCAGGTTACCCGCCCACCACCAGCCATTTCAGTCAGCGTCCGTATCTGAGTTCCTCGGCTTTGAGCTGCCCCTGCGAGTTGACGCGGTAGGTGCTCGCTGTGCCGGTTTCGTTGATGGTTTCGTCGAGGTAGCCGCCGCGGGCCAGGCGCTGGCAGACGGCGTAGGTCATGGCGCGGTTCTCGAACAAGGCCCGGTCGCCGTTGCTGACCCAGACGCCGTCCGAGTACGTGGGGTTGGTGAGCTTGAGCAGCACTTCGGCCATGGCTGTTCCGAAGGGCGGCTGACGCATCACCGGATCCTTGTCGTGTAGTTGATGGCGGAGCTGTAGCGGTCGCCGACACGCAGGGCGTAGTAGGCGCCCTTGTCGCAGAGGTCGAGTTCGCGGCCAGTGCGGTCGACGCGGATCTCGACCTCGTAGCACTCCTTCTTGATGGTGATGGTCTTGCGCCGGTATCCGGTGGTGACGTTCTTGCAGGTGGTTTTGGTCTTCTTCGTCAGCCGGTTCGTCTTGGTCTTGCAGGAGCGGCCTTTGACGGCGACCCGCTTGGTCTTCGTCTTGGCGGGTTCGTACTCCTTCTCGATGACGGTGCCGCGCACCGGGTGGCTGGTCGTGGTGTGCGTGCCACAGGCCGTCAACAGGAGGACGGGGGTGGCGATGAGGGCGCTGATGGCGAGGCTGGTTCTCATAGACGGTGTCGTCTTCCTTGTCGGGTGTGCCAAACGGCGGCCAGCTGGGCTGGCCGCCGTCTTAGTGTGGCTGTTCTTCCCGCCGGTTTCCAGGCAGTGGAAGCTCCGTGGTGATGGTGCTATGCGGGTCGTAGAGGGTGTGGACCGCGGGCTGCAGGGTTCGCAGCGGCATGGTGTCCTCATGCCGTTGGGCCGGGATGGCTGGCAGTGGAGTGTTGTTGCCGTGTGCATTGCCGCGTGTGACCCAGCCCCGGTCGCGGAGTTGGAGAACGGCCACGTACTTCGCTGGGTAGATGACGAGCACCTTGACGATGATTTCCACCGGCGTCGCCCACAACCACATGATGACCTTCGCACTCCAGTGCATACCGGGGCGCCTGACCATGTACTGCGCGGTTTCGGCGTAGCGGATGCAGAGGTAGGAGGCAAAGGCGACGCCCACGTACAGCGGCTTGGTGTGGAAGAAGGCACCGCTGACGCTCATGACGAGCAGGACCGGCAACATGATCCACTGTGTGACAGCCAGCAGCGGGAAGGCCAGTTTGTGCCATTCCAGGTTGATGATGGCGAAGGGGAGCGCCTGCCAGGAGGACTTGCCCCAGCGCTTGCGCTGCTTGTACAGGCCGGAGAGAGTGTCCGGCATGGCCGAGTGGACGACGGCCTCGTTGACGACGACCACGTCCCCGCGCAGCAGGGCGTACATGGTGAGCCTGCGGTCGTCGCCGTTGGTGCCGGACTTGACGTAGTCGTGCAGGTTGTCGAAGACGACGGGTGCGCGATAGAGGGCGAGTGCTCCGGAGGTGGTCTCGACGGCGCCGAGCATGGAGCGGGAGGAGCGGATCATCAGGCAGCTGGTACCGATGTTGATGTCGGAGATGCGGGTGATCCAGTTGTCCTTGTAATTGCGGGTCAGGATGAGGCCGGTTGCCGCCATCACACGGCGCTTGGACATGGCGCGCATCAGGTACTCCAGCGCGTCGTCTCCTGGCACGGAGTCGGAGTCGACGGTGAGAATGTAGTCCCAGTCCTCACGCTGCAGTTTCTTCAGTACGCCTGCCTGGGCTTCGCGTTTGCCGCCGTTGGGCTGGCGGTGCCAGACGATGCGGGGATGATCGAAGGGCTGCACGGGGTTGTTGACGGATCCGTCGTCCATGACGTGGATCTCGGTGATGGGGTAGGTCTGCCGAAGCAGTGCGTCGAGGGCTGCCTTGAGGAGGTGGGGTTCCTCTTCGTAGGCGGGCACGATGCAGACCACGCGGCCGGTGGCGACACGACGCTGTGCCCAGTGGGAGTTCATCTCCAGGGAGGAGATGTAGAAGACGATGAGTGAGGCGTCGAAGAGGTAGACGCCGGTGAGGAAGTGTCTGTCGCTGTCGCCGATGGCGAGGTGGTAGGTGGCGGCCCAGGCTGCCACCCCCACCGCGCCAAGGACGCAGGCGGCGAGCCTGCTGAATCTCATTAGCTGTTGTACCTCCGCTTACGGTTCGCAGCGCGGTACACCAGCGCGCCTATGAGGACGAGCCCGATGATCGTGGCGATCGTCCAGCTGAAGGCCGCGGTGCCCCCGAAGAGTGCGACGCCTGCGCCAGTCTTGGCGAGGGTTCCGCCCCCACCGCTGTATCCGGCCATTACCTTCCTTCCTTGTCGGTGCGGCTAGAGCCGCTCGATGTTGGGGCTGTCGGGCATGACGCCCCTGGTGTCCAGCACGTAGCTCGCGTGGATCGCGATGTGCTGGAGATCGAATTCCGCGTGCGGTGTGAGCAGCACGACGGCGTCGTAGTCCTCCACGGCCCGGTCGGGGCCGGTGGGGATTTCCCTGAGCTGGTCGATGTCGTCCTCGGGGAAGTACGGGTCGACGGTGGTGACGCGGGCGCCGGTTTCGCGCAGCAGGTTGACGACCTCGACGGCCGGGGACTCGCGCATGTCGGCGGTGCCGGGCTTGTAGGCCTGGCCGAGGGCGAGGATCTCGGCGCCGTTGAGGGGGACGCCGAGGTGATTGAGGGCGTCCTGCAGTCGGCGGACGACGTAGCCGGGCTGGGAGTCGTTGATCTCCTGGGCCAGTTCGACGATGCGGAACCTCTGGCCGTACTCCGTCTGGAGGTGGTGGCTGAGGTAGACCGGGTCGCAGGGGATGCAGTGGCCGCCGACGCCGGGGCCGGGGGTGAACTTGGTGAAGCCGAAGGGCTTGGTGGCGCAGAGGTCGAGGACGTTGTGGACGTCCACGCCGAGGGTGTGGGCGTGGCGGCCGAGTTCGGTGACGAGTGCGATGTTGACCTGGCGGTAGGTGTTCTCGAAGACCTTGGCCAGCTCGGCTTCTTCGAGGGTCTCGGCGACGACCACGTTCTCGGTGATGAGGGAGTAGAAGGTGGCGACGACGTTGCGGCAGCGCGGAGTGAGGCCGGAGGTGATCTTCGGGGTGTTCTCGAAGGTCCAGGTCTTGTTGCCGGGGTCGATGCGCTCGGGGCTGAAGCCGACGTGGAAGTCCTCTCCGGCCTTCAGGTCGGAGGCGGTCTCCAGGATGGGTGCCACCACGCGGCGGGTGGTGCCGGGGAAGGTGGTGGACTCCAGGATGACGGTGGCGCCGGGCTTGAGGTAGAGCGAGAGTGTGGTGGTGGCGGCCTCGACGTAGCTGAGGTCGGGGATGCCTTTCTTCAGCGGGGTGGGGACGGTGATGACGGCGACGTCGAAGTCCTTGAGGTCTTCGTCGTCGGTGGTGGGCTTGTAGCCGCGGTTGAGGGCCCACAGGAGCGTGTTGTCGGTGACGTCCTCGACGTACGAGGCGCCTTCCTGGAGCAGGGTGCAGCGGCGCTGGTCGGGTTCGTAGCCGACGACGTCGTGTCCGGCTTTGACGGCAGCCATGGCGAGGGGCAGGCCAACATAGCCCTGCCCCATGATGATGATCTTCACAGAGGTGGTGCCTTCCTTGTCGCGGTTCATCGTACTGGTGTGACGTTGGTGTGTTGATGCGTGTAATGAATCTGGAATGTCAAAAGCCCGGGACGGTATGTCCCGGGCTTTTGTGGTGAGTTGGGGTCAGCTGGTGGGTTCTACGTGCCCACTACAGCTGTGCTTGCAGCCTTCGCATGCGCAGCGGCAGATGTTCGGGTCGGTCTCGTAGCCGGGGCAGCGACCTTCGGCGAGTCGGGCGGCTGCTTCGCCCCAGTAGCACAGGTCGTGCCAGTCGGGGCTTTCCATGGCCTGAGCGATGGTCATCTCGTGCTTGTCGTTGACCCGGTCGTAGATGCCACAGCAGACCAGTTCGGCCCGGATACGGAACGCGACGTCAGACTGGAGTCGTTCCAGTTTGCAGGCGTGGCACCAGTCGGCGCACTGGGTGGCCTCTTCGACGGTGCCATCCGGGTTGCGAACGCCGAAGCGCATGTGGGTCTCGGGGATCTGTTCCAGCATGCGCTGCAGGACACCGTTCTGGGCGCGGAGTTCTTCGGTCTGCGAGAGGTGCTGGCCGTCGGCGTCGTCGAGTGCCTTCTGCAGTTCGGCGTTCTGCTGCTCGGCGTAGGCGAGTTCGACGCGGCGCAGCACCTGTTCGGCTTCCACTTCCCTGACGCCGAAGAAGGTCTGGTAACTGACTACGAAGTCGTCGCGGTCGCTCATGGGTGTCTCTTCCTTGTGATGGGGTGAGCTGCGGCATCGGCCACCGTGGCGTCCAGTCCGTCCCTAACGCCCTGCCGCAGCTCCTTACCGGCCGGTCAACCCCGTCCATCATGCTGCGCGGCGGGCCACTCGGCAGCCGTCGCAGGGGCAGTCTTCCTCGTGGTCCAGTGCTTCTCTGCGGCGGACGGCGGCAAGGCCTTTGATCTCGGTGATGAGATCCTTGAGGCTGGCGGGTCGCGGTCCGTCGCCGCGGGCGAAGGCGCTCGGGGCTTTCTTGGCCATCAGACCACCTCCGCGTGCAGGACGTGGTCCGGGGTGACGAGGCAAGTCGCCGGGTAGCTGTCCACGGCGTAGACGTAGACACCGTCGGGGCCGATGGAGGTGACGCGGCCGTCGTAGGCCTCGCCGTCGCTGGTGGTGAACTCGATGTGGACGATGCCGCGGTCGCTCACGCCTCCGTACACGGCTCCGTAGTGCATGGCCTGGAGCGTCTTCAGCGAATAGCGGGTGTCCTCTGTCTTTAGGAGTGCTGCCTGGTTCATAGGGGTCTGAGCCCTTCCTTGTCGTTCCGGGAGTCGGCCCGGTTCCGTCAACTCTTGTTTGGACTGGTTCCAGTTATGGATCCAGTCCGGGTGTTACGCGCCTTTCAGGTCGTACACAGTAACGGAGATGTCGCGCTTTGTGAGGGTGTCGTGGATGATCGGTTCGATCTCATCCCAGGTTCCTCCGCCGAGGCCGCAGCCGATGCGGGGCATGTGGACGGATGCATGCATGTCCTCGGCGATATCCGCCAGCTGGTGAAGGCAGATGCGCAGGGCGATGTAGTCCACTGCCCGGGGCAGCCCGGGATCGTGGCGTACACCATGCTGGGCGATCATGTTGGCGACCCAGAGGTGGGGGTCCGAGGGGATGTAGGGGGCGAGCTGCATCTGGCCGAGGGCGAAGGGACGGAGATGTCCCCGCTGCAGGAACTTGCCGTCCAGATGCCAGGCCCGGTACATGTCCTCAGGGATCCGGTCACGGTGGGACAAGGCGACGACGAAGCCCCTCCCCCACTTGCCTTCGTCATTGACGATATGGGCGATGATCTTCACACCGTCGCCCTGAGGATCGGTGGCGTCGCCGGTGACGTAGGTGATGGACATGTCAGCTCCTCGTGAGGGAGACGCCCGGCTTCTTCTCCCTGGCCGCCAGCGTCTGGACCGGCTGCACCGGCGGGAACTGGCCCGGGTTCTGGTTGAGCCGGTCACGCTCGGCGGCGGCGTCCGAGTAGCTGTCGTGGTGAGTGCACCAGGTGTAGTCGTCCATCTCGCCGAGGGCGACGTGAACCCATTCGCTGACGTGGACGACCATGTACTGGTCGGTCTCGTTGGTCGAGTGGTGCGGGAGGAGGACGACGTAGGGGTCTATGTAGCTCATGGAAGAACCTTCGAGAGGTGGGCGGCCCGCACCTCGTTGGCGCGGTAGAGGGCCTGGGGTCGGCCGGATTCAGGGTGGGGCCGGTCGCTGACGCGTTTGATGCCGTTGCGGGAGAGCCAGACACGGGCGCTGTTGGCGTCGGAGCGGCTGGTGTACTGGGCCACCTTTTCAGCGGTCCACAGTTCGGCTTCTTCGTGGGGTGTGGCGGTGTAGGTGTCGATCAGCGCCATGATCTGGTTGACCTGGCTCGTGCACTTGGGGCAGTCGAAGTCCTTGGGGTGGGCTTCCAGGATGGTGCGGAGCTTGTCTTCCAGCTCTTCTCGGGTCATAGCCACGGTGGTCTCTCACTTCCATGGTGCGAGGTGTACGACTGCCCAGCCGACGGCCAGCCATATGAGGATGACGGCTGGGCAGCCGATGGTGAACTGGGTGAAGGCGTCGGGTCTTGGACGCTCGGGTGTGTTTGGTTGTCCGTCTTGATCCATTGCTCGATTTTCCGGGCGGCATGTCGCAGGTCGGCGATGATCCTGACAACGACGACCAGCGGGATCAAGACACCCGCGGTGGCTGCGGGAGCGATGCCGAGGGTGGCGATCAGCCAGTCGTTGCGGGTGGAGTCCCACGGGAGCACGGCGATGCTGATGACGCCGTACTCCATGATGGCGAGGGTGCCCAGAGCGGTGACCACGCATATGAATGGGCCTCGGCGGAGAGCGGCCATGGGCCGTCCTTCCTTGTCGGGTGGTGCAGGTGTTACTGGCCGATCTGGCGGACCTCGAAGTGGGAGATCCGCGGGGATACGACGCCAGTTGCCCGGGTGGCTTCGCGCAGGGTAGCGCGGACGTCCTCTACGGCGGAATCCATCGTGTCGGCGGATGTCTGCCAGTAGAGATGGAGTTCGTTGCAGCAGGCCACGAAGTTGAGGACGGCGTCGTCGCCGAGGATGACGCCGATGGCCTGCTCTTCCTCGGCTCTGAGGTAGCCGACGTCGGCGATGACGGTCTCGGCGGAGTAGCGGTTCTGGGTGAGTTGGGTGGTGGTCATGTCCTTCCCTTTCGCAGGATGCGTTGCAGTAGGGGCCGGTCGCGGATCGACTTGGCCCAGGTGACGCCGGATTCGGTGAGGTGGAAGTACGTGCTGCGTGGCCGGTGGACGCCCTCGGGGAGCACTTCGATCTCGGCCTCGACGTATCCGGCCACTTCCAGGTCGCGGATGATCGCGAAGAAGTGGGGACCGGAGATGCGTGCCCGTTTCATGATCTTTCGGCTGGCCATGCGGTAGGGCTTGCCGGTGACTTCGCGGGCGGCATGGACGGCCAGCAGGACTTCGAGCAGTCGCTCGACTTTGCGGGTGACGCGCACGGTCATGTGCGTCACCCAGCCAGGAGGTGGGTGAGAAACCACCCGCCGAGGGCGATGATGACGACCAGCGCGATGAAGCGGGTCAGGCCGTGGCTGAGGTCATGGTGCCAGAGGTCGATCCAGGTGGTGTGTTCGCCCTGATCGCGATCGTCGTCGCGGTCGTAGTCCGTCATGGACTTCCTTGTCTGTGGAACTCTTTGCAGAAGGGGTCGATGTCGCACGCCCTTTCGTGAAGATAGCTCCCATGTACGCACCGTGGGCGGTTGTAGTCAGGATCGTGATCTCGCTCGGGTGCGCGACGCGGCAGTCCGGCGCGCTTGTGCCAGAAGAGGGGCTCGTCCTGGGTGTCGGGGTCCCATGCGCCCAGAGCGGCGACGGCGTGGGGCAGCGTCTTGTAGCACCAGCCGTGTGCAGGGCCGAGGGATCCGTCACGGACGGCGTGGAGGCGGAAGTTGTAGAGCATCCGCTCCACCACGTAGTGCCATTCGCCGTCGGCGGCGTACTCCATGCCGCCCCAGTTCGGCCGTGGGATCGCCTCGTCATGAAGCTGCATGCTGGTCCTCTTCGTCGGGGTCGGGGGTGTAGTCCATGTCGAACTCCTGCTGGTCGGTGTCGCTTTTGGCACCGTACTCACTGGGGTCCGGCTGGTTGAGGAAACGGGTGATCTCGTAGGTGGGCTGGTGCCGGTTGCGGGCGTAGAGGAACAGGCCGAAGGCGTGGCCGAGGTTCTTGGTGGCACGGAGAAAGGCCACGGACAGGGCGCCGTTCATGCAGTCGCTGTGCAGGTCCCAGATGGACGTCGGTCCGGACTCCCGCAGATCGCGGCCTTGTCCCCAGGCTCCAGCGCCGTCCCAGTAGGCGACGGGTGTGCCGTGGGGGTGGATGGTGACGCGGACGCGGGCTCGGTAGGCGAGGAACTTGAGTCGACCGCCGTCGCCCGCGGGTACTTCGGTCACTTCGAGATGCTGTTCGCTCCAGCCGAGAGGGCCGAAGATTTCACTGAGACGGGCCCGCACATAGTCGTGGAAGACGATGAGCTGCTCGTCGCTTTCCCTTGTCCCGACGAATTTCTCGTCGAGGCGTTCCAGGAGTGCTTTGATCTGGGCGTCGTTGAGTTGCATGCGTAATCCCTCTGGTGGGACTTCCTTGTCGGGTAATGCAAAACGGGACGGTGGTGAACCGTCCCGTTGATAGTAGCGGTTATGCGGATTTCTTGTAGCCTCTGTCCTCGGCTGCCTTGATCTGCAGCGCGGTGAGTCCTCTGGGCTTTGGCTGGTCAGGACACTTGTCCAGCAGAACAGCCTGATAACAGGTGATCTTGCGGCCCTTTTTACCGTCCCAGCGCTTCTCGTATTCCGTCACGGGACGGGGGCTGGCGTCCATGACGAATCGTTTGTTCAGGCCGAGATTGGTCAGCGCGAGGGCGTATTTGCGGATGGTTTCGACGGCGTCGTCATAGGAGAATGGGCCTATTGTGTATTCGCTGGTCTCTGCGCCTGCCATCGCGGTTCCCCATTCCTTGTCATGTCATACAAGGGTCATCATGCGCTAGTGAAAGCCGTTGTGCAAGGGTTATCGCCGGTAGTCGGCGATGACGGCGGCTTCCTTGGCCCGGGTGACGGCTGTGTAGGCCCAGCGGGGGTAGATGCCGCCGCCGGTGATGCCCTCGTCCATGACGATGACCTTGTCGTACTCGCTGCCTTGGGCTTTGTGGGCGGTCAGGGCGTAGGCGTAGTCCCAGAGGCGGGAGTCGCGGGGGCGGCGGTCGTCGTTGCGCCAGAGGTCGGCCTCCTGGCCGAACTGGGCGCGGCAGACGCCGCCGACGAGGAGCTGGACGGGGTCGGTGGGGGTGGCGAGGTGATGGTCGTCGAGTTCGACGACCATGTCGAAGGTGAGGCCGCCGCGGTCGTGGAGGTGACGGATGGTGCCGGTCATGCCGTTGTGGACGAGGAGGAAGTCCTTGGTGGCGCGGTAGCCGGTGCCGTCGCTTCGGACGCGGACGGCGTCGTAGGGCATGCCGCCGAGTGCGACGACGCGGTCTCCCACGTGGACGGGGCCGTCGCCGTGGAAGGTCTGGTTCATCTCGGCGCGCAGGCGGTTGGAGTGGGTGATGATGACGCGGTCGGGGTCGGGTGTCCAGCGGTCGAAGACGCCGCCCATGCGGGGGTCGGACAGACGCAGGCGGACGGCGTCGCCGCGGCCGTAGGAGCTGCGGGTGAAGTGGCCGTGGGCGCGGACGTCGTGGGCGGCCTGGAGGATGCCGGAGTCGGCGCCCTGGCGGTGGATCTGGGTGAGGAGAACCTCGGGGTTCAGGGTCCAGGGGTTCATGTCGGCCTTGACCGGCGGGAGCTGGCCGTGGTCGCCGACGAGGATGACGGGGACGCCGAAGGAGCGGACGTCCTCGACCTGTTCCTTCGAGAGCATGGACGCCTCGTCGATGACGACGGCGTCGCGGTGGCCGCCGAGGAACTTGCGGCGTTCCTGGCTGAGTTCCTCGCGGATCTTGCAGGTCTTGTGCGCCGCGGGGGTGGTGCAGGGGTCGAAACGGGCGGGGCACTGGCAGGCGTCGCTCTGGCCGCAGATGCAGTTGTCGACGACGCGGCGCACCCTTTTGCCGGAGATGTCACAGAAGTAGGTGGGTGCCATGTGGTAGATGAGCGAGTGGTAGGTGCGCACCCGGGCACTCTGGTCACCGTGGAGCTTCTTGCGCAGGACGCCCGCGGCCTTGTGGGTGGGCGTCCCGTAGACGACCTGGATGCCGAGGTGGGTTTCCAGGGCACGCATGAGGGTGGTCTTGCCTGTTCCGGCGAGACCACCGAGGGAGATCACGGGGGCGGGCCCCGTGCCGGTGCCGTGGGTGTGGGGCAGGCTGGGGCAGGTGCCGAGTGCGGTCTTTCGTCCTCCGTTGCAGTGGATGATCTTGGTGGTGAGGGAGTCGTACCAGTCGGTGATGCGGTCGACGGCGTTGGCCTGGTCGGTGCTGAGTTTGGTGGTCATGGTGTCGGCCTCATCGTCTACTGTCGGTCTTCCTCGGATCGGTAGGCGGTCGGGTTGATGGTGCGGTTTCTGCGGTGCAGTGCTGAGGCGTAGCTGTGGGTCTGGGTGCCGTTGCGTGCGGCGGGGATGTTCTCGACCGGCGGCACCTGGGGTGCGGAGCCGGGGAGTATTTCCTGGACGGGTCCGGGCTCGTCGGGGATCTCCTCGTCCTTGTCCTCTTCCTTGATCAGTTCCGGGTGGTCGATGCGCAGGGCGATGCCCCTGAAGATCGGGGTGAGTTTGCCGTTGATGCGCTTCTTCTGGTCCCGGGCCTGGATGGTGGGGACCATGCCGAGCAGTTTGGTCGTGAAGGATTCCCGGGTGTCGGCGACGGTGCGCCCGTGCTCCTGGTTCCACAGGACCCACATCTCACGGAGGCGCTCCTTGGACACCCACTTGTCGCCGCCGAGGACGCACACCTCCTCGACGAAGCCCTTCTGCGGGGCCGAGCGGTCCCGCTGGGCGCCGACGATCTCGGGGGTGGCGGCGTTGACGGTGAACTTGCCCTGCTTGACCAGCCGGTCGAGGCCGTCGAGCGCCCAATTGAGGATGCCGGGCATCTCGGAGGCGAGCCGGTCGAAGAGGGTGGGGTCCTCGTTGCCGAGGTAGGACTTGACGGTGGTGGCGACGATGAAACGGGTGGGCAGGACGCCCGCGCTGTCCGCCCAGTTGGGGATCTCGTTGGACAGCAGCACGATCCGGGCGGGGATCTTCCCTTCCCAGGGGCGCTGCCACTTCCGGTCGACGTTGATCGTGTCTTCGCCGGTGATCGACAGGAGCCGCTCGGTGATCACCTCGGTGCCCTTCTTGGGCAGGCGGGCGTCACCGATGACGGCGAGCATCTTGTCGGTCAGGGCCCACAGGCCGAACTGCTCGGTCAGCGAGTTCAGCGTCGGGCCGCAGGAGTTGGTGGGTCCGGCGAGTCTTTGGAGGATGCGGGCGATGGTGCCCTTGCCGGAACGTTCAACTCCCTGCAGCAGGAGAGCCTTCTGCATGTCGGTGCGCCCGGAGACGACATAGCCGAACCATTCCTGGATCATGGCGACCGTGTCGGGGTCGTGAGCGAAGGTGTCCGCCAGCCACTCTTCCCACTGCGGACACGTCGCGTTACGGTCGTAGGCGAACGGGACGCTGGAGAAGGTGAAGTAGGCCGGGTCGGCGGGGGCCAGCTCACGGCCGGTGACGCGCAGGAGACCGTTGGTGCAGGAGACGGCCAGGTCGTGGACGCCCTCACCGATCATGGTGTTCTGCTTGGTGTCGTCCCGGAGGTTGACGGCGGCACGCAGTGCCTTGTCGAGGTTGGTGATGTTGCTGTTGCCCGGGTTCCAGGGCGCCTCGGTCCACTCCTTGGTCTCTTTGTCCTGAACCGCCATGTATGCGGCGTCCATGCGCTGGTACAGCCAGGCGGTGATGTCCGCGTCGGACATCACGTTCCACGAGGCGCCATCCCAGCGGACCCACATGTCCTGCCAGCGCATGAGCGTGGGCTTGCCGTTGTGCAGGAAGAACGCGTCGCGCAGGGCGACGGCCACGCTGTAGGGCTTCTTGTCGCTGGGGACGCGGAAGTCCTCAACGATCGCAGGAAGCCGTGAGTCGGACAGGGCGTCCTTCTCCCCCACCGGTTCGTCCTGCGGCGTCTGGGCGGCCGTCTGGACCGTCTGTGGGGGTGCCTGGACTCTCCCCTGAACGGCGGGTTCCGGTACGGGCCGCGGGGCCGGGGCGTCCTTCTCGACGACCTGGCCCGCGTCGTCCAGCTGCCCGGCCCACGGATCCTCCGGCGCCGCCTGGGGTACAGCCTGCGGGGCGCGGGTGAAATCCTTCCAGACGAAGGGCTGTTCGAGGCCCTTCTTCGCGCTGTTGACCGTGGCGCGGACCTCGGACTCCTCCAGCCCGCTGTCCAGCCCGGCCGACGTGAACTCGCGCTCCACGTCGGCCTCGTTCAGCTGTCCGGCACCGGCGTACTGGAACGACATGAAGGCCAGCCGGTTGAGCGTGTTGTTCCGCTCGAACGTGCAGGCCCGCATCTCGGCCAGGTGGTGCTCGAAGCGGGCGCGGGCGTCCTTGGCAGGCTCACCGGTCAGCTGGGGAGCGCGCCGCTCCGGCTTCGGGGGCGCCGGGCAGGCGGCCTCCAGCTCGGCCAGGGTGTACCGGGCGCCGGACGACATGAACGCCGTCGGGCGGCGGTTGTTCCAGTCCTTGGCGTTGACAGTGCCGGGAACGCGCAGGACACGGGCGAGGTCGTGGGCGCCGGTGCCGTAGTTGTAGCCCAGCTTCTCGGCCGCGGCCTTGACTTTGTGGTGCCAGCGGCGGGAGAGCGCGCTGATCCGCATCCGGGTCTCGGCGTCGGTGATGTCGAGGGGCTCGGCCAGCTTGACGATGTGGTACAGGCCACCGCCAGAGTGCACGGTGATGGACGCCTCGGGCAGGCCGGAGGCGTCGTAGACCTTCTGCGCCTCTTCCGCGGTGGGCGGGAGGTTCTCGCCCTCGTGGCCGACGGTCCCGAAGTCGAGATCGGTCCACAGGCCGATGAAGCTCTGCGAGTCGATCGCGTAGCCCCGCGAGTCCTTCTTCGCCGGGATCCCCTTCATGGTGGTGATCCGGGCGTAGATGCTCTGCTGGCCGCCGAGTTCGTAGCTCGCCTCGATCGAGGTGACGGCCTGCTCGATCCCCTCCTCGTCGGTCGAGAAGAACTCGCCCGCGCCCTTGGCCGGATACGTCCACACCTGAAGAAGTCCGGGGACTTCTCCGTACATCTCCGTCAGGTAAGCACGTACGGTCTCGCGGTGAACCTTCGGCGCATATGCAGAACCGGTGGGGCGTCGGTCAACATTCGTCCCCCCCAGGTTGACAACGGGGGTCGCGTCCGCCAAAAATGGTTCTCGTCGCAAGTTGACACGAGACGTCGAGAGGTCAGATGCTGGCGGGTTTGCCCTGCTAACATCGCTCTCATCCGGAAAAGTCGTCAACGCTCCGCCCCCGTCCTACGTACGGAGGGGCGGTGGGCCTAGAGAGGTGGTTGCTGGACCGGTAAATTGGACGCATGAGCGCGGGATTCCGTTCTCCCAGGTTGAGGCCCGGTGGTGAGACACCGGAGCACTCATCATAGACCTCAGGAGACCCGCGTGTTGAGGGGCGGTCAGGGATTCTTCCCTAGACCGCCCCTAACGTTTGTCCCCTGTCAAGAGGTGTGGGCGGTGTTGTTTTGTCGACTTGTCGTCATACGTCAGTCGACGACCCGAAGTTCACGCTGCCGGGGAATCCCGCTCAGCAACTCGTCGGCATAGCTGGCGCCAACGGATACGGGCAACACCTCGACCTGCCGGGCCCGCTCACGCAGCGGCCGGAAGTCCCCGGTGATGATGGCCTTCATGGACTGTGATGCCTGCCACAGTCCGGTGTTCAGCTCGGAAAACCGGTAGTCCGCCACGTTGGCGTGCTGGTCCTCCCACTGCTGCAGCGTGGCCAGCATCCGCTCGACCACGAACCTCATCGCACGCAGGCGAACGATCGGCATCTTGCTCATCGGTGGTTCCCCCACCTTCCTTGTCGTTGAGTGCATCACACACCGCGATCCGACAATGCGTCAAGCCGCCGTCAAGGACGGCGGCTTGGGCGTGTGACCTTGTCTTTTTGTCGATGTTTCACGTGGAACATCGACGGCGTCAGTTACGCATCCACAGCCACGCCACGAAGCCGATGAGGCCCATGGCGGCGAGATCGAAGATCAGCTCGTAGGCGTTGTGGGGCACCGGCAGTCCGTCTGCCAGCATCTGGTGTATCAAGGTGCTCCTCTTTCAGGTGGCGTTTCACGTGGAACATCGCGCGGGACATGCGCCTTGGGTACCTCGATCACCGAGGGTCCCGTCATCAGCCGGTCATACACGCCGTATGCCTTGGTCCAGAGCAGCCCGAGCCACGAACCGGCCCACAACGTGAACCGGTTGCGGCACATCAGACGGTCCCAGAACGTGAACTCGAAGTCGTCCTCATCGTTCACGTCGACTCCTCGGTGATGGTGACCCGATGGGTTCGTTTCACGCCGTCATAGGTATCGGTGACCAGCAGGTCGTTGGTGTCGTGGTCGATCACCACCTCGGGGACGGGCATCTCACTGACCAGCCCCAGGATGATGCGGTGGCGCAGCTCGATGAACGCGCTCTGCTTCATCAGCAGCCGCTTGTAAGTCGACCCCGATGTTTCACGTGGAACATCCGGCGGGACGACGAGCTTCGGCAGCACGATGGCAGCCTGCGGCTTGATGAGCTGCCGGAGCCAATGTTTCACGTGGAACATCATGCGCCGCGGGTGGCCAGCTCGCGGGCGGCCTCCTGGTAGGCGAGCGCCGCATTGTTGGACGGCTCGTACTCGATGAGCGTCTGGCCATAGCTGGGCGCCTCGGCCGCGCGGACGGACCGGGGGATCTTGGTCTTCAGCGTCTGCTCAGGGAAGTGTGCGCGGACCTCCTCCTCGACCTGACTGGCCAGCCGAGTCGCGGCGTTGTACATGGTGAGCAGCACGGTGGAGATGCGCAGCTCCGGGTTGTAGTACTCCTGGATACCGTTGATGGTCTTCGACAGCTGACCCACGCCTTCGAGCGCGTAGTACTCGCACTGGATCGGAACCAGGATCTCGCGGCCGACGACGAGCGCGTTGACCGTGAGCAGGCCCAGGCTGGGCGGGCAGTCGAGGAAGATGTAGTCGAAGCCCATCTTGCTGTCCTCGATGGCCCGCTTCAGCCGCTGCTCACGGGCGTGCATGTTGACCATCTCGACCTCCGCACCGGCGAGGTCGAGGGAGGCCGGGACGCAGTACAGGTTCTCCGAGAACTTCGTCTCCTGAACGACGTCGTCGAGCAGCTTGCCGTCGGTGAGCACGTCGTAGATCGAGAGCATGTCCTCGTTGTGGTGGTCGATGCCCAGGGCCGTGGACGCGTTGCCCTGGGGGTCGAGGTCGACGACCAGGACCCTACTCCCGAGCTGCGCAAGGCAGGCAGCGAGGTTCACGGTTGAGGTGGTCTTGGCGACGCCGCCCTTCTGGTTGGCGACGACGATGATCCGCGTCTCTTCGGGAAGCGGAAGGAAGCTGGTCATGCTGGTGTCCTTTTGTCGATGTGGCGATGTTTCACGTGGAACATCAAGCGGGGTAGAGCGCGGCCGTCTGCTTGTCGACCGGCTCAATGCGAATGCCCTCTGGCCAGTTGGGAGGGATCGGGACGCCGGGACTGCCGTGGGCGACGTCCCTGGCCAGGTTCTCACCGAACAGATATGGTCCGTCCGTCCAGACCAGGTGCCAACAGTCGTCCTGCTCAACGGCGACCGGCCTGCCGAAGCCCCGGTGCTCCTTGTAGCCGTGGAACATCAGCTTGACCTGCTCGACGCAGGACTCGGCCTGTTCGCGGGTGATGCGATTGGTCATGTCTCTCCTCTATGTTTCACGTGGAACATCACTCTTCGGGTTCCTTCTCTTCGGCGGGATCCTGGCCGAGGTTCTCCAGCTCCTCCAGCGCGATGGCGATGTTGCCCGCCTGGTCAGCGGCCTCGTACCACATGGTGTCGCGGTCCTCGGCGGTGTAGCTGCGATCCTCCATGCTGTCGTCGAGATCCTGAAGGCGGTCCCTGGCCGCCTCATAAAACTCGGACAGGTGCGTCAGGTTGTCCGTGGAAGTAGGGATGAGCCCGAGGACCACGTCGATAGCGTCCAGGAGCTTGCCCTGCACGCCTTCAGGAAGGACATCCTCGGCCAGCTCTGCCGTCCTGTCGCCGAAGGAGTCGAGCAGTCCACCCAGTTCTGCGCCCTTCTCCAGCCACGGCTTCAGCAGCTCGTTCGTTTCTTCGAGATCGTCCAGGAGCACCGAGAGCTTGGTCATGTTTGCACGGCTGCGGTGGGCTTCGGCCAGCTTCCTCAGCTGATCGATTGGATAGGTCATGGCTCCAGTCCTTGACGGTGATGTTTCACGTGGAACATCAGTTGTCTTCCAGCTCGACGGTCAGACTGTTCCCGGCCAACATGTGCAAGATCAGGACGTTGTCGCCCTGGATGCGCACCTGTCCATTGCGCTCGTGGCAGACCGTGATGTGGCCCCACTTGTTGGCGAACTTCACCATGGAGTTCTTCGGCAGCGGGGTGTCACCCAGGCGGGACGGCTGCAGGATGCGAACATTGCTGTCCCCCTCGACCTCACCCTTGAGGATGGCGACAGCTTCCTCCAGCTCCTTAATGGTGCTGCGCATGCTGGCCAGGGATACCTGCGCCCACTGCGGGAGCTTGCTCTCCCGCGGGTCGGCGGTCTCATGGTTGGTCATGGTGCTACTCCTCTCTATGTTTCACGTGGAACATCACTCGTCGGGCTCGCACTGGTGCATGTACACCAGCTCCCGTGCGGACTTCTCACCGAACGGTTCGCTGCCGTGCAGGTTGTAGGGGAATCCTGTCTCGAACCCGCACGGCTTGTGCTTGAGATAGGCGAGGTGCGGGAAGTAGCCGCCGCTGCTGCGCGCTTCCCAGTCAGGAGGCAGATGCATCGTCGTCTCCCGATGTTTCACGTGGAACATCACCCTCGATCCGGGAGACCGAGACCGGCGTCCAGCTCTTGACGTAGCGCACCTTGGGTGCCGCTTCGATGGCGGCCCGATGAGCACTCACGTAGTCGACGGCGTCTACCTCGACCGATGTCGTGGCGTGTCCTTGGAGATACACCTTGTATTTCATGCGTCGTCCTCCCGCGATGTTTCACGTGGAACATCGACCGTCTCGCTGGCAAGGATCCGCTTGAGCAGTTCACTCTTGTCGATCTGACCGACCTCGTGCGCCAGCCCCTGGGCATCCTTCTCCAGAAGCCGGGCCATGGCATCGTCGCTGGGCGATGTTTCACGTGGAACATCCGTGACCACCGAACCGCCGTCCGGCACGATGCCGCCACTGAAGTTGCCGAAGGTCAACCTGTCGTTGGGCATCGCAGCCCGGAGTTTGTCCTCGACCTGGGCCCGCGCGTCGGACCAGTTCTCGGCCTCGACCGTGCGCTGAGCAGTACGGGCCGCACCGCCGTTGACGCGGTAGACGACGTCGACCTGGAAGAGCGATGTTTCACGTGGAACATCCGTCATCCCGCTGCCCACGAGGTGGTTCCAAAACTGTTCGGGGTTGTCGTGGTCGCCGCCGTACGACGCCCACGCCTCCCTGATCGTCTCCTGCAGCATGGCGACCTGCGAGAGCGGCATGTCGTCGGGCGTCTTGATGGAGAAGAGGCCGCGGTGGTCCGGCCAGAGTTGCTGGGTCATCGGTCCTCCTGTCGATGTTTCACGTGGAACGTCGGTGGCTGTCGAACTTCCGCTCGGCAGCCAGCTCCTGTTCGTACTTGGTCAGCGCACGGGCGTAGGAATCCAGGCGCTGGGCGGCCATGCGATTGGTGAGCTGACTGCGCCCCTTCCACACGCCGTCGGGGCGGCAGAAGGCGTCCTTCGGTGCGCCCTCCTCGTGGAACTCGGCGCAGGCCTTGATGATGTAGTCCGCCCGCATGCCGCCATCCACCAGGTAGGCAACGAGGTAGCGGTAGCCGAAGTTGTGCGCCGGGCTGGGCACGTGCTGATCGGGGGTTCCGTAGGGCGGGTTGAACTTGGCCATCACTCCTCCGTCGATGTTTCACGTGGAACATAGAAGGTGGCCCGCACGGTCTGCAGCCAATCCTCGACCTTCTCGGTGTCGGGCTTCTCGGGCAGCACACACGGGGCGTTGTCGAAGACGTACTCATACTTGCCGAGGAGTTCCTTGGCATGGGCGATGTTCCCCATGGCGACCATGGAGCCGAACGACATCACGATGTCCGGGTGCTGGAGCCGGATCGACAGTCTGCCAGTCCTCCACAGTTCGAGGCCCTGGATCAGCAGCCGGTTCATGTGGCGAGCATGCTTGGCCGTCCGCTTGGCGAGGTCCGGCCCGAAGGTGCCGTCGGCTCGCGACTCCAGCTTCTTGAACTGCTGGGTGGCGTAGCCGAGGTAGGCGTTGCGGACGTAAGCCGCCGACAGGAATGCCTCCCTGATGCCGATCAGTGCTTCACCGAGCGGCGTGGTGGTCTCGTACTCGTCGAGCCAGAGCAGCTCCATGACGGTCGGATTGCACTTGAGGGCCAGCTGGCAGTACTTGCGGGCCTCATGCATGGTGATGTCGGGGTTGGTCTCGACGATCGACTCTTGTGGATTGGCCAACCCGAGGAAGGCTTCCGTGCGGGCGGCGAACACGCCGAGCCGGTCGATGTCGGAACCCGGGCGTGCGAGTCCGTACGCGGTGGATCCCACCACGCCGGACAGGAGGATCTTCACTGTGCTGTCTGATGTTTCACGTGGAACATTCACTGTCCGGCCTCGACGAGTTCGACCTCGGTGGCCCGCGGGAAGCAGACCTCAGTCTCGTTCCGGCAGGGGCTGCCGTCCATCCAGTCGAGCTGAAGCCGTCCGTCACCCGCCCAGGACCACTCACGGATAACGGCCTCACGGCCCTTGAAGGAGCCATCCTCCAAGATGCGGATGCGATCGCCGGGCACCAGGCCGCGGTGCATACGCAACTGCTCGAACTGGGACACGTCCGCGTTGTAGCTGGCTGCAGCCCTGGTGATTTCACTCTGGTGCGCCTCGACGGCCTGCGCTTCGAGCAGCGTGTCGTAGGCTTCGGCAGTCAGGCGGGCCGCCTGCACGAGGCGGTCCTTCTGGACGGCGCTCAGTGGAGTCTTCACTTCTCTCCTTGATCGGTGGATGTTTCACGTGGAACATCGGGCAGGCCGCGCCGCAAGATGTCGAGGAATAGGGAGATGCCCTCCGTGCTGTACAGGTTGATGGTGGCGTTGAGGCCGTCCTCGTCGTTCCAGACGCGGGATCGCACGCTGACCTCGTTGTCCTTGTTCAGATCCCTGAGGCGGCGCAGCAGTTCCTCGGCATCCGGGGCGACCTTGTTCAGAGCCTCACTCATCCGCCGCTTTTCGGTTTTACGCTTCTCTGCCTTGGCCGCGTCTTCCTTGCGCTTGGCGTCGAGCAAATCCATGACCAACTCGCCGTAACGGTCACGCGTGGTGTACAGGTAGCGCACCCCGCTACGCCAGACGTTGTCATGGCCCTTCGAGCGGACATGCGTGACGTAGCCGTAGTTCTCCCTCGCGTATTCGTAGGGCCGGTGGTACTGGAAGTACACGGAGAACAGGGAGGTCTGGAACTCCTTGATAGGGAGGTGGACGTAGCCGTTCGCGCTGACCTCGACCCTGGCCAGACGCTCGTCTTCGAGGAGCTTTTCCATCCGGGACCGAACGGCATTCGACGTGCTCTTGAAGCTGCGGAAGCCCTGCGTGAGGAGATACTCCCACTCGAAGACGGGATGGCGGTTGTCATCGGTGACCTTCTCGGCGATCAGTTCGTCGAGGAAGGCGTAGAGACGTTCCGGTGTGGGTGCAGGCATATCAGTTCTCCTTGGTTTCACGTGGAACATCGGCCGGATGGAAGAACTCGTCCCACATCCGGCGTTCCTCGTCGGTCATCTCGGTGTTGGGCCTCCGCTGCAGGAACACCAGGTGGCCGCAGACTCCGCCCGTGACGCTGTAGGTGTAGCCCGGCACGCACTCCATGATCATGACGTCCTCGGTCTCATCGCAGTCGTCGGCCGGGCACTTCGGCCACGGCTTCCAGGCATCGATCGAATCACTCATCGCTCGGCTCCGATGTTTCACGTGGAACATTGAGCGCCTCGCGTGCGGCGGCCACGTTGTACGCATCGATGAACGGCTGCGCTTTGGACGTCATGTGCGTGTCAGTGAAGCGCTGAAAGGCGACGCCGTCCGTGCCAACCCAGTACAGGACACCGTCGTACACGCCAGGCTCCTCGACGCCGTAAGCGATCTCGCGGTCAGCCATCGCCCGGCTCCAATGTTTCACGTGGAACATCACGGAGCCCCGCCTGCTGCTCATCGAAGAGGCGCTGGGCAATGGCGCTCTCCCGCGTGAAGGTACGCCAGGCCGTCGTGTCGGCCGGTGTCTTGTACTCCCGCATGCGGGTCTCGAAGTATCTGAGCGCCAGCGCGATGTCCTCCTCGGACAGGCGCACCTTCCACCTGTTGCCCTTCTGGCGCTCGGCCTTGTGGAGGGCGGCGACCAGGGAGCAGATCTCGGGGCTGTATCGGTCGGGCTGGTCGGTGGATCGGAGCAGTCTCTGGAACTGCCCATCGGTCAGGAAAAGCTCTTCATCCATGGGTCTCCTTGGTGGGGATGTTTCACGTGGAACCCTCACTGCGTCCGCAGCGAGGGCAGGGGAGTTTTACGAGGTCGAGGCAGACAACGCAGTTGACCTGCGGATCGCCTTCGCCTTCCTCTACGTCGGTCAGGTCGGCGCCGCAAACGGCGGTGTCCGGGATGCAGCACCAGTAGTGCCCCAGCTCGTCACCGTCATCGGTGCTGGTTTCCTGGGGCGCAGGGGCGGGTGCCAAGGTGGTCATTGGCCGCTCCTTCCTTGTCAATGTTTCACGTGGAACATCGGGCTGGTCGTCGGTCGAGGGGAGCCCACCCCCGCGGGGATGGGCTCGGGTCACGACCGGCGGTCAGCTCCTCTTGCGCCGCACGATCGTGCCGGTGGTGTCGCCCTCGCGGATCATCGTGCGCAGCCGGGTCGCCGCGCGGAAGCGGATCCCGCGCACGGGTGCCACGTCGATCAGCTCGCCAGTCTGGAGGTTCCGGCCCTTCTTGGCGCCGCGCATGCTGGTCTCGAAGATGCCGAAGTTGGGGACGGTGAGCGCGCCTTCCGCAGCGAGCAGCTTGGCTAGCTCGTCGAAGGCGGCGGTCAGGATCTCCTGACTGGTGTTGACGTCGGTGTTGGTCCTGACAGCCACGGTCTTCGCGAGGTCGTTGAGGGTGGTCTTGTCCTGAGCCATGTGGCTTCCTTGTCTATGAGTGTCGATGTTTCACGTGGAACATTGGTGTAGCACCCGGCTACGACAATGCCGTCAGGGCGCCGAGGATGATCGCCGCAACTACCACAGCGGCGGCCACGATCAGCACTGCTATGTCGACGGCGACGGACCGGGTGGTCTTGATCTTGGGTCGGAGATGCGGGTCGTAGGGCATCGTGGCCCTTCCTTGTCGGGTACTGCAGGTCAGTGCTTGCGTTTCCTTCGGGCACGGCGCTTGCGGGCCGTGACCTCGACGATGCGCCGGGTCCGGTGGCAGGTCTGCCTCCAGTCGATGATCCGCCGGAACTCGGCGTAGACGTCGTCGACCATCGGCTGGGTGCGGCGGACGTACTCGCCGGGGGTCATCCAGTCGCCGGTCACGTGTCCGTCTTCTCCGGGTTTCGCAGGTGGGGCGGGAGCGGTTCGTAGTGGTGCCAGGCGCCCCACCATGCCTGGCGGAGGAACATCCAGAGCCGCTTCATGAGGAGGGTTCCGTCTGTTCTACGATCCGCAGCTCGCTCGGGCCGACGCGGAAATCGTCGAAGTTGGTGGGCCTGCCGACCCAGACCCACGCGAGGCGGTCGCCCTTGCGGCGGGGTAGGTAACGCACCTCTTGATCGAAGTGGATCATGTAGATCTTCGCGCCCCGCTTCTGTGCCTGCAGCAACTCACGTGTCGTTGGCATGAGGGAGGCTCCTTTCTCGCTTGGTCTCACCCCAGGCAATGAACGCCCGGCCGATCTCGATGGCCTTGGCAGGGGTGAACACCTGTTCTTTCTTGCCAGGGTCCACGGTGATCGCGTGCCTGCCGAACGAGAGGATGGTCCCCGCATGACTGGTCGTGAACTCGACCTCGACCGTCTCGCCCTCTTCGATCAGCTCGACGATCTCATCGGCGGTGAGGCGTCCGTTGCGGTCGGGCATCAGAGGTTCTCCTTCCTTCATACGTGGTTGCCTTCCCAGGCTTCCTGGCGGGCGACGGCCATGCCGTCGGAGGTGAGCTGGAAGTACCGGCGCATGGGCCGCCGCTTGCGCAGCTCAACCGGGTCTTCGTAGCGGTCGGCGAGCCATCCGGCACGCGTGAGGCGGTCGAGGATGGGGCCGACGGTGCCGGGCGGGAGGCCGGTTCTGATGCCGACCTCCCGCAGGTACATCTCGCCGTCGCCCTCGCGTTCTTCCTTCAAGAACAAGCCCAGCACAAGGCGGACTTGCAGCGTCATCTTGGGCACTGGCTGCATGCGTGGATCGTACTCCATGCCGTCCGAGTTCGGACAACGTTCAGCGACGGTGACGGCGCTTGGACCACTTCCGGTGGCGGGGCAGGCGGCGCATGTTCAGCGGGGAGGGCGTGGTCTTCTCGACGACGGCGGCCAGTGCCCGCTCCTTGAGGGCCTTGTACTCCTCCTTCCGCGGCCGGGTCTGGGCGAGGATCGTGGCGGCCTGGTCGAGGGTGTAGCGGTAGACACGGCCTGGCTTGCGTGGCCGGACCCGCATGGTCCTCTTCTCGCCGCTGGTCTTGTCGACCAGAGAGATGACGCGGTGACGGCCGTGCACAGTGGTGCGGGTGCGGAGCTTGACCGCGGGCTGGATGCCGAGGCGCTTGCGGGTGGAGTCGACGGAGGAATCCACGAACATCCGCACCAGCTTGGCGTCGGCACCCGTGAGGTGGACGAGGTGGGAGACCAGGGAGCGGGGGCGATTCAGAACGGCGGTCATGAGACCTTCCTTGTCTGGCGCGCTAACCGTGTTAGGCTGGCGCCGGTGTCACTTTCTTTGTCGAGTAATGCGAAAGCCCCCGGGGTCCATGACCTCGGGGGCTTTTGTCTGCGCGGGCGGGTGTCAGTCGTCCGGCAGCACGTTCTTGATGTAGGGGCGGGCGTGCTCGGACACGACGTACCTGTGGCTCAGACCCTTCCTGCGGGGACGGCTCGGGTCCGACTTCTCGACCCAGCCGTGCAGTTCGAGTGCGCGCAGGTTCGTCGCCACAGCGTCGTAGGAGACTTGGGCGCCTTGCTCGATGTCCTTGTACGAGGCGGGCTTCGGGTGCCCGAGCAGGTATCTGAGGATGGCGATCTTGTTGGCATTCAGATGGAGACGTGGCGCTGCCATGTCACCCTTCCTTGTCGGCGGTGCGATGTTTCACGTGGAACGTCAGGGCCAGAGGGTGGGCAGCCGAGGGATGACGGTGGACAGCCAGCCGTCCGGCTCGGCGACGAAGTGCGGTGCGTCGTAGACCTGCCAGTTAGCGAGGGCCGCCTCGTCGAGGTTGGACAGGCCGGTCGGGTCCTTCGGCCACTGGCCCGGGTACGCGACGACCCGGCCGCGCTTGAGTCCGGGGTCGAGGTCGTTCCAGTTGATGCCGTGGTTGTCGAAGAGCATCTCCTGGATCTGGTCGGTGGTCTTCCTGTGGAGCTGGGCCTGGGTGAAGTAGTGCTGGCCGAGCATCTGGATGGAGTTGCGGACGGCGTCACGCTGGCGCCAGACGAAGTAGTTCGCCACTTCCACTGGGTCGGTCATGGACCACACCCGGCAGTCGAACTGCGGTTGCAGGTTGGGGTCCATGCGCAGCCGGTCCAGCACCACCGAGGCGTAGGCCGCGGAGATCGAGGTGATCTTGTCGATCCGGCCGCCGAACCACAGCTCGGAGCTGAGGGTGTCGAAGTCGGTGAGGAGCAGAGAGATCTCGTCGGACTGGGTGTAGGCGAACCGTGCACCCTGGATCTCGCGGCACAGGGCCTCGGCGACGACGTCCATCTGCCTGACGAAGCCTCGATCGAAGGGCTTCTCAGTGTCCTTGAGGTAGGTGTGGAAGGCCCGGCCGTCCAGACGCAGCAGCGTGTAGGAACGGCGGGGAACCTTGCGCTCGTAGGTCCGCTCATAGACCTTCATCCGGTTGCCGAGCGGGGTGTTGTCGCTCATGGTCTCCTCTCTGTGTTTCACGTGGAACATCGCGGCCGATGTGTCGGCGGACAGCTTCGACGGCGGCCACCGCTTCTTCGTGCATCCACTTCTCGTAGGCCTCGCGCTCCATCACGACGGCGGGCTTGCCGCAGGACTTGACGTTGCGCCCGGCGGCGTGCTTCCACGTGCCCTTGGCGCCCCAGAGGTGGACGGCGCAGCCGCACCGCTGGCAGACGTAGTGACTCTGGCTGGTGGCCATGGTGTCTCCTTCACTCGTTGTCGACGATGCGATGCCAGCGCTCGATCAGCCGGTCGTTGTGTGGACCCGTGTCGGGATGCGTAGCCGACAGACGGCCCTCGATCTTGCCCATGGACAGGATCACGTCGAGCTTGCCACGGATCTCCGTCTCGCCGATGCGATCGATGGTGTGCTCAGGAATCAGCACGAGGATCGCGTCGTACAGTTCGGCGGTCCTCAGGACTCGTTGCACCTGGTTGCTGTAGTCCCCGTTCATGGCTTCCTCTCGTAGCCATCGCCACGGAGATCGGCCTTGGCGATCTTCTCGCTGGCGATGTCGATGGCGGGCATCAGGGTGTCGGCGCAGAGGTCGCCGTAGAAGTGCGGGTTGACGTCGCGTCCCAGGTACAGGCACCAGCCCGCGTCCAGGATCTTCACCAGCCGGTAGGTGAGGCCGAAGATCTCGGTCTCCCATACGCCGGAGCGGACGGACATGGGCACGTACCCGCGCCGGAAGGTCCAGCCGAATCCGTTGTCGGCTTCGATGTACCGCTCTCCCATGTGCGTCTTGCGCTGGGCCATCACTTCTCCTTGGCCGTTGTTTCACGTGGAACATCGAGCGTGAGGGCGAGGGCGACGGCCTCCCTCTTGCTGGGCCGTGTCCTCCACGGTTCATTCGGGCTGTTGTAGGGGCGGGCGCCCCAGCGCCGGTAGTAGCTATTGTTGGGTAGATGCTTCACGGTAGCGGTGTACGTGGTGCTGCCGGTGGGCTTGATGTGGTAGGTGGCCTCTTCGGTTTCGTCGGGGTCGATCGTGTAGTCATCTCTCTTCGGCAACCGGTACATGGCAGCCTTCCTTGTCGGGTGTTTCACGTGGAACATCGGGTGGATCATCTCGGTCAAGGGGGATGCCCCTGCCGCACCGCCACAGGGGCAGGGGCATCCGGCTTGAGGTGACGATCAGGACGGCGGGTCCTCCTCGTCGCGGCCCATCAGCCACGAGTGGAACAGCAGCCCGAGCAGCATCATGACCGCGGCGAACATCCACGCGTGATCGAGGAGACCGAGGATGACGTCCTCGGCCGTGGGCTTGACGGTGAAGGTGAACTCGCCGGACATGTCACGTCTGGCCCGGCTTGTTGAAGACCCACACGTCGTCGCTGACGTTGACGTCGCCGACGACCCAGATCTTGGAGCCGTCCATGACGGACTGCTCGACCTGCTTCTTGCCGTGCTCGTTCAGCCAGTGCCAGCCGACCGGTCCGCAGTTCTCGTCGAGGTACTCCTCCAGCGGTTCAAGGGAGCTGGGGTAGTAGATCTCGAACTTCGCGGCCATGTCCTTGACCTGGCGGGGCGTGAGGAACGTGCCGCCGTGGAACTGCTGGGCGGCCTTCAGCGTGGCCAGGACGCCATCCTCGGCGTCGGCCCTCGACCAGGTCTCGGCCTGCCGGTAGACGTGGCGCAGGGCGTTGGCTGCGGCCCTGGCCTCCTGGTTCTTCTTGTAGACCGCGTCGTCGATGTCCTCCTCCTCCCACGGCGAGCCGCTCAGGGCGCGAAAGAGGACCAGCCAGACGGCGGGGACGGAGAAGCGGATGTCGTCGGTGCTCATGAAGCTACCTTCCTTGTCAGCGGGGATTGTTTCACGTGGAACGCTCAGACATCGGCGTTCGGGAAGTACGTCTGGCCGGTCTCATAGGCGATGATCAGGTTGTCGACGCCGCCGTAGCGAGGAGTGGGCAGTGCGTCGATCGGGAACCATTGCCAGCCGCCGCACTTGTCCGGCTCCATGAGTTCCGGCGTACCGTTCCTGTAGCGGCTGATCACGCCGATGTCGATGTAGTGCTTGGGCAGGTAGTTCCTGAGGTTGGTGAAACACAGGACGCGGGGGCGTGTGGTGCGGAAGTACGGGCCGCACTCCTCGGCCAGTTCGCGCAGCGCGCCCTCCTCGGGGCTCTCGCCGTTTTCCATGTGGCCGCCGGGTGTGCCCCACTCGCCGGGGCCGAGGGATCCACGGCGCATACCGAGGAGAACTCTGATGTCGTCACCAGACTCGTCGATGATCAGGTGGCTGATGCCCACCATGGGACGGGGGTTGTCGGTCATGATGTCCTTTCAGAAGGGCGGGCAGCACAGGTGGTTGCTGCAGAAGTGCTGCTTGACCAGGCTGACCGGCGGTGGCGGGGCAGGCGGGTAGTCCGAGGCGGGCTCGGGGTCGTCGTAGAGGTAGGAGGCGTCGCTGCCGTAGTCCGGGCAGACCGGCCCGCTGTACGGGGGGAGCGTGCCGTTGCGCTCGTGGAAGGCGTACTCCGCGGAGAAGCAGGCGGGGACGCCGAGTTCCTCGGCTTCGGTCATGGTGATCGGTTGCTGGGTCATGGTCAGTCCAGGTAGGGGTGTCGGAGGCTGGGGTGGACGGCGATGGCGTCGGCCAGAGTGACGACGTTGAGTTCCGTCTCGGCACCTTCGATCAGGGCGATCAACTCCGCCCTGGGCATGCCTCGCTCTTCGAGCTGCTCGATGGTGAACTTCACGATCCAGGCATGCACCTCGGGGGTGAACTCCTCCTTGTCGAGGGACGCGCCAAGCAGGAAGATCAGGTGCAGGCGCTCGACGTCATCCAGCTTCGACCCTGCCGGATTGGGGCCGGAGAGGCGGCGCAGCCTGTCGAGGAGGTGGCCGGGGGCGGATGATGTGATCACGAAGCCTCCCATGCGGCGATCTCCTCGGGGGTGGCGGGGATCGGCTGGTCACCCTCGTACGGCTCCCACGCCAGTTGGAACATGTAGGGCATCGTCTCGCGGCGGTACGCGGCTAGCCCGAGGGCGTTGCCCGGGGCGAACTTCGGCAGCTGGCCGTAGTTGTCCTCCCGCTCCTCACGGTCGTGGACCTCGCACAGCGGGCTGCCAGGCTTCTTGAACTCACCGCAGTAGATCGACCACGGCAGCCCATAGGCGGTCTGGTAGCCACAGATCTGGCCGCCGCGCCACGGTTCACGGGGCAGTGTCTTCATGATGCTTCCTATCTAGTGTCGGTGGCCGGTGTTCCGTGGCCTTCGTGATGATGGTCCGTGAAGCACAGGCCGCAGTACGGACGGTGGCAGACACGGCAGAACTGGTCGCTGGACTTCTCACAGCCGAAGCAGGCGTCGGACAACTCGGCCACGTAGCTGGCCTTGGTGCGCCAGCGCAGGCGGCACATGTCGAACGAACAGCGGACCTCGGAGTAGTGAGAGGGCGTCCGGCGGTAGCCGTTGAACGCTGACGCGTTGTAGTTGCGCATGGTCACCACCCAGAAGGGGCGGTGACTCTGGTTGCGACAGGCGATGCCACTCATGCGTCACCGGTCCGAGGGTGGGAAGCCGCCGGTCTTCAGGTACGTCTCCGCCCACGGGATCAGCTGCTCCATCCGCTTGATCGTCACCTTCACGTGGGTCCGGTCGGTGATCTGTCCGGCGACGACCTGGGCCGCTGCACTCAACGCGGCCTGCCGGACCCACTGGGGGTAGGCGTCGTGGTTGCGAGACGGGATGTCGCTCACGTCGTTGCTCCTCGTTGGCAGAGACAGGCCTTGTGGATCTCAGCCAGCGCCGCCTTCCGCTCGTCGTCGGCTTTGACCGGGTCGATGTTGAAGTACTGATTCAGCGCGTTGCCGGTGGACAGGTAACCCCTCTCGGGGTGCCAGAGGGCGTACCCCTGATCAGCCGCCCAGTCGAGGAACTCGCCGATGACCTGGCCGTCTTCGCTGTGCTCGGCGATCTTGTCGAGTTCGGGAGTCTCCACGTCACCCCTCCTTCGGGCGTGCGGCGTGAAGTTCGGAGTTCTGCTTCCGGTTGTGTTCGGCGGCCTCGCGGTTGTAGGCCACCTCGTCGAGGTCGGCGAACAGGTCAGCGTCGTCGAGGGTGTTGAAGGCCTGCGCTGCGTCGCCCAGCCCCGTGATGCTGGTGTTGTCGTGGAAGCGGAGGGCGAAGCTGCGCAGGGTGGCGAGAGCCTTGACTTGCTCTTCGAGGGTGGGCTTGGACATGTCAGTTTCCTCCTGGGTTGAGGGGCTCGGCGTGTTCCAGATAGGCCAGCAGGGAGTCCAGCTCAGCCACGGTCGGCGTGAAGAACGTGGTCTTGTGGATCGTCCGGGCTCGCCGGAATGCGTCTGTGAGGGTGAACCGCCTGCGCTTGTAGTCCGCGGGGAGTGCCGGTTGGCCGTTGCGTACGGTCAGTGTGGCGGCGTCGGTGTTGCTCATGATGAAGGGGTAGCGGGTGCTGACCTTGAAGTCGTTGAAGAAGGGCGTGGCCTCCTGCCCCTCTTGGAGGCTGGCCAGCTTAGCCGCGTCCTCGGCCGACACGACGTGGAACCACACCAGGTGCGTCGTCCCCTTCTCACGGCGAGCCGAGACGACACGCGAGGTGTCCAGCACGCTGCGGTAGGTGACAAAGCCCGAACCGGCCGGGAGGTCTGCTGCGTAGCGGCTCAGAACCTCCCATCTCTTGATCAACTCGGGGTCCTTCAGCCGCAGGAACTTGTAGATGTACGGCCAGGCGAGCCGGGCCATGTCACTTCTCCTTCTTCGGGTCGACATAGAGGGTCGCCGTCGAGCGCTCGACGGGGTATACCATACTGGTGAGGAGCTGCTCGTACTGGTCGAGCATCTCGTTGCGTTCCGCCTCCTGCTCGGCCTTGTCCAAGACCTCGTCACCGCAGCGGTAGCCGACCCTGACGAGGTGCAGATCCTTGTCCCAGCTGCATCGGTGACCCCCGAACGCGATGTCCTTGCGGGAGACCCACGGCTTGAACCCCGCAGTGGTCAGTGTCCGGCCGATGGTAGTGGCGGGGGTGAAGGTGCCGTGCGGCCTGGTCGGGCGGTCGCTGGGCATGTCACTTCTCCTGTTCAACGGTGATGACGTAGCCACTGGGGACGGTGCGCCACTCGCCGACGGTGCGCCATCCGGCGTCCGCCAGTAGCTCTCCAGCCTGCTTGACAGCGTCATCGTGATCGCCGGTGCGTACGTCCACGGTGGTGGTGGCGTAGAAGTACTCCCACTCGTCAGCGTTGGTGGCGTTGGTGTCGAGGACGACGACGTCGCACACATCGGTGGCAACGGATCCACTGTCGGTGGTGAGCCATGCATTGAAGCTCACGTCAGCTCCCCTCACTGAAGGGCGGCTCGATGAACATGACGGTCTGGTCGTCGGTGTACCAGGTGTTGGTGAGCAGGGTGCCATCGGTGCTGGCCACCCTCAGCGTGCGGTCGATCCGGAAGTAGTCCCGGAACTGGGCTGCCGCCTTCTCGGGGGTGTCGGCGACGACGGGGACGGTGAATCCGACCAGGTACCTGGGCATGTCAGCCCCTCTTGTCGAAGGTGGCGAGGTAGGCCACCGGGCTGGTGTCCGCGTCCGGCAGCCACTGAACCAGCGTGGTTGCCCAGCGCAGGTAGCGGGCCCGCCAGTTGCCGACGATGGCCCACTCGTGGTCCGGCCAGTCCATCTCGATCCCGCGCATGAGGCCCATGGCGAAGGTCCAGGGGTCCTCGTCGTGGTCGCCCTCGGTGATGGGGGTGTGCATCTGCTCGGGGTCTTCGAGTTCGTCGACCAACTTGATTGACATCAGCTGGACGCGGCCCTTGACGGTGCCGTCGATGTCGGCCAGGCGCGGCCGTGCGTGTCCTGTCTTGGTGAGCATGGGTGTCACTCCTCGTTGCTGTCGGCCATCTCGTCGAGCTGCATGATCAGCTCGGCAAGCTGGGCGTTGGTGATCTTGCGGGTGTACTGCACGTGGTCGCGGTCGTCGGTCCAGTAGTCGAGGGTGACGTCGATCAGGTCGTCCATGGTGGGGCGTCCTTTCAGGTCGGGATATGGGAGGACGCGCCCGCGCGGCGAGAAGCGCGGACGCGTCCGGTCTTATGGTGTCAGGTCGTACTGACAGTGGGTGCTGCTTCGTCCTCGGGCAGCAGCTCCCTGACGTGCTTCCACGTCTCCCGCTGGATGACGGCTCGGCAGGTGCTGTACTCGATGCCGTACTCAAGGCCGAGATTGAGGATGCTGATCCTCTCGGTCTTGTACCGAAATCGAATCTCCCGCACCTTCTCCTCGGTCAGTTTCGCCCGGCCGTGTTTCTCGCCCTGGTTGTACGACCGGCGCTTGCGCTTCTCCACCAGTGAGTCCATGACTCTTCCTTGTCTGTCGTGCGTGGAAGCAGTCTGCTCACTCCATCGTCATGGCGTCCAGCCACTGGGCGGCTGGCATCCCGTCGAGGTACCAGTCGCCATCGCCGGTACCGGTGAAGTCCTCCAGTTCCAGGTCGAGTTCGTGCTTGGCAGCCTCGGCGATGAACTGCTCGCGGGTGGTGAGGTGGGCGTAGGGGCGCTTCGGACAGCCCTGCATCCGCGCGAAGGCCCCGTAGGTGTTGGTCGCTCCACAGTCGGTGCATCTCCAGAGGGTGAGGGCCATGCCCCGCTGCCCCTCCTTCATGCCGGTGTCCTCGCAGCGGTGGCCGCAAATGTTGGTAGTCATGGTGTCCTTTCCTCGTGACTCCGGAGGGGCCACCGTGCGAGACGGTGACCCGTGCTGGCGCCACGATGTTTCACGTGGAACATCAGCGGCAGGCGACGCGCTTCCACGTCAGCTGCGTGCCACCGGGTCGGCCGTCGGCGTCGACCAGGGAGATGACCCACTGGCCGCCCGCGGTGCCGCACTGCTGGCCGATGGCGTCCACGCTGACCGGCACCGCGGTGACGTTGAGCTGGTAGCTCTTCGCCTCGGCGACCAGGGCGTCATGCATCTGCCGCTGGGTGTATCCCGAGTGCGTGATCTGGTGGACGAGGGTCTTGCCGCTGGGCTCGGTCCAGGCCCCCTCGCGGTGGCCGTCGAAGGTGCGGCCGTAGGAGTGCTGGAGCTGGACCTTACGGCACAGGGTGCGGTCGGCGGAGGCGACGCGGTTGCAGTCGTTGTTGCTGCTGGCGCCGACGGCGACCGGAACAGCCACGCCGATGAGCAGAGCTGCGGCGGCGATGGCGGTCAGGGGACGGTTGATCACAGGTAATTCTCCTTGTCGTTGTTTCACGTGGAACATGGGTTACAGCTCGGTCCACTTGCCGTTGATCCAGTACCAGATCTCGCTGGCACCGGCGTTCGGCTTGCCGAAGTCGTCGAGCGGGGCGAAGTCCTTGACGCCCTGCTCGTCCTCGGGGCGGGTGATGATGCGGCCGGTGTAGTACAGCTCGCCGTCATCGTCCCGCATCTGGAACGGGCGCCCCTCACCGGCCTTGAGCCGGGCCTCGATGGCGGGGCTGATGTTGTGCGGGCCCGTCACCCCCTTGGCGTTGGCGTTGCTGCCCTCGGGGGCGCTGGTGTCTGGTGCGTGGTCGGTGGTGATGATCCAGCCGTACGACGCGTGCTTCATCATGGGTGCTCCTACTGGGGTGGGTACAGGCCGAGGACCTGGCCGTTGCCAGGCTCGGCGAAAGCGATCTCGCGGGGCACGACGCCGTCATGGCTGGCGTCGATGGCCCAGTTGAGTGGCCCGTCATGCCAGACCACGGCCCACGGCATGACCGGCTCGATCGAGTCGTAGGTCTTCTCCCAGTCCTCGACCAGGGTGGGCGTGCCGAACGAGTCGCCGAGCAGCTTGTAGTGCCGGGTGATGTAGCCGAAGGCGGCTGCCGCCTGGCCGGGGGTCAACTTGCTCATGTGGTGCGCCTCCGTGCGAGAAGTTCGGTGTAGTGAGGACAGTCGTCGTTGTGGTAGTCCTGCCAGTACGGACACTCACACCGTGGCAGGGGCTCATCAGTTACTGCATCGGAGCCGAGACGGATGATGCCGTCCGCATCGGCCTTGGGGTAGCGATCGTTGAGATCGATGCCACGCAGGCCAGCCATCAGGCGGGCGTACGCCTCCTCGTCGACACAGGAGCCGTCACAGAAGTCCGGCTCATCCTCGGTGCCTGGGCCGTGACCCGGGCACTCGGGCTTGTCATCGGGCGACTGGTGCTTGTCATTGTTCGGGTTGGCGCCGCAGAACGTCTCGCCGGTGATCAGGTCGCGGCCGTCCTCGTCCAGTGGATCCGAGCAGTGCACGCACAGCGGGGTGTCGTAGTCCTGGCTCACCAGGGCCTCTCCCTCTGCTCGCCGCAGGGGCAGGTCTGGATCACGGGCGGCCTGGGCAACTCTCCTCCTGACGGTGGGCTTTCGAAAACATGGACGTGCCCGGCGCCCGTCTGGTGCGCCGGGCACCGGTGCTCCTGGGTCGCCGTGTCGTACGCCCAGCCCGCTTGCCGCGCCGACGTGAACGCGGCCACGTGTGTGCGGTACGTGGTGATCACACCGAGGCACTTGAGCGGGCGGCCGGGATCGAGCCAGCCGCCGCCCACGCAGCGGACCATGTACTGGGCGTGGATGCTCACCGCATGCTCTCCTCGATCGCTTCGGCTTCGGCGTCCTCGGCGGCGAGGCACCGCTCGCACTGGTTCTCGCCCTCGTCGCAGTTCTCCTGGTCGGCGCCGTTGACACAGCGTTCAACCTGGCTCTCGGGGATGAACTTGGCGTCGTCCATGGAGTACCAGGTCTCGGGACCGCCGGGCCGGAGCCAGTGGACCCGCAGCCGTGTACGCCCGTTCTTCTCCTCGACGGCGATGACGTAGCCCTGCTGGCCGCCCTTGCCCTGGATGTAGACGCGCGGCGCCGTCGGCCGTTCGTAGCGCTCGAACCAATCGGCGAACTTGGCCGCAGGCCAGGTCTCGTAACGATAGTCCTTCGGCATGTCCTCACCACGGTCGAACTCAATCAGCAGCTCATCCTTGTTGCCGCGCGTGCGTCGCAGGACCGTGACGAACTCACCCGCACCGCCCGTGTTCGGCTTGCGCATGCGCCAGGTCGATCCGACGGCGAACTGACCGGCGGGGATGGGCTTGGGCGGGCACTCGGGGCCGTCGGGGTGGACCTCGACGCGGTTGTCAGCGAAGGCGTACGAGTCGTAGTCGGCGTAGCTCCCGTGCGGGTACTCGCGCCGCCACATGTACTTCGAACGACCAGCGGTGTACCCGCTGATCATGCCAGGCTCAGGGTTTCGGTAGACCATCTTGCGACGGTCGTCGTCCCATTCGACATCGGAGACCAGCACCCGCGTACCCACGGGCAGCAGCTTGTGCTTCGGCTCCGGGGGCGGGTCGGCGTAGTCGCAGTCCTCGGTGTGGCGCTCCTTGCACTGGGGGCGACGGTTCTCCTTGGACCTGCACTCCTTGAGGGGCGGCAACGGGATGACCTCACGCCACGCCTCGACCTCGTAGGGTGGGTAGTCGCTGTGGTTCTCTGCCAGCATCACGAGGGCTGCGATGTGGGCCCGCTGTGCCTCGACCTGCGCGGAGAGGAGGGCAGCGATCCGCTCCAGCATGTCGTCAATCGCGAACGCGTCGTTGATCTCTGCGTTGATCGCCTTGAAGTACTCGGGGCCGGTCTTGTTGTCGGTCATGATCAGTCCTTCCGTCCGTCGAGGAGCTTGCCGAACATCTTGGAGGCGGCGGTCAGGTCGGGCTGAGGCTCGGCCTTGACGATGGCGACGACGGCGGCGCCGTTGTCCCGCTGCTGGCGGGTGAGGCAGGCCTCGGCGCCTTTGTAGGTACCGGACCACTTCACACCGACGGCGATCCGGCCGTCCGACCAGCGCACGACGGCGGCGTAGTTGTAGGTGTTGGCGGAGGTGCGTTCGGCGTGGTGGAGCTGGCCGTCCTCGTCGCGGTAGACGGCCACGTACTTGGTCTTCTTGGTGGGCATGTCAGGGCTCCTCGGTGTGGGCGGTGTTGGCGGGGAGGCACTGCGGGGTGGTGCGGTGCCAGGTGTAGCAGCCGTCGCACAGGCAGTCGTCCTCACCGGCGAACATGGCGTCTTCCGGCGTGACCAGACGGCCACAGCACGGGCACGAGTTCGGCGGGGTGTCGGCGGGGTCGATGCGGAAAGACCAGCCGGACGGCTCATGCAGCTTCGCAACGGCGGTCCCCAGTTGTGCGAGGTCATTACCGAACCGGCGGGCGGCCATGACCGGGACGTCCATGCGGATCAGGATGTCTCCGGCTGCGTCGCCCGCGTGCTGGATCTCGGTGACCTCTTCGCGCAGGACCACGGCCTTGCCGTAGGCGGCCGGGGCGATGGGCGGGTGGATGACGGACAGGACGTAGCTCATCGCAGCTCCTCGATGTCGTCGGGGTGTTGGTACTGCTGGATCTCCATGGCCTTCCTGTAGTTGCGAGCCGCGGCCAGCGAGAAGCCAGCCGACGCGATGGACATGACCAGGGACAGGAGAGAGATGATCAGGGCGACGGTGTCGTTCATCGGGTGGCCTCCAGCTCGGCGAGGCGGGCGGTGATGAGCCGCTTCCAGGCGTCGGTGAGGGGGGCGAATACCTCCGTACGCTCGGCGTCGTTCAGTCGGTGCGCGAAGACGCCGATCTCCTTGGTTCCGAGGGTGAATCCGTGGGCCATCCTGTCGTCGTCCACGTCCAGGCCGAGTTGGTCCATGGCGCCCATGTAGGCGCCGTCACCGTCCGAGTGGCAGACGATCTGAGCGGCGACGCAGAACTGGGTGTCGGAAACGTCGAGGGCGCGGAGGTCGACGTCCAGCTCCCAGCCGGGGTAGCGGGCGTCGAGGATGCGGGCGCCCTTCAGGACGCGGGCGTCGAGTTCGGTGTCGGTGGGGAACATGGTGTCTTCCTTGTCGTAGTTGGTCCCGTAAGCCGAAGGGGCCGGACACAGTGTGCCCAGCCTGTTCGGTCGGCGGGTCAGTCTTTGGTGGGCCAGAGGCAGGCCACGATCACCACGATGGCGGTGATCACGGCGATGGCTGCGACGCCCAGGAGTACGGCACCGATCCCGAGACCGATGCCGCATCCTTCTGGGTCGTACTTCCGCATGTCCGAGGGGCACCAGAAGTTCCAGTACCAGTCGGGGATGCTCACGTGATCTCCGCGATCGTGACCCGATAGCGGCGGGTGTCGTTGCTGCCGTACGGGTCAGCCGTGACCACATCGATGGCCAGCGGCTCACCCGGGACCGGCGGGACCAGGTCGAAGTGCTTGACCAGCCGGGTCTCCAGGTCACCGTTGAGCAGACCGGTCATGGCCGTGTAGATCGCGTAGCGCAGCTCGGCGTCGTTCATCCGGGGTACTCCCCGAGCCTCGTGTCCCAGGCGTCGCCGGGCAGACGGGCCAGCCACTTGGCGATGACCATCTGGGCGAACTCGTGCGGGATGCCTTCGGCATCGGTGCCCTCGGTCTTCTCCGTCCAGAACTCCAGCAGGGTTCCGGCCTCTTGAAGGAGGCGTTCGGCGACCTGTCGGCGCATCTGGGCGGCACTGACGCGTGCCGAGGGGGTGGGCGTGTCCATGGTGTCCTTTCGGTCGGCGGGGCTTACGCGCCCGTGAACTTCAGGTCGATGCTGGCGTCGACCTCACCGTTGCCGAAGACCCCGCCCCGGGCGTTCCCGGCGATGTAGGTCTTGGCGTCGTTCTTGATGTTCTCGCGGCCTTCGACGCCGAAGGCGGTCGTCCACTGGGACGGGTTGTGCAGGGTGACGGTCAGCTGGACGGTGAAGCTCATCGGGCGGTTGGGATCGCGGGCCATCGGGGTGGCTCCTTTCAGTCGGCGGCGAGTGCGGCCTTGGCGGTGCGGTGGGTGACCAGCTCGATGACCCACGCCTCGTAGAGGTTGGCGTAGTTGCCGTCGTGGTCGTCGTTTTCCTCGGCGAGGGTGACCGCGAAACCGTACTCGGCGGAGACGTCGTCGTTCGGGGGAATACCGAGCCGTTGCTGGCCCCGGCTGTACGAGCCACCACCGATGGCCTGTGCCGACGCGCAACGGGTGGTGCTGTACAGGTCGAGGGTGTCGAGGTCGATCCGGTCGGTGGCGCCCTGCTCGTACTCCTCGATCTTGGTGATGCCCTTGCGGACGCGGGGGCGGAACTCTTCGATGGTCGTCGGCATGGTGAACCTTCCTTGTCGGGTGGTGCAGGTGTCAGGCGGTCTTGGCGGGGCAGGTGTCGGGGCATTCGGTGTGATCGCCGCTGTCATGCAGCCTGATCGCCTTCTCGAACCAGGCCAGCTGGCGCTGTTGTTCGAGCATGCGCGGACCGGGACGCCCGATCAGGACCACGGCGCAGTCACGGTCGAATCGCGGTTCATACAGGCGCCCGTCGGCGGCAGGAGTGGCCCGAGTCTTGGAGACCACATCAACCCCGATCACCGGGTAGCCGGTGGGGCCGTTGACGCCGTCGGTGCGGATCTCGACATAACCGATCCTGCGCGGCAGCTTGATCTTGATGACCGCCTCGTCGTCGTGCATGAGCACCGTGCGGTGCTCGCTGGGGTTGAGTTCGGTCATGGGGTGCTCTCCTTGTCGAGGTGGTCGGCAAGCGCACGCAGGGCGTACTGAATGCCGGGACGGGTGCCCAGGCGGATGATCTCGGAGGGTGAGCCGTCCTTGTTCCGGACGGCGAAGCCGTTGGCGGGCAGACCCATCGCGCCACCGATCATCATGCCGCTGTCGCGAAGCTCGATCAGGTGGTCTTCAACGGCCAGGTGTACGGCCTGCATGAGGTCGGGGTCGTCGGCGATCTGACGCAGGAGGGCGGCGGCGTTGTCGGGCAGCTTGGGCGTGGTCATCAGATGCCCTCCCTGATCGTGTGGTCGGTGAGGGTGGCGTCGAGGCGGGCGATGAACTGACCCGGCACCGGAAAGACGGTGGCGACCAGATCACCGATCACGGTTCCTTCGGGCTTGCTGTAGAAGCGGGTGATGCCGTCATCGCTGAGGACCATGTAGTCGGCGGCGATGTAGGCGACCGGGTCGTCCGCGTAGCGCTCGATGCGGAAGACGTGGGCGGGCTCGTGGTTGTCGCTCACAGCTTGGGCTCCTTCGTGGCGAGGCGTTCGCCGTTGAACTTCTTGTACGGCTGGTCGTCGCCGTCGCAGTGGATGTAGTACCAGCCGTCGAAGTACTGGCCGCCGGGTGCCATGATCCCTTCGTCCATGAACTGTGTCGGTTCAACGACGCCCCACCTGCGGTCGTAGTCCAGCACCCGCAGGCTGGGGGTGATGAGGGCGCGGTCGGAGGTATGGTGGGCCTCCAGGATGCGGAAGTCGTAGCCGGAGGGGTGGCCCCAGACCGTGCCGACGGGGCGGCGGCCGAGGGCGTCACCGAACAGGCGGGCGTTCCTCGACCCAGCCACACCGGACCCGATCAGGGAGCCTTTGGCGGCCAGGGCGGCGTGTTCGACGCTGGAGTAGGCGGTGTCTCCGTAGGCGGTGATCTTGCCCAGCGGGCTGCGACGGATAAGCAGGAGCCCTGGCATGATCACGCCTCCTCGGTGCGGACGGGGACGAACCAGGCCGGGGAGGGCTGCCCGGCGTTCGGGAACCCCGGGTCGTAGACGGCGGCGTCCTCGACGCGGATCACGCCGTTGGATTCCAGCGCGACGACGGAACCGCGAGCTACGGCCTTCTCGATTTCGTAGGCGACCCCGGCGGCGTTGTCTTGGCAGATGCGCCGGGACCAGCCGAGGCCGTAGCCGCCCGCCCACTTGGTGTACCAGACGCCGGGGACGGGGGTGGGGATGGATGCGGTGGTCATGGTGTCGACCTTCCTTGTCGGTGTAGCGTGGTGGCGTCTACGTATCAAAGCCCGGCACGGCGGCAACCGTGCCGGGTTTCGTGTTTCACGTGGAACATCGGGCCTACTCGGGGGCCGACTCCCGCTGCTGCTCCAGCTGGTAGGCAGCCTCGCGCTCGATGGCCTCGCGGTCCGGCTCCGGCTCGCTGCGGCAGTCGTGCTCGTTCATGAGCGTGATCAGCGTGCCGATGTTGTCGTCGGGCTCGATGCGGGTGATGACCGTGCCGCAGTGCTCGTGTACCAGGTCGTGATCGGTCTGCATGTCGTCGTCGCTACGGCGGACGACGAAGCCGTACGGGTCGTTGATCTCCATCAGCTCTCCTCCCTGGTGCCAGTCAGGAAGACGACGCCCGGATGGTGTGGCTGGCCGTCCTCGACGGTGTACGAGTAGCCGTCGGCGGCCGGGTCCTGGTAGGTGATGTCAGACATCACGTCGACACGTACGCGTGGGGCTCCGTCCTCGCGACGGGATTCGGTGTCGATCTCCACGACGCCGATGCCGTCGGGGAGGATGACGCGGAGGCTGCCGCGTCTCATGCGGTACTGGCGATAGTCGTTGGTCATCAGGCGACCTCGGCCTTGGCGTACTCGTCGTACGCGTCCATGAGCAGGTGGCGGAGCTGGGCGTGCGCGTCGCGGGCGGCGTTGTAGGCGGCCTCGGTCTCGTCGTAGTCCAGCTTGCCGCTGACCTCGAACCTTTCGGTGATCCACTCCCGCAGGGTGGGCATCTCCTCATACCGGGCGGCGTTCATGAGGAGTTCGCCGAGGACGCCGGACAACTCAGGGTTCACGTGACGGCCCCCGTTGCTCCGGCGGGACTCGGCCACGGCTCCACCGATGCCCCGGAAGTAGGCGGTGCGGCGGGTGCTGCCGTCCGTCACCCACTTCTGCGGCTCCTCGGTGGAGCGGATCAAGACCAGGTCCCACACCTCGTACTCGCTGTACGGGCCGGTCGAGACTTCGTGCGTCCAGAACCAGCGGGCGCGGATGCCGTCGCGGTTGATCAGGTCGGTAAGGGTGGTCATGGTGGTGTCCTTTCGGTGTCGGGCGGCGGAGTCAGCGGTCCAGCTTCTTGGAGCGCACGCGGTGCCGTGCATCCGGGGATGCGATGGTGTACTCCCTGCACAACCAGTACGCGTAGTCGCGGCCGGTCAGGGAGTCGTCCGGGCCACCCGTGTCGGTGGGTTCGACCTCGTCCAGCTCCTCCCACTCCGAGCCGGGGCCGGTGGTGTACTTGCCTTCGATGACCCAACCGTTGACGGTGCTCATGATGGTGTCCTCTCGATGTTTCACGTGGAACATTCAGCGGGCGGGCGGTGTGTAATCGGGGTCGCGGCGGATCTTGTTGTTGACGATCCGGGAGACCGTCCCCTTGTCCAGTCCGAACTCCTCCGCGATGGCGGCCAGCGAGACACGGCCGGTCGCGTACTGCGCGCGGATGACCCGGGCCTCCTTCAGCAGTTGAGCACGCGTGGGTGCGGGCGGGAGATAGTCCGGGTCCGGCCAGGTCTGGCCACGGATGATCGCCGAGATGGTGGCGTGGTGGACGCCGTACGTCTCGGCGAGCTGCGGCATGGTCGTGCGGCCTGCCGCGTACAGGGCGCGGATGGTGCGCACCTGCACCCAGGTCAGTACAGGGGCGCCGGGCATGGGGTCTCCTTGTCGGATGTTTCACGTGGAACGGTCAGGGGCGGTTGAGGCCGCGCGTGTCCTCGAAGATGTCGGTCACGGCGCCGGTCTGGTGGTGGGTCGTCCACCACACCTCCAGCCACCGGTTGGACGGGGTGCCGTCCGCTGCCTGGGCGTAGAAGCCACGGTGGTGGAGCGCCGATCGCCTGCCGAGGCAGCTGTAGGCGCTCATGTGCTGCTCGTCCACCTCGAAGGCGTGGGCGAACCCGTCCTCAGAGGAACGCTGGGTGATGCCGGTGTGCTTGGCCATGATGATTACTCCTTGTAATGAGGGGCCGTCTCGGTCAAGGGCACGCCCCGCCGCGGATGGTCGGCGAGGCGTGCGGCTTGAGGTGACGGACAGGTCAGTCAAACAGATCGGTCACCAGGGCGCGGGCTGCATCGAGGCACCGCCCGCAGCTCGGGCCCCGGAAAACCCGCAGCCGTCGGCAGTACCGGCAGCGGATGTGCCAGTGGCGCCACCAGGTGCAGCGGTTACGGGCGCATGGCTTGCAGAAGCCGTAGCCCATCAGTCGTGCTGGCCGATGATGAGGCGCTCGGACAGGGTCAGCGTGACGTTCTCCCCATACGCGCGTTCGATGCGGCGCCGGTGCTCGTCGCACAGGGGCGACGGCCCGTCGCTGGGCTCCCCGCTGACATAGGCAACGTGCACGTAGTGCGTGGCGTAGGAGTGGCACCAGTCGCCCTCCGCGCAGGCGACGCGGGTGAAGTACTCGGTGTGGAAGAGGTGACGGACCGCGCCGTCTTCCTTCACGATCATGGTGAAGGCACACCGCTGGCCGTCCGGGTTGACGTCGCGCCAGGTGTAGACCTTGTACCCGAAAAAGGCGGCGTTGCTGACATCGGTCTCACGCTGCAACGGGGTGCGCACACCCTTGTCAGGGGCGCGGTGGCCCATGTGGGCGTAGTCGACCACGGTCTCGGAGTTGTCGCGGACCTCGGTGGGGATCTCAACGGTGATGGTGTCGGTCATGGTGGTGTCCTCTCGTTGCCGTAAACCGAAGTGGGCAGACACATCGTGCCTGCCCTGCCACGGTCGGCGGCGGCTACTCGTAATGGTCGGGGCGATCGGCGTGGTTGTTATAGGGGATGGGGTCGCCGGGGGCGTGAATGTACATGCTGTACGCCACGTCACCGCCCCGGCCGAAGTTCACGGAGTGCAGGGGGCGGCCACGGTCGGCGTACTCGCCCGCCTCCAGCTCAAGGGCCAGCGCCGTTGCGGCGGCGTCCGTGTCGGCGGTGGCCACGGCGACCAGCTCACGGAACGTGAACCACCGGCCGCCTTCCTCCGGGCCGAGGTACTCCATTCCCAACCTGTAGACGGCGACCGTCCAGCTGTCGGCGGTGCAGTGATCATCCTTGGGTGCGTCGAACTTGATCAACGGCATGGTGTCTTCCTTGTCGGGTGGGCCCGTGGTGGCCCGGGGTGGTGCCCTGCTCTTCCACGGGCCGGGACTAGCGGGGAGGGTTGACGGCGGTCAGTATCACGGCGGTCACGACCACACCCCACGCGAGGTAGGTCATGAGCCATCGGGCGTCGGATCTCCAAGGGCGGTGGCGCATGCTCTTCCTTGTCGGGTGGGGCGGGCGTTCACGGGGTGTCTCCCGGCATCCAGCTTTCAAGCGCGTGCACTTCGGTGATCGAGTCCAGGAAATGGTGCTGCATGACCACCGTCAAGGTGGCGTACAGGCAGACCAGGTCTCCGATCTTCTGACTCACCACCCAGCGCTCACGCTTGTCCTCCACCCAGCGAAGCCGGTGCCAGCCGCGCGGGAGCGGCCCGGTGGGTCCGGGCACGGGGTTGGTCATGACTGTTTGTCCTCCAGGAAGGCGGCGAACTGCTCACGGGCTTCGGTCTCGGCGTAGTCGTAGCCGATCAGCCCCCAGCACGAGCCGTCGTTAACCTCGACCCAACTGGTGTGCTCGTCGGGAAGGGTGACGTCGTCGCCGGGGTCGACGGGCTGCCAGGTCACGGCTTTTTCGATCACGTAGCCGTAGACCTCACCCCGTGCCCAGGCCATGTACTCGTCGATCTCGCCCCGGATGGCGGCCACGGGGTCGGGGACCTGTGCGATGCCGTCGGGCATCAGGTACCAGAGGGCTTCGGCGCCGTCGTGCGGGGCGTGGTATTCGACCACGGCACCGTGGAAGATGCGCGCCCAGCGGGTGAAGATCTCGACGGCGTCCGGGTGCCCCATGATCCGCTCCCAGCCGTCCTCCAGCGGGCCGCCATCCCGGTCCACGTCGATGTACTGGTGAGTGGGCAGCGTGATCACGTGGGTCAGTTGATCGAACTCCGTGCGCGGGTTGGACGGTTCCGGGTCCGGCATGAGGCGGACGCGGTAACGCCCGTCGTCGCTGGTCTCGATGGTGTCGGTCATGGCGATGTCTCCCGTGTCAGTCGGTGATCAGGTGTAGGTTCCGATGATCTGGAACCGGCCGCCCGCTTGTGTCACTTCGGTGCGGCGCGCTTCAACGCACGCCGCACACAGGGGTTTGATCACCCCTTGGTGTGCTCGACGGGGACCTTGCCGCCACCCCATCTGTACGCGGGCCACTGCGGGCGGCGGGTCGCTGTAGTGCGCAGAGTCGGCCAGCCAGCCGCACGGCGGGGGGTTCTCGGAAGGGGGCATGGTGATGTCCTTTCACGATGCGGGGCACGGACGGCCACCGGGATGAGCGGTGGGCGCCCGTGACGGCACCGGGTCAGTGGCCGCGAGGCGGGTGGAAGCGATAGGTCTTGGACAGGCGCGGGATGCCCGGGGTGCTGCGGCTGGTGATGGCCGTGCCGACGCGGTACAGGTGCACGGTGTCACCCTCGGTCACCATCTCGTCGGACCAGGTCAGCCGGACGGTGGGGAAGCGGCGCCCCTGTGAGGCCAGCGGCTGGAGAGGCTTGATCACGATGCCGGTGTCCGTGACCTCGGTGACGCGGGAGCCGTCGCGGCTGTCGCTGATGTAGTCGTGATCGGTGATGTCGACCGTCCAGCCCACGGCCACGCGGGCACGCAGTTCGGCCAGGTCGGCGATGCGTTCTTCCCGGGTGATGATCCACCGGTACGCCTTGTCCGCCTCGGACTCGTGCGGGTACTTCCACAGCTCGGTGTCCGTCTTAGTGTCGTAGTCGTGCTGGGCCACCCGCCACCAGGTGTTGGGGCCGATGTCGGCGTACTGGAGTTGGGCGCCGGTCCATGGGTGGCTGACGTAGGTGGACCACTCGACGGTGGACCAGTCGAAGGGGGTGGTGGTCATGATCAGTCCTCCGTGTGGGGCTCGTCGGGGTGGTGGAAGTCGGCGCAGCCGGTGCAGAACGGAATTCCCTCAATCTCACAGGCTGTGACGATCTCCCGTACGTGCGCGGGGTCGTAGTGGGGACGGGCGTCCAGGAACGCGGCGACAGGATCCACGATCAGCTCTCCCTGGCGGCGTCGAGGCGGGCAATCTCGGCGCGGATGGGGTCGGTACCGGTATCGGCCTGCTCGGCGGTGATCACATACCAGCGGTCGCGGTGGGGGCCGCTGCCGTAGCGGAACACCAGCGAACCGATGCGTACGTCTTCGTTGTGGGGCACCGGAATCTGAGTGGGACCGAACCAGTGCTCGTTACTGTCGAGGGCTTCGATGATCCTGCTGGCCATGGCGCTCCGGACCTGACAGGCGCCGCAGTCAATGTGATCTTCGGTGTGCATGTCAGTTGTCCTCGGTGATCTCGCGGTGCGCGACGATCCAACCGGCGCTCTCCGACTCGCCGTTGCCGTCGTCGTACTCGGGGTCGTCTTCCTTCGGGTGGATCTCGACGGAGAGTGCCACCCAGTACCCGGGGGTCTCGCGGATGTGATCGGCCAGGGCGCCGCCGATGTACTCCGAGGGGTGCATGATCGGGCCGCTGTACCTGTCCTGGCCGGACCAGCCATCGGCGACGTGCCAACCCTGATCGGCCAGGTACTTGACCATGTCCCGGTCGTGTTCCTTGGTGATGGATGCCTCGGCGAACGGGCCGTCGTAGTCGCAGTACACCTCCGGGGCGTAGACGCCCAGCGGCTTGCCGTCGGGGGTCTTGTCGGTGACGGTGCCGTCCGGGAGTACCCGCACGACGTGGTCGATGCTCATCAGGTTGTCGAGATCCATCACGGTGTCCTTTGCCGTCTCGTTATTTTGCCGTTCCGTGACTTTGCCATCCCGTTACATCCGGGGAGGCGCGGAGCGGAAGGTCAAATCCGGGTAAAGTTGCTGGTCAGCGTGTCAGGGTTAGTCCCGGGACTGGCGTTGGGCAGTCCCGGGACTGAGCCGCAGTCTCTCAAGAGGCCAGGTAGTCCCGGACGGATCGCCGGAAACTCTGACGGTCGGCGCGCTTGAGCTGACGTCGGCGCACGGTGAGGTCACGTCGGCGCAGGGATATGCGGTCGCGGCGGGTGGCTCGGCGGGTCATCAGTCCTCCGTGGTCTCGTACAGGGCAACGGTCTGCCCCAGGTCGGTCATGATGCGGGTCAGGGTGACGCGCTCACCCGCGAGGTTCGTGTCGTCCCAGCGCCAGACCATCCAGCCCCGGGCCAGGGCCCATGCGGTCCCCGCGTTGATGTGCTCGGTGCTGCGGTAGGTGGTGCTGCGCCAGCGCTGAGCCGGAACCGAGCCCAGCAGGCGAAGGCCAGCGGTGTCGGCGAGTTCCACGCGGAAGCGCAGGCCGGTGGCCACGTGGTGGTAGGTGATCCCCTTTGTGGCGCGAGCCACGGCCATGCCCACCTTCACGGCCTCCCGTTCCGTGGTGCCCGGGACTGTCTCCTTCACTGCGGAGGCCACGGCCACGACGACCTGAGGGCCGTACAGCAGTTCCGGGGTGGTGGTGCGCGTGCCGTCGGGGCGGGTGATGTGCAGAACGAAAGCGAACATGACGGGCCTTCCTTGTCGGGTGGTGCGTGTTCCGACCTGTTCCGACCCCCGGAACAGGCCACGGCCAGCGAAGGTAACGAACCGATAACGCGTTACCGTTTCGTGATGTTCAAGGTCACGGTTAGGTCACGGCCAGGGAGCGGGGCTCGACCTGGCAGGGAGCGGTGAGGGGGTGGTGTTCCGAGGGTGTTCCGACCCTGTTCCGGGTCTGTTCCGAGGGGGTCGGAACAGTGTTTTCCCAGGTCAGTGGTGCTTTGTTCCGAGTGTTCCGAGTGTTCCGAGTAGGAATACAAGTCTTCTAACGCGAGAGGGGTATGTAACGGATGTATATAGGTCACAGATACGTAACGCACACGTACGTATATAAGGGAACCTTCGAAATACCCGGAACACTCGGAAACCTCGGAACACTTGCGGTCTGACCTGCGAGGATGCTGTTCCGACCCCTCAGAACACGGGTCGGAACACCCCGGAACACTCGGAACAGCGGGCCGGAAGCTGGCCGCGTCAACCCGGGTTGTCCTACCGTCCGGACATGAGCACGATCATGGGACGGGCCGACATAGAGCGGCTGTGCTGGACGTTGTCCGGCTGGAAGGTCGATCAGCGGAGTGTCGATGAGTTGCTGGCCGCGATCGACGGCTATGTGACGGGCGCGGGGGCGCCCTGGCCTGAGGGGGGCGCGGGGGGCGCTGTACGGCCCGCAGACGGTGCGGAGCATGCTCCGGCGACCATTGACCCGGTCGAGGGCGTTTCAGGCCCGCAGGTGGCCGCTCAGCCGCTTCGGATCGTGGTTGAGGTCACCGGGACTGTGACGACGGTCCCGGCACCTGCCACCCGCCCCAGCCGACCGGTGAAACCACGTGCCTCGCGCGCCGCGACGGTAGTCCCGGCCGATCCGAAGCACTGCACACGATGCAAGCGGCACCGACCCCTGACGGAGTTCTCCAGGGATTCCAAGGCACTCGACGGCTACCGCTACGCGTGCAAACAATGCGAGAGCGAGCGACGGCGCGCGAGTGAGGCCGCATGCAGGGAACGGACAGCCTGATGGCGATGATCAAGCGGTACGGGGAACTCCCCGCCGTGTTCGTCCCTGACGAGGGGGAAGTGGTCATCGCCTCCCGCTCACCAGCCGGGCCGTTCCTGCGGGCCGCCATCACCAAAGTGCGGCGCGCCCGTGACGGCTTCATACGGGTCGACTTCGTGTGGCTGGAAGCTGCGCCGTATCAGCACAACGGCAAGCCGATCAGTCCCGGCGACAAGGGACACGTCTACGTGCGCCGGGATGACCGTGTGCCGCTGATCCGGCGCGTACCGGCCGAACCTGCCGACCGGCCTAAAGCTGTGTGACGTTCAGGTGGTACGTCACCGTGGGGCCGAATGGCTGTCCCACGGGGAAGGACTTCAGCCCGATGTTGCGCAGCTTGGGATGGAACGTGGCTGTATACATCAGACGGGTCGTCGATTTGTCGTCGATGATCCAGAGTGCCTTGCTGCCGTAGGGGAACACGTCCAGTCCCCGGAGCACTTCCATCTCGACCCCGACGAACCCGTCATCGGACGGCGGCCAGAGAATCTCCTCCAGCATGACCACGTCTTGTCTGCGTGCTGGGGTGTGGTTGTCCAGTTCCACATAGGCGCGGTAGTTCGCGGTCACCGTGGCGCCCGTCGGGTAGACGTAACCGACCGGCCGCATCTCGCGTACCTCACTCATGATCATGTCCTCTCGCTGAGTCCTGTGCAGACAACAGGGCGCACGTTCCCGTCAGGGATCATGCGCCCGATGCGTGCACGGCTCAGACGTTCTTACGCGCGGCCTCCTGTGCGGCCAGCTCATCCGGGGTGATCACCCGGACGCTCGGCCACGCGTTGATCGTCGGCGACGTGGACGTGTCCATGTGCCAGTCCATGAACGTGACCTTGCTGCCCTTGGGCACCTCCGCCTCGACGGCGCGGATAACGGCCCGCCTCACTGCGGCCCGATCGTCGCTGTTGACGTTCCACCAGGCGCGTGCCTTGTGAATCCAGCCCGGTCCCGCAGAACGGTCGGCCGGTCCGGCGTACTCAACGATCATGACTGCGTCTCCTCACTGCCCGCGCACCCTGCGCGCTGGCATGTCACCGTGATCTTGCGCCCCGACTGGTAGTGCTCGATCGAGAACGGGCCCTTGATCCCGCACCCGGTCCGCGCGTTGCTGATATTCGAGTAGGCCCAGCCGTCACGGATCTTGTGCGTGGCGCCCTTGCCGGTCACCCGGGCAACGTACTGCGCTTCCATGATCAGTCCCTCTCCTGGGGTGCATTCTTTCGAGCCTGACACGTCATGTCACCCTGTGTGACGACATGGGGTGTCGCGACGGGGTCGCGATCAACCTAAAGGGTGTTTGTTTCACGGATGAACAAACGATCAACCCTCAACCTCAGGTTGAGACTTTGAGGCCGGGCCGGGGCGCAGTGCACGCCCCGGTCCGCCGTGCGTGTGTAGGGGTTCAGCCCTTGCACAGAACCTCGGTGTTGATCTTGCTGCCCAGGTAGTAGACCTCCACCCAGCATCCATGCTTGTGGGGCAGGGTGCGCAGGTTCACGGAGGCCAGACCGGATACGGGGTCGTTGTAGCCCATGCGCAGGCAGTCGCCCTGTGCCGTGTCTGCCACCCAGGCGTTCATGGCCTTGTTGTTGCGGTACGTGTCGTATGTCATGTCCGTGACCAGTTCGGTTGCCCAGGCGCGGACGCCGCCGTGGCGGGGGGCGTTGGCGCAGATGCTGCGGCGGGTGTTCATGTCGTCGTGGGTGCGGCGACTGCCCTCGGGGGTGGAGTACCACAGAGCGGCGGCCTGGGCGCGGGTCCCGGTGGTGAGGCAGGCGCGGTCGTAGGCGGGATCGCCCCGGTGGCCGTGGTGGGCGCAGTCGTAGGCCACGTGGGCGGGGGCGGGGGGTGTCGATGCGTCGGCGGGGGTGGTGGTGGCGAAGGCCAGGGTGAGCAGTCCCGCGCCGATGCCCGCGAACGCGCGCCGAATGACGTTGAGGTTCATGTCACTTCCTTGTCTGGTGGTGCAGGGTTACCGCCCAGGTGTTGAGCCGGTACCGGGCGCGCACGGCTATTGACACGAGTCACCCCGTGCCGGGCCGTGCACCCCGGAGATCGGATCACCCCCTAGGTCAGGTGGTGGCGCAGTCCGCGCACCATTTGTCACCACTCGTGTGTCGCGCGCATGCGTAGCAGTGTGTGTCCGCCACGCATCCCTCCACCGTGCACGGACCGTCATCGGGTGTGCTGGCCTGGTCGTCTGCTTCGGCCGCGATGGTGTCGCAGTCGCATCCCTCCCCGTTCAGGTGGCCGCACGGCAGGTTGAGAGACCAGGCCGCGCCGATACAGGGAATGGAGTACATGACATCTCCGGGCGGAGGTGCCAGCTCGGCCAACCGCACACGCACGGTGTGCGTGGTCGCGCACTCGGCGTCATCGGGGTCATCCATGAACTCGACCAAGTACGCCCCGCAGCACCGCCACACGAGACGTACGCGCCCGTACAGGCCGGTTTCGGGAACGTGGACCGGACGGCCAGGGTCGGCCCACGCAGGACCGTCCAGCGCACCGAGGGGCGCGCCATCGGTGTCACACTGATGAATGCTGTAACTGCCCATGTGTGTCTCCCTTACTGAGTAGGCCAGGACCGGGCGGCCTGACGCAACGCACGTGCCCGCAGGGGGCCGTGCGCTGCGACCACTGCCCGGGGGCCGGGTCACTTGCTGGCCTTGCCGTTGCCCTGACGGGCCAGACGCGCGGCCATCCGACGCTGAGCCGTGGCACAGGCCCGGTAGCGACGCTGAGCAGCCTTGGTGCGCTTGGCAGGCTCACGCTGCACAGCCTCATGGTCGAAACGCTCCCGACCCAGGTTCCCGGACATCGTGTTGGAAACCGGCTTGTCGCCCTTGCGTTCACGCGGTCCGGTGATCTTGGTAGCGTCCATGGCGCGGCCACGGACCAGGACCGGACCCCGACCGTGACCGGTCGTCACCACCGGGTCGGCAACGCCACCCATGGGCAGCGGCTCTTGCCCAGCGCGGATCTTGGCACCCATGATCTCTCGGCGGAGCATGGCGTCACGGGGGTCACCGACGCGGGCCCCCTCGTCCGTGAGCGGAACCTGAGGGCCCTCCCCCAGGTCAATCGGCACCTTGTGCGCGGCCACGAAACCCTTGCCAGTCAGCTTGACCTTGGGTGCGCGGCACTCCGGGCACGACCCGTCAGGGTTCGGCTTGCGCTTCAGCTTGCCAGTGATCTTGCAGTTCATGTTCATGATCGTTTCTCCCTCATTTTCCATTGACGGGTCGGGGCGGGGGTTGACGCACTCCGGCCGAAACCGGGGGTTGACACACTCCGCCCCGACGCACTGTCTTGCGACCCGTTCGCTAAGCGTCCGGGCCTTGCCCCAGGGAACGGCTTGCTAGGCCGCACCCCGGAGAAACGTTGGCGTATCCCTGGACACACTCCCGCGTAGCATGCGCACGACTCCCGTCGCTGAACGCTTAGCCCTCACGCATCTCACAGGTACCGACGCACTCCGAAAAACCGGGGGTCGGGCCGCTCGACCGTGGGCAGGGGGTCCCGAGCACAGGACGCACCTGTGCTTACAAGGGATCTTGACTCACTGTTCAGTTAACAATGGGCACGACGTGCCCGCGCATGTCCCGACCAAGGGACGTTCTGTCGACGCACTCACCCTCCGGGGAGGGCGGGGTCAACCGCCGTCGGTAAAGCTGGGGGTGACACGTGGTCACCATGGGAACCGGTACAGGACCGGCACCCGTGGCAACCCCGGTAACCGGGGCGCCCCGTAGGGCTAGGCAGAGACGCTCTCCCTGTGCGCCCGTTCCATGGTCATCAGGGTCATGGCCAGGTCACGGAGGGACTGGAGGCCCAAGGCTCCGGCATCGGCCAGCATGCTGGCCAGGGTGTCGGGGGTGGACTCCGACAGGCGCACCATGGCGTCGAGTGCCAGCCTGCGCTGGCGTCCCGTCATGCCCTCCGCCCCACCCTGGCCCTTGTCGATCATGGACCAGGCTTGCAGGTAGGCGCCCGACTCGGCCAGGGTGGGGACCGGGTACGGGTCACGCCCCACGCTGGCCACAGCGTCGATCACACGACCCAGCTTGGTGAAGTGATCATCCTCGGACTCGCCCGGGGTGGGGATCATCGACGGAGCCTCATTGATCACCATCTTGGGGCGCCTGGCGATCTTGCGCAGCACGGAGCTAGGGCTGGCCTTCATGATCTTGATCCTCTCGGTCGGTCCTGCGGTGGTGGTGCCCGGGGCCGGTGGCCCCTTCTCTCTTGCTCTGCCCCTAGTCTACACCCTGACGGCCCGATTGGGGCACGGAAAGGGCACGAGGAGGTCACGGTTAGGTCACGACTGGATGAGCGGGGTGGTGCTCAGATGAGCGCTCACATGATCGATGAGCCGCTCACCTGAGCGGAGGGGATTAAAGATGCAAATCGGACATCTCTGACAATTACCTCAAAAGCGTACAAATCGGGCGGGTCGGTACCGTGAGAAATATATGGGTCAGTACAACCTATAGCGATCCCGACAAATGCCACATATCACCCCGGCCCCCTCCGGTGCTTCCCGCCCACCTCGATCACCACGTGCGGACACCCCGGACACGAGTACAGCCGCTGCGTGCCGATCCACCGCCAGCCCAGCCACCACAGCTCCTTGTAGCCCCCAGGACCGGGCTCGGGCAGCAGGACACCACACCGTCTGCAGTGAGGCCCCTCAGGGCCGCTGTGGCCGCTCATGGCCGCCAGGGTAGAGGATGCCGTCCGGGTCCCGCCGTCGGACGGCCGCTCCAGGGTCACCGGCGCCCGACCCTCCAACAGATCCACCGACACCGGTACATGGCGAGAGCTACGTGAGGCGCGTGCTGCGCAGTCACGCACGGGACGCCTCTGTCCAGCAGGTTACCGCGAGCATCGTCTGCACACCGTAGAATTCCTGCCCGCGGCGGCTACCGGAACAGCCGCCGTCCCGCCTTCCGCCCGGCTCCGTGCTCTGGTCGCCGGGCGGTCGTGCGTTTGCGGCCGGGCAACCCCCACGCTTACGGCGGTCCAGCGGCCGTCATGCCTGCCGGGCCCCACGCTTACGGCGGCGCGAGCCCGTCGCATACGGCGGCTCCTACGGTATTGACGGATCGGGTTATCGCCTCATGCCGCTGCGGGCTCCTCGCCCCACAGCCGCTCCATCAGCACCGAGCCGATGTGGCCGTGTTCGGCAAGGTACTCCAGCGCGTCGCCGTGGATGAAGGTGACGCCTTCTGGGCGGTTGCGTGCGGGGATGGGGCGGATGTCGACGCCGGTGACGTCGAACCCGCCAGCTGGTAGCCGTACCCGGCACCGTACTGGCCGCAGAACAGGTCCAGCAGGCGTGGCCGTGACATGAGAACACCCCCTGCGATCTTTGATTCGATCGTAGGGGGTGCAATGTGTCTTGTAATCCAAGACGCCAGGGCGCGGAGGTGGTTAAGAATCCACGGCCTCGGGCTCGATGTTCAGTACTGCGGCGCTGGGCGAGTGGACGATCAGCCCCTCGGGGTAGCGCACGAGGAACCAGCCCGGCGGCAGCGCGACCGGATCGCCCTCGGCGTTGTGCACGGTCAGGCGGTCGCCGTGGACGGTGATGAGGTCCTGGCCGATCCACTCACGAAGCTCCGGGGTGATGCTGCCCGGCCAGACGCGGACGTCCACGAGCTTGCGGGTGGTCCAGTGCAGGCCGTCGGGGATGTGGGTGGTGGTCGTCATGATGTCGTTCCTTGTCATCGAAGACGCCGCTCGGGCGCCCTGTTACGAATCAGAGGTGCGGGGTGGGGTGTGGCCTGTCTTTGCGGCGTCCACGGGGATGAACAGGCAGCCGTACATGTCGGGGTGATTCTCCCGCAGGTGCGCCTGCTTCTGCGCCTGGCCGCCGGTGACGACCGGCTCGGTACAACCGGCGGCCCCGCACATGAAGGTACCTGTCTCCTCGGTCATGGCTGTCTCCTCGGTGCGCAGGGTCAGTTCCTCCAGGCGTGCGGCGAGGTCGCCCTCCCACCGGCTGGGCCACCGGGCCTGGATCATCGCCGCGGTGGCCCGCAGCTCCTGGCTCACCACGGCTTGCCCTCCGGGTACGGCAGGGCGTGCCAGGTGCCGTCCTCGGCGCGCTGGCGCTGGGTGTAGCGCTGGCCGTCGTCGTCCCAGCGCAGGAAGCCGCGCCCGTGGTCGCCGTCGTGTCCGGCCCGGATCGCACAGGTCACCGTCTCGATGCCATCCGAGATCGAGGATGTGCAGACTGGTGTCCAGCCAGGCGCTCCGAACCGCTTGGTGCACGGCTCGCAGAGGCACAGGCCGTCGTGCCCGTCGTCGAGGGTGCACCAGCAGTCCCCGGTCTTCCACACGGTGCCGTCGGGGGCGGTGATCTGCGGAGGGGGTTCGGAGGCGCACTCCTCGACGGCTGCGATTCCGCAATACACCTCGGGGGTGACGAGAGGTTCCCCGGTCACGGCGTGATCCTGATCGCGGCCAGCTCGACGTCGCGGTGTATCTGGTCGTACAGCTCCTGCAGGCGCTGCATGGCCTTCATGTCGGTGCGCTTCAGGGCGTTGCGGGCGGACAGCGGCAGCTCGCTCCAGCACTCGTAACACAGGTACATGTTCTTGCCCTTGACCGCTGTCTCGCAGGCAGGGCACATCGTGCTCACCATCGGTCGCATCCTTTCGAACAGGCGCCGCAGTAGGTCCGGCAGGTACGGCATGGGCAGCCGCACTTGGAACGGGTGAAGTGTTTGCGCAGCCAGCGCACCGCCCGCTTGCGCCAGGTCGGCCGCTGGACGAGGTGGCGGATGTCGACGGGCCCGTACGACATCCTGCTCACGACATGCCGGGCGGTTCGTTTTTCGGGAGGCTCTTGCTCTTCCATTTCTGCACCTGCTGGGTGTCGGCTGGTTCTAGGCTGTTCACGTTGTTGCCGATCGAGTCACCGGGAGAGTCTTGTGGTCATCCAGTCCGTGCCGCGCCGTCGGCCGTCCGTCATCGCCGCTGTTGCCACGCCGCTGACGGCTGCTCACACCGTGGAGCGTCAGCCTGCTGTGCAGCGGGTCCTGGACGGCAAGGAGTCGCCCGGCCGGGAGCCGCGGCGGCCGGTCACTTTCGACTCGGCGATCTGACGCGGCCGGACGTCACTCCCAGACCTCGTAGAACCAGGTGTCGGGGGTGACGTCCACGCCGTGGTTCTTCTTGGCCATGTCGCTCAGGTGGGTCCGCATGACGTCCAGCAGGGTCTTCACCTCGGTGTCGTCGAGGGAGAGCCACCACTCGCGCGGCACCGGCCAGCGGTCTTCCAGGCGCCAGCCCGGGTAGTCGCTGTTGCGCCAGCGGAAGCCGAGCATCTCGTGCTCGGCCAGGTCCCGACGCCACTCTTTGAATCCGGTGAGCCAGCCCAGCTGGCGGTGCACGGTGCGCATCATCCAGCGGCGGGCGGCCTGGTGGTAGGCGGTGGTGTGCAGCAGCCAGTCGGAGCCGCCCCACTGCCGTCGCAGGCCGCATTCCTCGCAGACGTCATTCACGTGTCGTATCCCCGGGGTCCGGTCCATTCGGTGAAGCGGTTCAGCGGCAGGATCCGGACGTTGCGCTGGCCGGTCCACCGCCACAGGCCGCGGTGGGTGAATCCGTCGCCCGCCCAGTACCAGTTGCGTCCCAGGCGGTACATGGGGCTGCTCACTCTTCCTCGCATTCGTGGTCGTCGATGCTGATGATGTCGCCGTCCTCGGTCATGAGCGTGGGTCCGTCTTCCTTGGTCCACCAGGCGTCGCCGGATGCCCCGCAGCTTCCGCACTCCCAGCGTCCGGCGATGGAGATGCCGCCGTAGCCGCCCGGGGTGTCGCCGCGCAGGTGACGGCGTTCGCACTCGTTCTCCTCGGGAACGGTCATGTGCGGGAGTTCGCAGATCTCGACGGGAGTGCTCCTGGTCATCATGTGGTCGATGTCCTCTTCGGTGAGGTCGGTGTCATCGGGTTCAGTGCTCATACGGTGATGTGGTGCCATCCGTCGCACAGCTCGCAGGGTTCCTCGGGGACGTGGGTCATGGGCCTGTTGACGGCGCCGGGGCGGGCGATGGCGTTGAACGCGAGAGCGCGGCTGGCGAAGCGGTACCCCTTGGAGCACGTCTGCCGCTGGCCGAGGGTGCGGGCCGGGTAGCGCAGGGCGGGGCGGGGCCGTCGGCTCACAGGAGGATCCTCTCGACGTGGATGCCCAGGTTCTCCGCCAGGCGCATACAGCCGCGGGTGCCGTAGGAGGCGCCGTAGGGTGCGGCGATCAGGGCCTTCGGCGTGGGGGGCTTGGTGAGCATGCGCCGGTTGCGGCGCGGTCCGGCTCCGGGGCAGTAGTCCCTCGCCAGTCCCGGGTGGGCGGTGTCGCCGGGCTTCTTGCGGCGCCGGTGTGTGGGCGTGACGGGACACTCGGGTGCGCATTGGTCCCAGTCGGCGGGCATGGGGTCTGCGATGATGTTCATGGGCAGGCCGTACGTGGTGATCCAGTCATGTACGGCCTGGTCGGCGGAGTACTCACCCGGGCAGGCGCCGTGGCGGATGATCACGGGGCCGGTGATGTTGAGGATGATGTACTCGGCGAGGTGAGCGATGACGAGGCCGGTGTTCGGGTGGTCGCGGGAGCCGGTGAACGCCAGCACGGTGGCGTTCACGTAAGGCCCCGCCGTTTCGCGCAGCACTGACATAGCGCAACGTCCCAGTCGGTGTCGGTGTCGTACAGGCCGAGGCCCTCGTTGAAGAAGGTCAGGCGGCAGTCGTCGCACTGGTCCAGATCGGACGGGCACGACCTGCCGTTGCGGCGGGGCAGCCACACGTGCTCCAGACTGTCGCAGCCCCAGTTGTGGATGCGGATCAGGTCGCGCTGGTTGGTGAAGTGGTCCCCGCCTTCAGGGAGTTCCAGCCAGCGCTGCGCGTACGTGGACAGGGTCACGCGGCGTCCCTCATCTCCGGCACGCTGATCTCGTGGATGCCGATGTCCCCGATGGCGATGGCGATGGAGGCGGCATGGGTGATGTTTTCGGCGCCGTACTGGCGGATGATGATGGCGATCATCGATTCGGCCGTGTTCTTGGTGATGCCCATCTTCTGGGCGGCCTGGGCGTTGGTGTAGCCGTTGGCCTTGAGGACCATCAGCTCTCGCCGACGCGCAGAGAGTTCCTCGATCACGGCGCCACCCGCCCGTTCTTGTTGAAGGCCTCGTACGTCAGCGGCATGAGCTTCGCCCACTGGGCCTCCATCTTCTCGCCCACCATCTCGATCTCCCGCTGCGGGAAGGACGGCACCTTCGCGTCTGGGTGTGTCGTGCGCAGGCCCAGGAAGTGCATCAGCGAACGGGCGTTGCAGGTGGCGTACATGGAGGAGTAGATGTTCACCGGCAGGCACATGCGGGCGACCTCACGCGCCACACCGATGTCGAGGAGGCCGCGGTAGCTGTCGTAGGCGGCTGTGGAGAGCACCTTGAGGTTCATGTCGACGGCCACGGTCTGGGAGACGTTGCCGTCCTCGAACCGGTAGGAGCCCGGTTTGCCGACCTGGACGAGCTTGCGGCCGGGGCCCGGTATATAGAACACCGGTTCCATCTCCTTGTAGCGGCCGGACTCCTCGTTGTAGCTGAATCCGACCCGGTGGCGGTGGAACTCGCGGAAGACGAAGATCGGCGCCTGCACGAAGAAGGTCATCGAGTTGTGCTCGAAGGGCGAGCCGTGCCGGTCCCGCATCAGGTAGTTGATCAGGCCCTTGGCGCGGTCGCCGCCAGGATCGCCGTGCAGATCGTCGAGAGAGCCGCCGCCGAGCGTGGAGACCCGGGCGGCGGCGGTGACGTCGAGATCGGACGCGGTGTGCTTGACCAGTTCGACAGTGACGTCCGATCGAAAGGTCACGTGATGGCTCATGCTGCACGCTCCAGCTCTGCCAGGTTGATAACGCCCTTGGGCCAGCGCATCGTGATGACCCTGGTGGTGTTGTAGTAGATCTTCCGGCAGCCGTCGCACGGTTCCTCGGTGACGAACAGCCGGGCGCCGGGCAGACGACGGCGGTCATCGACGTCCAGAAGCGCGTTCAGTTCGGCGTGGGTACTGATGCATGCCCCGGGCCCCGTGTCGTAGGAGGAGCCCGGCTCGACCGCCTCCGAGCACGGCCAGCGTCTGCCGCAAGCGCAGACGTACCGGCCGAGGGCGTCCGCTGATACCGACGCCCCGGACACCGGCAGGTAGTGCCGTCCGCGGGGGCAGTCCCCGGCCAGGCAGCTCTTGCCGCCTGGCCGTGCCCCGTTGTATCCGGCGCCGATGATGCGGTTGTCGACGTCGAGGAGGACCGCGCCGACCTGGCGGCGGGTGCAGTCGCCGCGTACCTTGACTGCCTCGGCGACGCCCAGGCCGTACTCGTCCCAGGAGGGGCGCGTCACAAGGTGCCTCACTTCGTCAGGACCATCACCGAGGAGTGCAGGTACAGGTGCCGGTTGAGGGACGTCGATTGAACGTAGATCGTGTAGTCCTTGTTGAAGTCCGGCTTGACGGTGCGGTCTTCTTCGGGCAGGCCGAGCATCTGGCGCACGCCGTCGCCGAGGTAGACCTTGCTGGTCTTCTTGTCGAGGATGGCGAGTTCCTTGTTGCCGCGGATCCGTTCGGTCTTGACCAGCTCGTAGTAGGCCTTGCCGACGTGGAACGGTGGGTGGACGCGCTGGATGAACGGCTCGATCTCCATGTAGGCGACCATGGGCCGGTTGTCGGGCCTGCCCGCGGCGGGCTTCTTGCCTTCCGGCTTCTCCTGGACGAGGCCCTGGATGGGGGTGACGGGGACGATGGCGTACGCGTCCTTCGCCAGAGGCGTCAGCCGGGCCTGCTTGATCGTCGCGGCGCTGACCTGGCCGCCGACGGCGAATGCGCTGCGGGTGCCGCGGACGCCGGTGGCCGCGCGGGTGGCGACGTAGGAGGTGTACGAGGTCTTGATCTTCTCGACGGCCTGCTCCAGACCGGCTTCCGTGGAAGCGTCCCACAGGGCGACGTTGTCCCTGGCGAAGCCGAAGCCGTACAGCTCCTTGGCCGACCGGGAATCCGGCGCCAGCCCCAGCATGGTGCGATTGTCGGGCAGCTGCGCGAACCGCTTCTGCATCTCCTCCTGCAGCACCTCGACAGGGATGCTGCCGAAACCCGGGTGCCGTCCGCCCCGCAGGCGGCTCGCGTTCTCGAAGCCGTCGGTGAGCAGGTAGTACGTCCAGTCGTGGGTGCCGTACTTCTCTGGCACCATCTCGGTGTCGTCGAGGGAGGTGTGGACGGCGTCCGCCATGGCCGTCATGCCCTTGATCTTGTACAGGCCCTTGACGCTGGGGAGCCGGAAGACGTCCATGTCCCAGACGTGGCATTCGACGTCGTCGGAGAAGGAGTAGACCGAGATCCGGGTCTCCTCGTTGTCCTCTCGGGACTTCTTCGCCAGGAACGCCACCAGATCATCGGTGACCTTCACGACCTTCTGCTGCAGGTGGCCCATCGAGCCGGAGGCATCCAGCAGGAGAACGACATGGTTGATGTAGTTCTGTTTCGTCGACACGGTGTCGTGCCTTCCTTGTCGGTGATGCAAGTGGTGCGGTGGCCGGATCCTATGCCCGACCGGGTTGACGCGGCACTAGGGCGCGCTCAGTTCCTCGGCAGGATCGGGGTGATGATGTCCTGGGCGATGCACCATCCGCAGGACCCGCACACGCAGCCCGGCGCGTAGCCCTGGTTGAGCACGATCTGCTGCTGGTACTCGGTGATCAGGCGGGCGTGCAGATCGAGGTAGCTCTTGAACCAGCCCCGCTCTTCGGGGTCGAGGTCGTCGAGGACTTGCTGGGTGGGGTGTTTCATGTGATCTCTTCTCTCACGTCGGCGGCGAGGGCGACGGCCGCGGGGCCGACCTCGTCGGGGAACATGTCGGCCAGGGCGATGACGCGCTGGCAGAAGTCGTTCTCGTTCAGCTGGTAGATCCGCGGGCGCGGCCCCCAGGTGGCGAACAGGGTGAAGGTGATCCAGTAGCAGCCATAGCCGACGCTCCAGTCCACCTCCCAGTCGGGGCCGATGATCCCGGCCGCCTGCCACTCCCGCATCACCTCGACGTAGCCCTGCCGGACGGTCTCGTCGCCACCGGGGATGACGCCAGTCATCAGTCCTCGCTGGGGATGGTGAACCAGCCGGGTCCCTCGACGATGTCCAGCCCCAGCCGGTCCGCGGTGTCCCGCAGGTCGTCGTTCCAGCGGTCGCGCTCGAACTTGCTGGCGTTGGGCTTCTCGCCGGAGTGGAAGACGTACTCACCCGGCACGACGCGGCTGCAGCTGATCGCGAGGAATGGCATGTGCTTGCCGTAGGCACCGGCGCGGAAGATGCCGGGTGAGCCGTTGTTGAGGCAGTGCCCCGGGTCTTCCTCCAGGGCGTCGATGTTGTGCAGGGTGTCGTCGGCGAGACGTACGCCGTAGATCGTGTAGACGATGGTCTCGATCAGCCTCCCCCCGAAGACGGCGTTCTCGGTCATCCGGGCGTTCCGGTAGCGCTCGTACGCGGTGATGTCGCTGGTCTCTTCGTGGCTCATTAGGAGAACTCCACTCCGCTGTGGGGTGTCTGCTTCAGGTCGCGGATCATCTTGACCAGGTCATCCACGTCGGACATGACGCGGCGTGCGTCGCTGGCCGGAATGAACTCCTCGACGATCTCAGCGATGGAGTTGCGCAGCTGCTGTACACGATCCTGCTTTGCCGTCACGCCAGCTCCCAGTCGTCGGCGAGGAGGTAAGGATCGAGCATGACGAACGGGCTGATCTTGCCGTCGCTGCGCATGGCCATGATGGACGGCATCCACCCGTCGCGGTCCTCGTAGTAGAGGTAGATCCAGGTGGCGAGGTCGATCTCCTCGCAGAAGTCGGTCAGCTGCGGCCAGCCCGCCCGCCGCACCCTCTCACCGTTCTTCATCGCCTTGATGGCCCAGCCGATGTCCACGTCAGTGCTCCGGGATGATGACGTCGGAGTCGTCGAAGATCCGCACGACCAGGACGACGAGCTGTCCGGCGTGGACGCTGTACTCGATCAGGATGCGGGAGGTCAGCCGGACCTCCCGCCAGTCGCCGCCGAGCGGGTGGGAGACCTCGGTGAAGGGGTCCTCACACAGGGCCTGGATCCCCTTCTCGAAGATCTGACGGCGCTCCGGGGGCAGAGCGTCCCGCTTGGCCGCGGCCTGCTCGGTGTACATGACGGTGTAGGTGGTGTTCACGCTGGCCCTTCCTCGGGTGCCACTTCCATGGACAGAATGCTATTGACCGACAGCAGGGCACCCTGGTCGTCCGTCTTGAACAGGGTGACCTTCATCGTGCGCCACTCCGGGTCGTCGATCTCGAAGTGCTCGGTGACGTCGGCGCCGTCAGGGAATCCCATGATGAAGTCGTAGAACTCCTGCGGCACGAGCCACGGTTTCTGCTCGCTCAAAACAGCTTCTCCTGGTCTCCGCAGTATCCTGGCTCCCCGGGCTGCGGCTGGTGCAGTGCCCACGATCCGCTGCAGCTGCGCAGCTCGGGGTCCCGCTTGGGGGGATCGTGCCGCCAGATCCGCCCGGCGCGGGGTGCGATGGCGGTGTCTCGTTTGCAGACGGGGCAGTTGGTCCTCGGGTAGCTCATGGCTGCAGGTTCTGGACGATGTCCTGGGCCGCGGCGTGCATGACGTCGGCCGGAACGAACACGGCCTGCTCGTCGTCGCCGATGCTGGCTCCGTGCTCGGCGAGTTCCTGGGCCGTGACGCGAGGAGCACGGGGCGTCTTGCCGATGACGAGGTAGCCCCCGCTGGACAGTTCGAGGACGTCTGGGCAGGTCTGGCCGGTCGTGCTGCCCCGCTCGGCCGGGGAGACCCCTACACGGCGAATAATGGTCACGTTGACTCCGTTTCCTGGTGGCAATTGCAGGCGCACAGCACGCCGGTGAACTTGTTGTTCAGGCGGCACCGGTCGTGCATCTTCTTCTTCCACGACGACAGTTCGTCCACGTGGTCGGGGTGGCGGACGGCCGCCGACTGCAGCGCTCTGGCCGTCTCGCACGCGGTGGAGAAGTAGGGCCGCGGCACGATCATGCCGAGGATGTGGTCGGGGAGCTGTTCCTCGGTGCTGCCGGGCGGCGGCGGATGCTCGGTGTCGGCGATCTTGATGACCACTTCGGCAGTGCGTTTCCATCCCACCCAGTTCGGGTGGCTGGCGTCCGGGAGCGGGTATTTGTGGTCGTCACCGAACACATAGTTGAAGTCGTCGTGAGCGATGGCAGTGGCGTACCGCATGAGTCTCTGTTCGCTGATCATCAGGTGTTCTCCACGATGAGGTAGATGCCGCCGATCACTCCCCAGACGGCGATGGCCATGATGGTGAGCCCGGCGGCGAGGGTCCGGCCGATCGGATCGCTGAGGATCCCGTTGATCCAGATGGCGGCCACGATGACGATGAGGAGAGCGAGGATACCCACGCCGGTCCATGCGACGATCTCCATCAGTCCTCTTCCTGGTGCAGGACGCCGTAGGTGTAGGTGCAGTCCGGGTTGGCGGCGAGACGCGCCATCGCCACGCCGCAGAAGCTGACGGGCACCCACTTTCCCGCCTTGGGCTCCGAGCAGGTGTCGCAGACCTCGGCGGGGACCGTGTGCCGGTGCTGCCAGCGCACGTACATGGGCCAGTGACGTTCCGAGGGTTCGAATGCGCACCGGTCGAGGGGTGCACCACAGTCTTCGCAGCGCATGTGGGCCGTGTCGCAGGGGGCGGCGCAGATGCTGCGGTCGAAGGAACTGCCACCCTGATGCGGGCAGTTGACGGGGATATGGACCTCTTCGAGGTTGCATGCCACGTAGTTCAGCAAGCCGTCGAGGCCCGGGGGGCGTTCGGTCATGACTCTTCCTTGTCGGGTAGTGCGAGCAGGACGCGCCTGCGGTTCACGGAGCGGATCACGCCGCGTCCTTCGAGCCGTGCCAAAGCATTGCGCAGAGTGGGGCGTGTGGTGCCGAGTTCGGCGCACAGCGCATGCTCGGAGGGGATCTGGTCTCCCGGCTTGAAGCGGCCGGAGCCCAGCAGTTCCCCCAGCCGTACATCGAGGGGACGGCGGTCTCCTGAGCCGGTGACGAACCAGCCGCTGCCCTGGACGGGCTCGATGATGCCGTCGGCCCGCAGCAGACTCAGTCCGGCCCGCACGGTCTGACGGCTCACCGCGTAGCGTTCGGCCAGTTCGGGCTCGACGGGCAGCTGATCGGTGATCTCCCCGCGCTCGATCGCCCCGCGGATGTCGTCGTAGACGCGGCGGTAGACCGGTGTCACAACTCTCTCCCTACCTGTAAGACACGTATGGATATCTTGGCGGACTCCAGCGGTACCGTCAATGCTGAGCAAGTGATGTGCGTCACACCCTATTTGTGTCTTGTAATGCCTCAGTACACTGGAAGCGTCAGCTCCATCATGGAGTCATGACCCACGCCGAAAAGCCCCACAGGACGCCGACTCCTGTGGGGCTTTCGTCGTTGCTGTTCAGCTGTCGTAGGTGAGCAGGTCGCCGGGCTGGCACTGCAGCTCCCGGCAGATCGCCGCCAGCGTCGTCAGCCGGATGAAGGTGACGTCGCTGTTCTTCAGGCGGGAGAGATCCTTCGCCCGGATGCCGATGGCGTCCGCGAGGGCCACGTTGGTGACGTTGTGCCGGGCCATCAGTTCCGCGAGGTGGATACGGATGGGCGGCGCTGTCGTGCCTGGCTCCCCCTCGTCGAACGCCTTCTTGATCTTTTCGGGGGCTTCGTCCTCTTCGTAGAAGTCCCGGGCTCGCTGCCGGTCCATCGTCATACGCCCTTCTCCAGCTCCTCGTAGGCGTGACGGGCCTTGTGGTGGATACGCCCCATGGTGGACACGATGGCGGACCCCAGGAGACCGATCAGGATGGCGGAGTTCATGCCCGTGTCGATGCTGTGCCGGTAGGCGTGCCACATGTGGTGACCGAGAGCGATGGGTGCCACCATGGACAGCAAGAGGGCGGTGAAACCGCTGCCCACCAGCCACTTCCCGGCCTTCGTCAGAACACGTCCGTCCTTGGGCGTGATGGGGTGCGCACGGTTGGCCGCCACGTTGACCTCGATGCGCCACAGCGCGTAGCTGGTGTACGCCAGGGCGGCGCCGATGATCGCTGTGGGCGCCACCGTGGCGACGAGCGCCTGCCAGGGCATGGACACGCCGGTGGCTGTCAGCGTGTATCCCGCGGGCATCAGCGGCATCATCCACAGGAACACGTGCTCCATGCGCTTCTCCCTAAACCACCGCTTGCTGCCCACGGGCGCGGGCTCATCGGTGAACCACTGACGCTTGGTCGCCGGACTTCCTGACATAGCTGTCCCCTCAACTTCCTTGTCGTGCGGTGCTGATGCATCCACAGTACCCCATCGCATGGGGTACTCACACCATTTCTTGGGTTACCCACACCATCTGTGGACTTCCTCGGCAGGAGACCACCCCATGAGCGACGAGCTGTCCTTCGGCGAGCGCCCCCTCATCACCGACGAGGACGACGATTTCCTTCCCGCCGAGAGGCCCGACGGCTACCCCGCCTACCACAACTACAAGCGGGACAGGGAAGCGGTCCGCCTCAAGGCCATGGGCTACGCGCCCGAGGAGATCGCCGAGAAGCTCGGCCTCACCAGCGACCGCGCCGGAGGCCCCGACCCCCAGCGCGCCATCGCCGCCATCAAACGCGGCACCGCACTCCTGCACACCGTCGCCACCGACGAGAAACGCCTCGAACAGCTCCAGGCCTACGAGATGATGAAGCGGCACATCTGGGAGTCCATCGACAAGGAACACGTCCTCGTCCAGCAGGGCAAGGTCGTCTTCCAGGACGGCGTCCCCGTCGAGGACCGCCGCTTCGCCCTCGAAGCCTTCGACCGGCTCAACCGGATCGAGGAATCGATCTCCAAGCTGCTCGGCACCCACGCCGCCCAGCGCTTCTCCGTCGAGGCCGACCAGCTCGGCTCGGAGATCAGCGAACTCATCGCCATGATCAACAACACCGACACCATCACCGCGACCACCGAACGCCTCGACCGCCCGGCCCTCGAAGCAGGAGACGGCGATGCTTGAGTTCGGCCGTCTCGCAGTGATCTCCGAGGGCCTGATGGACATGATCCGCGACCTCGAAGCCCGCTCCAAGAACCGGATCGACCGCGGAGAGATACCCACCTTCGAAGCAGGCTTCATGCTCGGCCTCACCGCCGCACACTCCCTCATCAAGGGACTGACCGTAGACGAGACATGGTCCGTCATCGACCGCCTCAACCAGCTCTGGCTGGACTACGAGCAGGAAGCAGGACGAGCATGAGCGAACAGTGGATGCGTACCGTGTGGGACGCCACTGTCGACGACTGCCTCACCGGCCACGACGACTGCACCTACGGCGGTATGACACCACAGTCCGGGTACTGGCTCGCGGCCGACGGATGCACGCGTCTCCATGATGAGCGGTGCGCCTGGTGCCTGGAGGCCGCCGAGACAGGTTTCTCCGACTGGGCGCCCGACGGCTTCTCCATCTACCGCGTACCCGCCTGCATGTCCTGCGCGCTGCAGTGGACGCAGATCGACCCGCGCTGGAAGAGAGCCACCGTATGAGCGACGAACTGCCCGACAGCGAGTTCACCCCGCTCAACGAGAACGCCGTACGCCTCCACGAGCTGTACCTAGGCTGGATCGAAGCGGGCTTCCCCGAGGAACGCGCCTTCGACCTCGTCACCACGACCTGGCTGAACTACCTCGCGGACGACTGACATGTCGACAAAGACACCTGAGCAGAAGCTCGCCCGGCAGATCCAGCGCGAGACCGGCGAGAAGTACATGGTCTGCCTGCGCATCGCCCGCGCCCGCATCAAGGCCGCGGGCAACTGGGTCGCCTGACACACGGAAGGGCCGCCCCCACCGGTGCGCAGGGACGGCCCTCACCTCAACGAGTTCCTCACTACTGGAACACCGCGGAGCGTATCACCGCTTCCGGCGGTAGCAGGGGAGCGTCCACACGATCGAGCGGCGCGTCTTGTCCTTCTGCCGCCAACCCGCGTACATGCTGTCCCGCATCCTCTCCACCGTCGAGGAAGCGCCGGTCGGCAGGAGCGCGTAGTGCCGGTCCGGTGTCCACCCCATCCTGATGAGGCAGTCCCCGATCTCCGCCCCGGGGAACGGCTCCAGGTCAGGGTCACGGTCCCGGTACAACAGCTCGCAGATGTCGGTGCCCTTCACCCGCAGGATCCAGTCGTAGTTGTTGTTCACGCGGACGTAGGCGGTCCGCCACTCCAGCTCGCTCACATCAGCCCCTCCGTCACGCTGGCCTGGTCCTCCGGCCGGTTGTACAGGTGTACTTGAGTGCCTTTCAGTGACCACCCACCGTGGCGGGCGATCTCGGTCGTGGGCTTACGGGCCCGGAATGCCATGGTTGCCCCGGATGCGCGGGTGGAGTGAGCACGATACCGGCGCCCGGACGGCGCCGAGAGGCCCGCGGCCAAAGCCGCATTCTTGACAACCCGCCCCAGCCACGCCCCGTCCATCCGGTAGGGCAGCACCTTGTGCGTCACACCGGTACTGACCAGGCGACGGAACAGGGGCCCCTCGAACTGCCCCCGCGTCTCCAGGGTATCGACCCACAGCCGCAGAGCGGAGACCGCGTCGGACAGAGGATGCGAGCCGGGGTCGATCACCAGGTGACGGCCCCGTGCCCGCTGGTCCTCCTTGGACTTCGCGATGTAGAGGACGACCTTGCCGCGGGTGAAGCGGACGTCGCCGCAGTCCAGGCCCACCAGTTGGGAGCGCCGGGCGAACGCGCCGGTCGCCACCAGCAGCGCGGCCCGGTCCCGGATACCGAGGACATCGTGGCCGATGGTCGCGGACATCCGCCGCAGCTCGTCGATGGTGTAGGTGGCTGCCTCGTCGCGCCGCCAGCCTGCCTCGACCAGCTGCCTGCGGTACGCTCCGACCACCCGCCACGCGTCGTCCCGGTTGGGCATGTGCTTCTTGGGCACGTCGTACTGGTCCTGGAAGAACACCACCGCGGACAGGCCCTGTTCGATGATGGACAGCGAGTGCCCGAGGTCGCACCGCTCGGCGATCCAGTTGGTCAGGTCGTCGGAGGAGACAGGCACCGGCCGCACACCGTTGTCCAGACACCACGTCAGGAACTTGCGCCACTCGCGCTTGTAGGCCTTGAAGGTCTCCACCGGTACGGACTCGCGCAAGCGACGCGCCGCGGACTCTGACAGATTCCTCCGCCGGGGCGGCTGCGGCGTCGGGAGAAGATCATTTACAGCGTTCGTCCACTCGAAGTTGACGAGAGTCATAGTAAGGCATCTTACAACCACTCCCGTCAAAGGCGAGTTGACATTTCGAAGATCGTTTCAGCTGGAGTACCGGGATCATCGCCCTCGTCGGCTGGCGTCGCTGAGCCCAGACATACGAGCGCCCCGCCTTGCGGTCACCATGTGCCTGGACGGCTGGCTCCTACGACGGGGCGCTCTGGATGAACCAGGCTCAGGGGCCCGGCAACGCCTAGGACCCGAAGGTCCCGACGTGCGCAGTATCCCACACCACCATGCAAAGGGATTCCCCATGTTCGTCGCCGTCCAGAACCACTCGACCCGCGTGAGCGATGCCGATGTCTCCCTGATGGTCCGTGCCGTCGCGCACCAGGTCCGCTACGACGTCGCCCCGGCGTGGGGCTCGAAGACGGCGGCCGTGGTGTTCGTGCCGGTGGGTTCGGCTGTCCCGGCAGGATCCTACGTGATCACTGTCTACGACGACGCCGACCAGGCCGATGCGCTCGGGTATCACACCGAGGACGAGAACGGCACGATCTACGGCAAGGTCTTCGTCTCGCCGGTCCTGGACAACGGCGGCACGGTCAGTGTCGGTGAGCTGTCCGTCTCCGCGGTCCTCTCCCATGAGGTGCTGGAGACGTTCGCCGACCCGCACGTGCAGCTGTGGTCCTCCGACGGCACGGACGGTTTGTACGCGTATGAGATCTGCGATGCGGTCGAGGACGGCGCCTATGCCGTGCACATCGCGGGCAAGCGGGTCTCGGTGTCGAACTTCGTGCTGCCCGCCTGGTTCGACAGCCAGACTCCGGCTGGTGAGCGTGTGGACTTCCTGGGCCAGCTGTCGCGGCCTTTCGAGATCTCCCAGGGCGGGTACGCCGTGAAGATCACGCTGGGCAAGGACACGAAGGTGGATCAGGTATTCGGCGAGCGTTTCCCGGAGTGGAAGAAGGCGTCGAAGCGGCACCCGCTGGCGCGTTTCTCGCGCCGTCATTCTTTCTGATGCTCGGGAGCTTGGTGTAGCGGGAACACGGTCCTCTCCAAAGGGACAGTCAGGGGTTCGATTCCTCTAGCTCCCGCCCACTCGTCTTCCCTGACGTGCCAGACGGGCTTTTCTGTACAGCTCCAGCAGGCGCGCACGTGACGCTTCTCGCGCGGCTCGTTGGGTCTCGGAGTTCCACCAGTCCGATGCTGTCCCGTGTTTCGGGCATTCCGGGTTCCAGTTGAGTGCACCGCCGATGGACAGGCGCTGGCACGCGCAGTTTGCCACGAAGCAGCGCTTCAGGTGCTGTTCCAGTCCGCGACGGACGTACTGCTCGCAGTGCGGGCATTCCGGATTCCGTCGTCTTTTTGAGGCTTTGCGGCATTTACCCATGGCGCTGGCCTTTCTCTGTGAACTCTCACAAAGGACATCATCCATGAGTTTCCACATTCATGCGGCAGGCCGTGTGGCTGACGCCGTCGAGCAGGTCAAGAACATCCAGTGGGTTCCTGAGAATCCGCAGGCCGAGCGGACGCGGGACTTCGTTCTGGCGCAGCTGGAGGCGTGGCCGGTGCATGCGAACTCGCCGAAGGGTGTGCTCGTGGAGGCGTCGGGTCACCAGGATTCGTTCAGCCAGAACCTGACGCTGACGATCCGGCCGCTGTACATCCAGGAGCCGCGGCAGGAAGCCGAGGGCGATGCCTGATGTCTTCTCCGTGCGATTCCATGATGCGGTATTTCGAGTTCTCGCATCTGCCCGCCAAGCTTCAGCAGGTGTCGCGGCACTTCTACACGGTGGCCGATCTGGTGCGGAACACCGTGCCGGACGGGCCGGAGAAGACGGTGTGCCTGCGGAAGTTGCTGGAGGCGAAGGACGCGGCGGTGCGGGCGGCGCTGGATCTTCCGGATCTGTGATGCTTGCGTGCTACCGGGTGGTGGCGCCGCGGATGAATGAGATGGCGACGTGGCTGACGTGCAATGACGTCGAGCCGAACCTGGTGCCGTACCGGTCGGATGTGTTCGTGGAGTCGGCGGACGGCGAGAAGTGGATCATCCGTCACCAGGTGTATGTGCGTACCGAGTTGGGGGCGCTGACGTATGACGCGGCGTCGCGGGAGTACGTGTGTGAGGAGCGGGTGGTCCCACTGCTGAATGATCCGCCGATGTGGTGGCTTGAGGAAGCCGCCCCGACGGGTGGCGGGGCGGCTCCTGCCGGGCCCACCGGAGCGGAGGCTGCGGTGAGTGAGGAAACCGTAGCAGAGAGTGCTCCTGATTGTGACTGACGCGCCGAGCCGTTGATTCTCATCCGGCCGCGCGGGCGGGCGTCTTCGAAACGAAGGCGCCCTTCTTCATATCCCTAAGGAACATCAGCATGGCGAGGACGACAACCGTGACCTACACCCCTGCGTCGGTGGTGCTTCCGGAGTGGGAGTACACCGTGCACCTGTTCCCGGTAAGCGATCTGCGCGTGGAGCCGGTGGATGACATCGTGGCCGCGTACTTCCAGGAGCAGGGCTCGATGATCCTGTTCAAGGACGCCGAGCACACCGTCGTGCGTGCCTTCCAGGCGTCGTCAATACTGCAGATCGTGCGCGGGGACGATCCCGTTGACGACGAGTGACGATTTCGACCTGGAGTACCTGAAGGGTCAGGTCGAGGCGCTGGTCCGGACCGGGGACACCAAGCGGCTGAAGCTGGTGCATGCGCAGCTGAAGGCGGCGGTGGACCGCAAGCAGGCCGCGGACCGTACGGCGCGGTGGGCGAAGGATCCTGCCTCGTGGGTGCGGGACCGGCTGGGTCAGACGGTGTGGTCCAAGCAGGCCGAGATCATGGAGTCAGTGCGGGACCACCGCAAGACCGCCGTCCGCTCCTGCCATGGTGCGGGCAAGTCGCATGTGGCGTCGCTGGTGGTGTCGTGGTGGCTGGACGCGCACCCGCCGGGCGAGGCCTTCGTGGTGACGACGGCGCCGACGACAGCGCAGGTCCGCGCGATCCTATGGCGCTACATCCGGCGCATGCACAAGTCGGCGAGTCTGCCGGGGCGTGTGAATCAGGTTGAGTGGCTGATCGACGAGGAACTCGTCGCGTTCGGCCGCAAGCCCGCGGATGCGGACGAGTCCGCTTTCCAGGGTATTCACGCGCCGTATGTGCTGGCCGTTCTGGACGAGGCGTGCGGCATCCCGGAGTCGCTGTGGATCGGCGCCGAGGCCATCACGACCGGTCCCTGGTGCCGGATCCTGGCGATCGGCAACCCCGACAACGCGGCCACGCACTTCTTCAAGGTCTCCCAGCCGGGCTCCGGCTGGAACTCGGTACGCATCTCCGCCTACGACACACCCAACTTCACCGGCGAGAAGGTGCCCGAGGTGGTGGCCGCCTCCCTCATCTCCAAGGAGTGGGCGGAGGAAAAGAAGCAGGAGTGGGGCACCGAGAACGCCCTGTACCGCTCCAAGGTCGAGGGTGAGTTCACCCTGGACTCTGCAGACACCGTCGTGCGGTCCACGGACGTGGCGACCTGCCGCCTGGACACCGAGGCCAAGTACTCCCCCGTCGACCTTTCCCCCGTGGAGCTGGGCGTTGACGTCGGCGGGGGCCTGGACGAGACCGTCATCCGTGAGCGGTGCGGGATCCTCGCCGGGCGCGAGTGGCGCATCCGCACCGACCGGCCCGAGAAGATCGCACCCTTGGTGCTGCGGGCGATACGCGAGTCCGGCGCCACCACCGTGAAGATCGACTCGATCGGTGTGGGCTTCGGCGTCATCGGTGAACTGCGCAACGCCGCCTCCCGGGGCGAGCACAACGCGCGGATCATCGGCGTCAACGTCTCCGAGAACCCACGGGACAAGAAGAAGTTCGCCAACCTCCGCGCGGAGATGTGGTGGACGATCGGCCGCGAGCTGTCCGCCAGCGGTGGCTGGGACCTGTCCCGCATGGACAACGGCGACGTCACCTGCGCGCAGCTGCTGCAGCCGCGGTGGGACCTGGATACCAAGGGCCGCATCCTCGTCGAGCCCAAGGACAAGATCCGTGACCGGATCGGCCGCTCCCCGGACAACGCCGATGCGTTGCTGCTGGCCTACTTCACCGGGGCCAAGCCCCGGATGCGTTTCCTGTAACCACCATCATCAAGCACAGGGACCACGATGAACTACCAGAAGACCGATGCACCTCCGTCACGAACGACGGTGCGACCGGCCGCTGTGCCGTCGCCGTCGATCATGGGCAGGCTGATCGTGCTGGCGATGGAGATCCCGCCCGCCACCTACATCGCCGTCACCGGTCACGCGCCGGTGTGGGCGAGGCTGTGGCTGGGCGTGTTCCTCTCGACGTGGCTGCTGGCCACTGTCGTCCAGGCGGCGAAGGCCCAGCAGGGAGGCTCTCGGTGAGCGAGGAGACCTTCGTCATCCCCTGCAAGCCGCGTACCGTGCGCCAGGTCGCCGAGTGCGTGGACCCCGGGGACCATCACGCCAAGCACCGGAAGCTGACCGATCTGTGGCACTTCTCGTGCAACTGCGGCTACTCCAGCGGCTGGCGCCCCGAGGACGAACTGCCGATGTCATCGACCGACTTCATCATGCTGCACCTGCCCGACCGGGACTTCCTGGAGCGGGAGAGGATACAGACGCTGATGGAACTGGGGTGCACGTGCCATGAATGACAACACCACCAACCGCACCCTGCTGCCGAAGCTGTCGCCGAAGGCGCTGTCGTCACTCGGTGCCGGAGTCTTCGCCCTGGCCGCCGTAGCGCTGATCGCCCTGGGCGTCGGCCTGATCTACATCCCGGCCGGTGTCATCGTCGCCGGGCTCGGGCTGCTCGCCTTGCAGTACCAGTTCTTCGCGGGCTGATTCGCCCCGCATGCGCTGGATACCGCGGCGGCTGGACGACTCCATCCATTCCCGGGTGGCTTCCAGGTTCGGGTCGGCGCCGATCTGGTCGAGGTCGACTTCCAGGTCCTTCACGGTGAGCCGCATGTGGCCGCCGATGGCCTGAAGGTATTTGACCAGGGTGTCATAGCGGACGGCCGGGTACTTGGCCTCGATCTGGTTGACGCGCTTCTTGGTCACGCTCATGTGCTCGGCGACCTGTACTTGCGTCATGCCCGCGGCACGCCTGAGGTCGGACAGCAGGTAGGTGCGTTCGGTCATGGCGCCGCCTGGGGTGAGCGTGATGGTCAACGTCGTGCTCCTCTTCCTGGTGATCGCTTCCATTATGCGTCACCGATTGCTGCCCGCCCTCCCCCCGGGATCGGCGGGTTTTTCCTTTGAATTGAAGACGCCCGTCGGGGCGGCTCTTACGAATTGAAGACGGAGGGTCCTGTGGCGCGCACACTCCTGGGATCCGTCATCAATCGCAGCCCCGTGCCCTACGTTCCGAGTGGTGCGGGCAAGCGGACCTGGCTGCCGTCCACGGCCAACCCGGGCGGTATGGGCGCCCAGATGGATGCGCTGGGCCGGGTCGGCACGCTGTTCTCGATCGTGGACCGGATCGTCACCGCGTACTCGCAGGTCGAGTGGCGGCTGTACCGGGTCCCCAAGGACGGGCGGCGCCGGTACGAGCCGGGTACCTCCAACGCCCTGGACGGGCGGGTCGAGGTCACCAAGCATCCCGCGCTGGACGTGTGGAAGCGGCCGAACCCGTTCTTCATGGGCACCGCCTTTCGTGAGTCGGCGCAGCAGCACGAGGAACTGGTCGGCGAGCAGTACTGGGTCGTCAACAAGAACGCCTACGGCATTCCGACCGAGCTGTGGTTCGTGCGGCCGGACCGCATGGAGCCGGTCCCCGACGCCGAGAATTTCCTCGCCGGATGGATCTACCGAGGGCCCGCGGGCGAAGTGGTGCCGCTGCGGGTCGACCAGGTCATCTACCTGCGCCGCCCGCACCCCAAGGACCCCTACCGGGGCATGGGCGCGGTGCAGGCCATCATGGGCGACCTCGACGCCCGGTATCTGTCCAGCGAGTACAACCGGAACTTCTTCCTGAATTCGGCGACGCCGGGCGGTGTCATCGAGTCCGACAACAACATTTCGGACGAGGACTTCAACCAGTTCCAGGCGCGCTGGGCGGAGGCCCACAAGGGCGTCACCAATGCGCACCGGGTGGCCATCCTCGAAGCCGGAATGCGCTGGGTCGACCGCAAATACACGATGGACGACATGCAGTTCGTGGAACTGCAGGAAGCCTCCCGCGAAACCATTCGCGAAGCATTCGGATTCCCGAAAGCCATGACCGGCGCCACCGACGACGTGAACAAGGCCAACGCCTACGCGGGCGAAGTCATGTTCGCGAGATGGATGACGAAGCCGCGTCTGCTGCGGGTCAAGGAAGCCCTGAACTGCATCTACCTGCCCATGTTCGGCCCGGCCGCCGCGAACCTGGAATTCGACTTCGTCAACCCCGTTCCCGAGGACGACGAGATCTCCGCCCAGGTGCTGTTCAACAAGGCGCAGGCCCTCAAGTTCATGGCGGACACCGGCCTGTTCGAGGCGAAGGACATGGTCGAGGCCTGCGGGCTGCCGCCCATGACGGAACTGCCCGAGCCGCGCACCGCCGCGCCCGGGGCCGGAGCACCGCTGCCGGAGCACCCCCAGAGCCCGGAGCACGACGAGGACGAGAACGCGCCCGTCCACCCCGATCAGAAGCCGCAGCTGAAGCCGCCACCACCCACCGGCTGGCACAGCCCCGCCGACGACTGGCTTCACACCTGAACTGCCGCCGAGGAGGCGACCCATGCCATTCATTGAGCTGGTGGCGCAGCGCCGCTCTCCGGGACCCCCGGCAGGCCTGCAGCCCCCGGAGAACGCCCAGGACTGGTACCGCATCGACAACGCCGTGGAGGACGAGGACACCACCGACGTCCACGTCTACTCCAGCATCGGTGGCTGGTTCGGCATGTATGCGGACGAGTTCATCGAGGACATCAAGCAGATCACCACGTCCAAGATGAACATCCGGCTGAACTCCCCTGGCGGCAGCGTTTTTGAGGGTATTGCCATCGCCAACGCGATCCGCAACCACCCCGCGACCGTCACCGTCTACGTCGACTCGCTGGCCGCGTCCATCGCCTCCGTCATCGCCATGGCGGGCGACCGCCTCGTGATGATGCCGCAGTCGCAGATCATGGTCCACAACGCCTCCGGAGCCTGCTACGGCGACGCCTCCGAGATGACGAAGATGGCCGACCTGCTCGACAAGCAGAGCCTGAACATCGCACAGGCCTACGCCGAGCACTCCGGGCGTCCGCTCGCCGAGTGGCAGCAGTACATGGACGCCGAGACCTGGTTCACCGCCGAAGAGGCCGTCGCCGTCGGCCTTGCCGACGAGGCGATGCCGATGAAGCCGAAGAAGACCGAGGACGCCGACGACGCGGTCCTCGCCACCACCGCGGCGGCGCGGACGTGGGACCTGTCGATGTACCACTACGCGGGCCGCGAGAAGGCACCCGCACCGCGCATCACTGTCCCCGCAGCGCCCTTCACGGCGGGCGGCATTCTCACCGCCAGCATGCTCCGCGGACTGAAGAAGCCCGTCGTCAACGGAGTGCTGCGGCAGTTCGACGAAGGCGACCGCGTGGCCGCCATCGTCAAGCACGAACCCGAGCACGACCAGGGCACCATCGCCGTCGTCAACGGCAACGCCTACGGCGTCATCTGGGACAAGCCCGATGACGACACCGTCGAGAACGACACCGACGTCTACCGCTGGTACACCGACGACGAACTGCAGTGGCTCGGCGGCGGCGAAGACCACGACCCCGACGAGGCGAAGAACTCCGAGCCCACCCGCGAAACGGTCAAGCCCGGCATCTCCCACCCCAAGGGCGTCCCCCTGCCCCCGCACGCTGCAGCAGACCCCGTCGTGGTCTTCAACGGCTACAGCTCGGACCTGGTCCGCATGATCCAGGACGCCATCCGCGCCGAACTCGTGGTCGAAGGCACCGCCTGCCCCTCGCACTCCACCGCCGTCAAGGACGGCACCTGGGACGCAGGAGCCAACGAGGGCCACCTGCCCTCCCCGGTGCCGCTGACCGACGTCAAGAAGACCTACGCCTACTACGACGAGAGCCAGGTCGCCGACGGCGCGGTGCCCAAGAGCGCCGCCAAGTTGCCGCACCACTTCGTCTCCGCCGACGGCACCCCCGGCGCCGCATCCATCAACGGCGTCCGCAACGCCCTGGCCCGTCTCCCACAGACCAAGGGCCTGTCCGACGAAGAGCGCAGCGCCGCAGAAGCGCACCTGCGCAAGCACCTTGACGCCTACTCAGGCGACAGCGAAGACGAGGACCACGTGCACGAGGAAATCGACGACGCCTCAAAGACTTCACCGCCCCCGGACGAAAACGAGCCGGACACGGATGAGGACCCGGACGCCGAGCCGGACGAGGACGAAGACGAGCCCGACGACAAGGCCAAGGCGCCGGTCGACGAATGGGCCGGTGTCGTCAGCTCTCTCACCACACCGTCGCCCAGCGCGGACGACGTGTTCAACAGCCTGAAGGAGGCTTGGTAATGTCCACGCCCACGATTCCGCGCAATGACGCCGAACTGGAAGAGATGTTCAACGACGGTTCCACCGTCAAGGACGTCTTCGCCTCGCGTCAGGGCGCCCTCGACTTCATCAAGTCCTACGCCAACCAGTTCAACAAGGCCACCGGCGGAGACCTCGACTCCCAGATCGAGGCAGCCGTCCAGGACGGCCTCATCAAGTACCTCGCCGCACAGGGCTCCACCGACGCCAAGGGCGACGCCAAGCGCCTCGACCTGCGCCCCGCCAACTCCGTCAAGCACGCCCGCCTCGGCGACAAGTACAACCCGCAGGCCCCGGGCGCCAAGCTGGACAACATGTTCGGCGACGTCAAGGAGTTCATGGCCGCCATCTGGCACGGCACGCGCACGCCCGAGGCGGTCGCCACCCAGCACCAGATCAAGCAGATCATGAACTCGTTCGGGTCCACGGTCCCGGCCGACGGTGGTTTCTTGATCCCGGAGACGCTGCGCTCGGAGCTGCTGCGTGTCGCGCTGGAGAAGGCCGTCGTCCGCTCCCGGGCCCGCGTCGTCCCGATGGAGACGCTGACCGTCCCCTTCCCGATGATCGACTCGACCTCCAACGCGTCGAACATCTACGGCGGTGTCACCGCCTACTGGACGGAAGAGGCTGCTTCTCTCACCGACTCTTCGCCGACCTTCGGTCGCGTGAAGCTGGAGGCGAAGAAGCTCACCGCCTACAGCGAGATCCCGAACGAGCTGTTCGCGGACTCGATCATCTCGCTGCAGATGTTCATCAACGAGATCTTCCCCGAGGCCATCGCCTGGTTCGAGGACATTGCTTTCATCCGCGGCACCGGCGTCGGCGAACCCCTCGGCTTCCTCAACGCCGCGGCGACCGTCACGGTCAACAAGGAGACCGGCCAGCCCTCCACCACCCTCGTGTGGGAGAACCTGGTCAAGATGTACGCCCGCATGCTCCCGTCGAGCCTCTCCTCGGCCGTGTGGATCGCGCACATCGACACCTTCCCGGAGCTGGCGACCATGTCGCTCTCCGTCGGCACCGGCGGTTCCGCCATCTGGCTGAACAACGGCGTCGCCGGTCCCCCGATGACCATCCTCGGCCGCCCCGTCTTCTTCACCGAAAAGGCGAACTCGCTGGGCACCGCGGGCGACATCAACTTCGTCGACCTCAGCTACTACCTGATCGGCGACCGCCAGGCCATCCAGGCGGACACCTCCCCGCACTACCGGTTCCAGAACGACCAGACGACTGTTCGGTTCATTGAGAGGGTCGACGGCCGTCCCTGGATCCAGTCCGCCATCACCCCCAACCAGGGAAGTAACACCCTCTCGCCCTTCATCCAGCTGCAGACTCGCTGAGCCACAAACATAACTGAATAAGCGTCACCCCGAAAAGGCTCCGGAATTCCCCGGGGTCCTTTTTTGTGCCCGGCGAGGCATTGAAACCCCTCGCCGGGCATTGCAGCGCAGGCAGTGGCACCCCTGCGTCAAGTCTTCGTGCCGTACATGAGGAGCAATTCCCATGTCTATGACTGCTCTCGGGCGGGCGTTCAACGTCCAGCCCGCCTGCGATGGCGTGTGGATCAACCTGAAGGATGCCGGGGGTGTGGCCTTCCTGGGCTACCTCGCTTCCACGGGTGACACGTACACCCTCCAGGAGGCGAAGGACAACGCGGGTACTGGTGCGCAGAACCTGGCGAAGATCACCACGTACTGGACGAACACGGGTAACGCGTCGGACACCTGGACTCGTAACACCCAGGCTGCGGCTGCGACTGTCACCACGACTTCTGCTGCGGCGCAGTCGGCGGTGGTGTTCGAGGTGAACATGGCGTCTCTGTCGGACACTTACAGTTACGTGAAGGTGACTTCGACGGGTGCCGGTACGGTCACTGCGATCCAGCGTGATCTGATGGTTCAGCGTCGGCCCAGCAACCTGACGAAGATGGGCTGATAGCCATGAGTACTCTCATTCAGGGCGATCAGCTGCGGGCGCTGCGGTACGGGCAGAAGGTGGACCGTGCGACGGCCACTCTGCCGCAGACGACGGCTGGTTCGCTTTTCACTGTCACGGGTGGCCGCGTTGTGGTCACGTCGATTCTGGGCGAGGTTACGACCGCGATCCAGAACCAGGCGAACAACACGAAGCTGCAGTCGGTGCCGACCACGGGTTCCACGGTCGACCTCTGCGCCGTCGTGGACATCGCCGCTCTCGAAGTCGGCGGCTTCCTGTCGCTGACGCCGGACCTGGACGCCACGCCGTTTTCGGTGGCGCTGCAGAAGCAGAACGCGGGTGCGATCTCGCTCCCGGTGACCGGTCTGATCATCCCGATCGGGGCGATCAAGCTCAACTGTGCCGCGTCCAACACCGGTTCGGTGAAGTGGAGCGTGACTTACGTGCCGTTCGACAACGGTGCGTACATCACTGCGGCCTGATCAACCACCTCGGAGTAACTGATGTCATCTGTGCGGACGTGCGCCGACTGCACCACGCAGTATGCGCTGGATTTGGCTGCATGCCCCCACTGTGGCAGCAGTGACTACGCCGGAGAAGGGGGAGCCGTGACCAAGCGGTTCCCCCTCTTCGTTTCTCTTTCCTGTCCCGGTTGCGGGCGCGGGCCGTGGACGGTGCGTCTGCAGTCGGTGCTGACCGGGCTTGTCGAACTTCCGACTCTGGCCTGCGCCTCGTGCGGTAGCCGGGTGCCGGTCACCTGGCCTCCCGAGGAGGAGCCGATGTCTCCGAAGATCACCGTCCATGGCGGTGCCACGAACGCCCGCGAAGCAGACGTCTCCCCGGCTGCTGACGCGGGTCAGCCGCCCCAGGCCGTAGCCGAGGACGGCCTGGGGCGCACCAACCCGTCTGACCCGGCGGCTGAGGTGCCGCTGGGTGAGCTGCTGCCTGAGGCACCCGTCGAGGCGGTTGTGAGCGAGCCGGATGCGGACCCGTATGCGGGGATGTCCCTGGCTGAGCTGCGGGCTGCGGCCGACGCGCGCGATGTCGCTTCCTATGGTTCCAAGGCGCAGATCGCTGAGCGGCTGCGTGAGGCCGACGAGCAGGCGAAGGCCGAGTCGTCCGAGGATGAGAGCGAGTAAGCCATGGCCCTCGGATTCTCTACCGCGGCGGCGAACTCCGCCCTTGACTCCCTGGGCAGCACCTACTCGTGGATCAAGCTCCACACCGCTGCTCCTGGTGCTGCTGGTACCACTGCTGCGGCCACGGAGACCACGCGTAAGCAGGTGACCTGGGCGTCGGCGTCGAGTGCGTCGAAGGCCTCGTCGGCGGACTTGGTGTGGACGTCGGTGGCGGGTACGGAGACGTACACGCATTTCTCGTTGTGGACGGCGTCGACCGCTGGCACGTTCGGTGGTTCGGGCACGATCACGGCGAATGGTGTGACGGCTGGCGATACGTTCACCATCCCTTCGGGATCGCTCACGCTGACGCTGCCTGTCGCCACCTGATGTTAGGGAGGTGACCGGTTGTGACGAGCTTCTCCGACAACTTCAACCGGGCTGACAGCACCGATCTGGGTGCCAACTGGGTTGAGGTCAGCGGGGATTGGAGCATCGTCTCCAATCAGCTCTCGCCGGGCAACGCGGGCGGCACGATCATTCTGCGGTGTGCCACGGCGATGGCGACGAACGATCACACGGTCCAGATCACCATCGCCGCGACCGCTGCAGTCAGTCAGGGCATTTGGGCTCGCGGCAACTCGAACATCACATCGGGTTACCTGTGGCGTAACAATGGGACGAGCTGGGACTTGTTCTCCGTCGTGGGCGGGTCCTTCACCAGTATCGGAACGTTCGCGGCGGCAGCCTCCCCGGGCGACATTGCGAAGTTGCAGGTCCAGGGCACCACCATCACCGGCTATGTCAACGGTGTCGCCAAGGTGACTGTCACGGACACGGCCGTCTCCACCGGCACGTCTGTCGGTGTGCGGGGTGAGTCGACGAACTCACTGCGCTATGACGATTTTTCGGCCGCGGACTTGACGGGCAGTGTCTCCGGCACCGCCACCGCGTCACTGGGCGGTCTCACAGGGGCTGCCTCTGGTACGCCGACGGTGAGTGGCACGGCGGCCGGTTCCCTGGGGGCCCTGTCCGGTGCAGCCAGTGGTGTGCCGACGGTCCGTGCCACTGCGTCGGGATCCTTCGGAGTCCTGGCGGGCGCGTCGAGTGGTACGCCGACGGTCGTTGCGGGGGGCGCGTTCAGTGGCGGCGCACTCACCGGCGGTGCGGGCAGTGTCCGTACCGTCGTCGGCTCAGCCAGCGGCTCCCTTGGGGGTCTGGTGGGCGCTGCCGGTGCACCCGCGCATGTGAATGGCACGGCCAGCGGCACGTTCGGAGCGCTCGTGGCAACCGGATACACCAACACACAGTCCTCCTCCTCGTCGTCCGGTTCGGGTGGCTGGTACCAGATGCTGAGCATCAAGGCCGAAGCCGTGGCGTGGAAGGTGTGGGAGCTGACCAATCCGCCGCTGGCCTGCCCGTATGACGGTGAGCCGCTGCGGGACACTCCGCGTTCGCAGCCCGGCGGCAAGTACTGCCCGCTGGGTGATTACCGCTGGCCGCAGCAGCCGCGCATCATCTGACCTTTTGAAGGGGTGAACAGTGAGCAGAGTCGGTGTCCAGACCGCGACCTTGGCGAATGTCGCCTCTTCCGCCACGAACGTGACCGTCTTCGCCGCCAACGGTGCCGCACGTATGCGGACGGTCTTCAATGACTCGACCGCCGTGCTCTATCTCAAGTTCGGTGCAACGGCGTCGTCTTCGAGCTACACGGTGCAGCTGGCCGCGGGTGCCTACTACGAGTTCCCGCAGCCCGTCTACGCCGGGCAGGTCGACGGGATCTGGGCCTCGGCCAACGGCAGCGCACGTACGACGGAGTGGTGATCCCATGCCTCTGTACCCGTCGCCGGGCAGCGTCTCCAGCGCGCTGAGTGTCTCCGGGGATGTCACCAGCCAGGGCCACGTCATTGTGGCCGTCGCGGGAAAGACTCTGAAGGTCAAGGAAGGCAGCAATGCGTGCATGGGCACCGCGACGCTGACCGCCGGGGCCGCCACGGTCTCCACGACGGCCGTGACCGCCAACTCCCGTATCCAGCTGACGATTCAGTCGCTGGGCACCGTCACCGCACCGAAAGCCGTCGCGGTCACCGCACGGTCGGCGGGCACCTCGTTCACCATCACCAGCGCGGACGCGACCGACACCAGCGTCATCGCCTGGACCCTGCTCGAACCCAGCCCCTGATGTGACCTCGCGAGAAGGGCAGCCCCATGGCCATCACGACGGGTGTCTACACGACTCGCGAGATCATCAAGCGTGGCCTGGACATCGCCCCGACCGCGCGCAACGACCGGCAGATCGACCGGTGCATCGAGTCCGCCGCCCGCCGGGTTGACGGTCTGTGCCACCGGATCTTCTACCCGAGACTCGACACGAAGTATTTCGACTGGCCGAACTACCAGCGGGCGATCCCCTGGCGGCTGTGGCTGGACGACACCGAGCTGATCTCCGCCTCCAACGTCATCTCCGGTGGCGTCACGGTGCCTTCCACGAACTACAACCTGGAGAGCAACCGCGTCGGGCCGCCGTACGACCGGCTGGAGATCAACATCTCCACCAGCTCGGCTCTCAGTGCGGGCTCGACTTACCAGCGCTCGATCGCCATCACCGGCCTGTGGGGCTACAGCAATGACGAGGACACCCTCGGTGCGGCGGTCGAGGCCCTGGACGACAGTGAGACCGCCCTGGACGTGGATGCCGAGACGTCCGCGGAGGTGGGTGTCGGCGCCATCATCCGCATCGATGACGAACGGATGATCGTCTCCGGGCGCAGTCAGCTCGACACCGGCCAGACGCTCGGCGGATCCGGTCTGAGTGCCAACAAGAATGACGTCACCGTACCTGTGAGCAGCGGTGCGGCGTTCGCCGTGGATGAGATCGTCACCATCGACGCCGAACGGATGCTCATCGTTGACATCCTCGGCAACGCCCTCGTCGTCAACCGCGGCTACGACGGATCCGTCCTGGCCAGCCACACAGCCGGTGCGGCCGTCTACGCCCCGCGCACCCTGACCGTCATCCGTGGCGCTTTCGGCACCACCGCGGCCAGCCACAGCAACGCCGCGACGATCTACCAGTGGAAGCCGCCGCCCGGCATCCGCCAGCTCAACACCACCGAAGCGATCCACGAGCTGATGCAGGAACAGACCGGGTGGTTTCGGACCATGTCCGCTTCGTCCAATTTCGGTGGCACCGCGAAGCGGTCGGCATCCATGGACGCCATCATCGACCTGCGTGAATCGGTGTACCAGCAGTACGGCCGCAAAGCGCGAGTGAGGTCCATCTGATGGCAGGCGACTTCGAGGTTTCCTTCCGATCCACGATGCGCAACCGATCTTTCACGAACGGGAAGATCCAACGGGACATCAAGGCATACGAACACGACGTCGCCTCTGCCATCGCCGACTCCGGCAAGGACGCCTGGCTGCACAACCTTGAGGGATCCATCCGCCACCCCACCCCGTACTACACCACGCGGATCGCCAAGCGGGAACTGTCCCCCACCCTCTACGAGATCCACGACCACGGCGTCATCTACGGCCACTGGCTCGAAGGCACCGGCTCCCGTAACGCCCCCGTCACCATCTTCCCCGGCTACCACGCCCTCGCACGCGCCAAGGAAACCACCAAGGCCAAGCGGGCGTCCATCGCACGCCGCATCCTGCGCCGCTACCGCTCCAGCGGACGCCTGACCTGAGAAGGAGGAGACCATGGCCCTGGACATCACGGGGATCCTGAACGCCATGGTCTCCCACGCTCTCAGCATCGGCTACTTCGACCAGGTCAACCAGCACGAGAGCAAACAGTCCGCGTTCGACGGTCTGACCTGCCAGATCTGGATCGAACAGATCAACCCGGTCCGCACATCCGGCCTTTCCACCACCTCGATCCGTATCCAGTTCGAAGTCCGTCTCTACAACGGCACCATGTCCCAGCCCTACGACGACACCGACTCCGACCTCGCAGAAGCCCTCGACGCCCTCATGCGGGACTACATCGGCGACTTCACCCTCGGCGGCCTCGTCCGGCATGTCGACGTCTTCGGCGCCTATGGTCCCGGCGTATCCGTGCGCACCGGCTTCATGAACCAGGACGGAAAAGAGTTCCGCGTCTTCTCCGTCAACGTCCCCGTCATCGTCGACGACTTGTGGGACCAGGCACCCTGACACAGCTTCATCTGATCAAGGCCCGCACCCGCGGGCCTTTTTCATGTCCCGAGGAGGGCAGTAGACATCGCAAAGACTAGCGGCCTCGGCGACAATTTCTACGTCGGGGGCTACGACCTGTCCGGCGACACCGCGTCCCTCGACAGCATCAGCGGCGGCCCGGCCGTCATCGACGTCACCGGCATCAACAAGTCCGCCTTCGAGCGGATCGGCGGTCTGCGCGACGGCAACATCGAGTGGACGTCGCACTGGAACCCGGACACCGTCGGTGTCACCTTCACCGAGCACACCGCACTGGCCGGTCTGCCCACTGCCGACGTCGGCCTCATGTACTTCCGTGGCACGACCCTCGGCAGCCCGACCGCGTCCATGGTGGGCAAGCAGATCAACTACGACCCCACCCGCGCCGACGACGGCAAGATGACCTTCAAGGTCCAGGCCCAGGCCAACGCCTACGGCCTGGAATGGGGTGTCGGCCTGACGGCGGGCATCCGTACCGACACGGCGGCCACCCTCGGCACCGGCGTGGACCTGGGTACCGGGCCGCTGTCCTTCGGCGCGCAGGCGTATCTGCAGGTCTTCGGCATGACCGGCACCGACGCCACCGTCAAGATCCAGGACAGCGCCGACAACGCCACCTTCGCCGACGTCGCTGGCCTCGCCTTCACCCAGATCACCACGACGGCGCGGCAGACCCAGCGGATCTCGGTGTCCAACACGACCACGATCCGCCGCTACGTGCGCGCGGTCACGGTCACCACGGGCGGCTTCACCAGCCTGCCGTTCGCGGTCGCCTTCACGCGCAACGACACGGCCGCAATCGTCTTCTGATCCATCGCATCCCGGGGAGAGACCGATGCAGCGCATGAACCGGATCGAGCCGCAGGGCCGCGTCCAGGACTACAAGACCTACCAGATCGTCTCGCCGCTGAGCACCCACTGGGAACCGGCGACCTGTGCCCAGGTCGACTGCCCGGAGTACCTGGGCGGCTGGCGGATGCGGATCGAGGGGCTGCCGCCGGAGATGGTGCACGCGGCCCGCACCTCGGGCCGGAAGTACACCGAACTGGAAGTCACCGCCGACGAGCACTGGCTGGTCTTCGAGGCCGGTCAACCCTGCTTCCGTGCCCCGCTGCACCGGCGGCTGCTGGACAAGCAGGAGATCTACATCGCCCGCGACGGCGACTACCGAGGCAACCCAACCGGGCATGTGCGCAAACACACTCGGCCCGAGTTCTGGGTCGAGGACTTCTCCGAGCACCAGGACCGCCTCGCCAGACAGATACAGCAGGGGTGAGTGTCATGAACGCAGTGAAGAAGCCGTTGTGGGACGACCACCCGGCCGTACGTACCGGCGGTGACCTCGATCTCGGTGAACGCGCTTCCGATCTGCTCAAGTTCGCGTTCGGTACCTGGACCATGCTCGGTCTCGTCGCCGCGTTCGTCGCCGCATGGCTGCTGTTCGTGAATGACCCAGGCGAACTAAGGCTGAATCTCGGCCTCTCCTGCACCGCGGCCGTCCAGGGAATCATCCTGCAGATCGCCGCCAACCGCGGCGACCGGATCGCCTCGGAACTCGCACTCGCCACGCACGAAAACTCCCAGGAACTCCTGGACATCAACCAGCGTCAGCTGGAAATCCTGACCGCTCTTCGGGAGATCCGTTCGGAGTTGATTGAGCGTTCGAGTGACGAACCAGCCTAGAGTTCGTATATGATGATCGCATGGCAAAAGGAGAACAGAGCGATCAACTCTGCGGGTGCGGTTGTGGGGAGTACACCACGCGGTACTCCAACGGAACCGTCAGTCAATTCCGTCGAGGACATGCCGCGCGCGTCAAGACCGGGGACGAGGCGCCTCGGTACAGGCATGGGATGTCCAGCACGCCTACCTGGTATAGCTGGTCGAACATGATCAATCGGTGCACGCGGCCCGCCAATCCCGCCTACGGACGCTACGGCGGTCGTGGAATCACCTTCTGCAGTCGCTGGCAAGGAATCGACGGGTTTTCCAACTTCTACGCCGACATGGGCGAGAAGCCGGACGGCTACACGCTGGAGCGGATCGACAACGACAGAGGATATTCGCCCGACAACTGTCGATGGGCCACGCGGAAAGAGCAGGCGCTGAACACGAGGAATGTTCGGCTCACCGATGTAGATGTTGAGTGGATTCGAAAGCACCCCGAACTCTCTCGTTCGGAGATCGCTAGGCGCTTCAGCATAAGCGACGCAACGGTCTCAAACATCAGAAATCGGAAGGGTCGTTTCAGCGACCCGTCCATGTAGATAGACGGACCCCAAGGCCCGAGGCACACCGCCTCGGGCCTTTGCCATGCCCCAAAACGGACAAGGAGGGACAATGGCTAAGAGTTCAGGTCTCGCGTGGACAACCCTCTCAGTGGATGACAGTGGGGGCACACCACGCGATATCAGGAATGATGTGACGAATCTCGAATTCGCCACACCTCGGGCAACCCAGGATGTCACCGGTATCGACAAGTCCGCGATGGAGCGTCTGCTTCTGCTGGCGGATTTCACGATCACGCTGAATGGCGTGTTCAACCCGGCCTCGAACGCCTCGCATGACGTTTTCAAGACGGTTCCGTCGACCAGCGTTCTGCGTACCGTTTCCATCACGGTGAACGGCAAGTCCCTGCCCAACGAGTGCATCTTCACTGACTACCCCATCACGCGCGCCGACTCTGGTGAGCTCACGTTCGCGGTTCCGGGGCAGCTGGCTGATGGCACGGTACCTACTTGGGCGTAATGTCCGTTTCGTAACTCGGCAGTCCATCGCTTTGCGGTGGGCTTTTTTCATGCATCCGGGGAGGATTCATGGCCGGTTTCCGGCGCAAGCGCAAGACGTACATGCTCGATTTCTCCGACACCGAGTGGGACGGTCTGCAGGTCAAGGTCAGGGGCCTTACGACCGGCGAGTACCTGCAGATCGTGTCCCTCAGCGGAGCGACCGACGAGGACAGCAAGGAGACGGAGCTGATGCTCCGCATGCTCTCCTCGCACATCGTCTCCTGGAACCTCGAAGACAACGGTGAGCCCGTGGGTGTCTCCTTCGAGGAGATCAAGGAGAACGACTTCCTGATGAACATGGCGATCGTCAATGCGTGGGTCGCGGCGATTTCTTCTGTTCCGGAGGACGTCGCAAAAAAATCGAGGACTGGAAACGATTCCCTAGTGGCGTCGATTCCTACGGAGATGTTGTAGCAAAACCCCCCGCGCTTATCCGCGCCCAGTGGCTCCTGGGTGTGGGTGAGCGTTTCGGGAAACTCCCCAGCGAAATCCTGGCTGAAGACGCCGAGCTGTTTCAGCTGCTGAACATCGAAGAACTCGGAAAGGGTGATGACTCCCGTGGCTGAGGACATCACTATCTTTATCCGGGTTCGCGATGCTACGCAGGGCGCCATCGGCCGGGTCACCCGTGACCTCGGGCGTCTGCAGACGCGTCTGCGTGCGGCGTCCAACGGCCGCAATGTCTTCGACCGTATCGGTGACAGCCTGCGCCGTACTCAGGACCACCTGCGGCGGTCCGAGGCGTTCGTGGGTCGTTTCCGTGGTGCACTGAACCGGCTGGGCGCTGCCGGTCTGACACCTCTGGCGCGCCTGTCGGACGGCCTGGGCAACCGGATGCGCCGCGTCTTCGGTGACGCCTCGCGTGCGGTCGGCATCTTCCGCGGCAACCTGGGGCGCGTCGGCCCCATGTGGAGCCGACTCATCGCCGGTGCGCGAGCGTTCGGTGACCGTATCGAGCGAAGCAGCCGCCTGACCAAGATCTTCCTGGCGATCATCGCACTGCTGGGTCCTGCGGCACAGCTGGCCGGTGCGCTGCTGATCACCGCCCTGGGCGCCTCGTTCATCGCGCTGGGCGCCTTCGCTCTGCGCGGCAGCGCGCAGGTGAAGAACGCTTTCCAGGGCATGAAGACCACGATCGGCAGTGTCGTTCGTGAAGCGGCTCAGCCGATGGAGGGCGCCCTGGTCGGCGGTATGCAGCAGCTGGCGCAGGCCGCCCGCGTTCTGCAGCCGCTGCTGACGCAGGCATTCACTGCCACAGCGCCTCTGGTCAAGAGCGTGGCTGGAGCAGTGACCGACTTCGCGGCCGGTGCGCTGCCCGGCATGACGACTGCACTGCAGCACGCCGGTCCTGCCATGGAGGGCTTCCGCACCGCCATGGGACAGGTCGGCCAGGGCATCGGCGACATGTTCAAGAAGATGACGGTCGGCAACGAAGCAGGACTGGCGAACGCCTGGAAGCTGGTCGGCGAGGAGCTGGACAACTTCCTGAGCAACCTGGGCGACTTCATCAACACGATGACAAACAGCGCCAGCGCCACCACACTCCTGCTCGGCGTCTTCCGTTCCTTCAGCGGAATCCTGCACATCGTCGAGGCCGCCTTCCAGGCCATCGACGAGGTTGCCTCGCCGCTGTTCCAGAAGATCAACGGCTGGGTCCAGGGCATGTCCGGACTCTCCGGCGTCTCGAAGCAGGTCGCGGCCTCCTTCAGCTACGTCGGCCTGAGTTCTGAACAGCTGCAGCAGAAGCTGGCCACGGTCAACCAGAAGATTCAGGATCTTCAGGAGAGCTACGGCAATATCAAGGGGCCCGCCAAGAAGGGCTTCATGGACAAGCACGGCTACAGCCAGCTTGTTGCCGAACGCGATGCCCTCGAAGGCGCCATTGCTGCTGCAGCGAACGGTTCGGCGTCCGCGAACGCCAATGAGACCAAGTCCATCAACGATCTCATCGACGCAACGCGGAACCTGAACGAGGCGAACCGCAACAACCTCGACGCCCGCGCCACTCTCGAACAGTCCATCGATGACGCCGACAAGAAGTACACCAAGTATCGCCACACCCTGAAGATGACCAATGGTCAGCTGGATCTGGGCAAGCAGTCTCAGCGCGATGCTTACGACCTGTTGTCGAAAATTGCTTCGGCGACGAATGACGCCACGAAGAAGGCTGAGGACTCGAAGGCGCCCTGGGAACAGGTCAATGCGGAATGGCAGCGCGGTCACGGCAGTATCGCGAAGCTGGCCGAGGCAATGGGCCTCAGCAGCACCGAGGCAGCAGCGCTCGCCGATCAGCTGGTCAAGATGCCCAGCCCCAAGGTCAAGTTCCGCATGGACAAGGCGGACGCCACCACTGACCTCAATGCCTTCAACGCGGCACTCAAGAAGACACCGAACGCGCACAAGGTGACGCTCAACGCGCTGTCTGAGTCCGGCGAAGCCGTCCTCGCCGCTTTTGGCCTCAAGATCAAGCGCCTGCCCAATGGCAAGGTCGTCATCACGGCCAAGAACGGCCAGGCCCTTTCTGCCATCGCCAGTGTGCAGAATGCGGTCAACGGTCTGCAGGGCAAGAGCATCGGCATCGGCATCTACAAGACGACGTACCTGAACACGGTGCGCGCCCCCGGAACTGCTGCCGACGGAAAGAAGTACCCCGGTGTCACCCCGAATGCGAAGGGCGGTCTGATCCGCAGGTTCGCCGAGGGCGGCGGGGTAGCCAACATTCCGTACGGCGGTTCAGTGACGGGTCCAGGGACCGGGACCTCGGACAGCATTCCTGCTCTGCTGTCGAACGGTGAGTACGTCATCAGGGCGGACTCGGTCCGTAAGTACGGCCTGGGCCTGTTCGACCGTATCAACGCTGGCAAGTACGCCAAGGGCGGCAAAGTCAGCAAGGCGACACAGGCGGAGCGGGATGCCGCTTCGCAGATGCGCGGTCAGTTCGGCATCTCCTATTTCGGGAAGATCGCCGGGTACACGCACACGCCGTACGAGAGGAACACGGCGCTCCCGCAGGATCTGGGGTCGTTGGTCTCCGCCCTGAATGACCTGCGCAACCAGATCAAGTCGGCTTTCCACGGCAGCAAGGAAGCCGGTCTGCTGAAGCAGTTGACCAAGGCCGGTAAGGCTCTGATCAGTTACGAGAAGAAGCTGACCGACGTCAACAAGAAGCTCGACGCCGCGAAGACGAAACTCAGTGACCTCAAGCAGGCTGCTGCCTCTTTGAACGACACCGTGAAGTCGGGTGTCATGACGGCCACCGACATCACGCAGGTGGCCACCGGCGAGGACAAGAACATCACCCTGTCCGACGTCATGGCGCAAATGCAAACCAGCGTCGACAAGTCGACATCCTTCTCGAAAGCGCTCAGCGATCTCAAGAGCCGCGGCGTTTCGAAAGACATCATCAACGAGATCGCGCAGGCCGGTATCTCCGGCGGCGGTCTGGAGACTGCGGGCGCCATTCTCAGCGGCTCCGACAGCGACATCGCCAACCTCAACGAGATGCAGAAGAAAATCAATGCCAACGCGGCCAGCGCTGGCAAGACGGCCGCCGACGCCATGTACGCGGCCGGGATCAAGGCTGCACAGGGTCTGGTCGACGGTCTGACGAAAAAGCAGAAGGACATCGAAAAGGCGATGATGAAGATCGCCAAGTCGATGGAGAAGAGCCTGAAAAAGGCTCTCGGTATCAAGTCCCCTTCTCGCGTCATGATGCAGGTCGGCCATCACACCGCGGAGGGATTCGCACTCGGCATCCAGAAGAACCGCCGGGTCCCGAATGCCTGGTCTTCGATGCTCAACGTTCCCTCCGGGGCCCCCACGGGCGGAGCGCAGGGAGGCGGAAGCGGGGTCTACACGATCCCGATCTACCTGGGCGGGAAGCTTTTCGAAGAAATCGTCCTGGACACCAACCGGCGCATCGTTCGTACGCGCGGCGGTGACGTCCAGAAGGTGTTCGGACGCTGAGAAACCAACGAAAAGAGGGGGCCTTCGGGCCCCCTCTTCTTTTCTGCCGCTCGGCAGCAGACATAAGAGGTGGTCACCATTCACCGGTATAAGTGCTACAACGCGCCGATGGCCACAACGGCTGCGACAGCTTCCGTGGCAACGGGCACCTCGATCAAGACGATGCTGCAGATCGCCACGCCGTCCACCCGGCAGGCCCAGCTGATCTCGTGGGGCTTCAATATCGAGTCGGGTCCGGCGACCGGTCCTCTCAAGATCGAACTGGTGCAGACGGACGTGGCGGCCACCGTGACTGCACACGTGGCGTCCGGCGTTCAGCCCTTGGATCCCAATGCGCCTGCGTCATTGATGTCGCTCGGTACATCGGGCACCGGTTACACCGCGACAGTCGAGGGTTCCACCACGGCGACCCGGACGTTCGACTTCGTCACGGTCGGCCCGAACTCTTCGTCCGCGGCAACTCTGGACTATTCCTATCAGTGGATGCCGGACGAGCGTCCCATCGTAGCGGTCTCGAAATTCCTGCGCATTCGAGCCACCTTTGCGACCAGCGCGAACATGGTTTGTTGGGTTTGCTGGGACGAGTGACCTGCGATTTCTCATAATGGAGGGTGTGCATGGCGGGGAGCATTGCACCACTCGTCATGGGCTGGCAGCGGCGCATGGGCGCGGTTGTCAGCCCTTTTGGTGCCACAGGAGAAGCCAGTAACGGGGATCCCGTTCAGGTGGAGATGTACATCGGCGGGTCGTGGGTCGATGTCACGTCGTATGTCATGGTTCGCGATGAGAACGGCAACATCACCATTACGCGGGGTCGTCGTGACGAAGGTTCCACGACTGAGCAGGCCAGCTGCACGCTGTTGCTGAACAACCGCGACGGCCGCTGGAGTCCTCGTAATCCGTCTGGTGTCTACTACGGCCTGATCGGGCGCAATACGCCGGTCCGTGTCTCGGTCCCGGATGGCCTCGGCGGTAAGTCGTACCGGTTTCAGGGTGAGATTGCGTTCTGGCCGCAGGGTTGGGACCCGACCGGCACGGATGTCTACACGGATATCGAGGCGTCCGGCATTCTGCGCCGCCTGTCGCAGGGTCCGGTTCCGCCGTACTCGCTCATGCGGACCGCGATCGGCACCTACCCTTCCACCAGTCTGATCGCGTACTGGCCGATGGAGGACGCCGAGGGCTCAACGACGTTGGCCAGCGCGCTGTCCACCGGATCGCCCATGACGTGGACGGGCAACCCGACGCTCGCCGGGTACGACAACTTCCCCGGCTCGGATCCTGTGGTCTCCACCGTCTCCACTGTGCTGACCGGTGGTGTTCCGGTCTACGACGATCCGACGGCGACGCAGGTCCGTTTCCTGTGCCAGATCCCGTCCGACGGCCTGGTCAATGGCACCGTCGTGTGTTCGATCCAGCAGTTCGACTACTCGTCCGGTTCGGCGCAGCGTTTCGACCTGTACTACGGAAACTTCGGTGGCACCGGTCATGGCTTCACGCTGCACACCATGGCGGGCGACGGCACCGACCTCGGTGCCGACCTGGAGAACTCCTACGATGTCCGCGGCAAGCGGCTGTACGTGTCGATTGAGCTGGCCGAGTCGGGCACCAGCATTACCCGTGCTGTGCGTCTGTACGACCTGGATACGCAGGCCAGCAACGATGTCAGTGACACGGAGACGCTCACGCAGCTGAGCCGTGTGCTGCAGTTGCAGTTCGGCGTGGCGAGCAACTCCGCGGCCAGCCCGCACGGCACCACCGGCTTGTCGACGGTGGCGCTTGGTCAGGTCACTCTCGAAAATGCCATCACGCCCATCACCGCCCTCGGTGTACGCGTGAACCCGATCGGTGAGGCTGCCGGTACCCGGATCGCTCGTGTGTGCTCGGACAACACCATTGCGTTCGAGTCGATCGGTGACCTGACGGACACCGTTCTGATGGGCGCCCAGACGAAGATGAGTCTTTTGGACACCGTCCAGGAGGCGGAGCTGGCTGACGGCGGCATGTTGTACGAGAGCATGCCGAACTTGGGCCTGGGCTACCGTACGCGTGCCTCGTTGCAGAACCAGGATCCTCAACTCACTCTGAATTACACGGGGTTCAACCTCTCCGAGGTGCCGACCCCTGTCGAGGACGACCGGTACATCCAGAACCAGGTGACGGTCACCGTCGGCTCTGTCTCGCAGACGTACTCGGCGACGACCGGCACGCTGAACGTGTCGCAGCCACCGGCTGGTGTCGGCGTCTACGGCACGGAAGTGACGCTGAATCTGCAGAGCACCGGCGACGCCCTCAGCCAGGCGGCCTGGCGCGTGCACCTCGGTACGGTCGACGAGCCGCGGTTCCCGGAGATCAGCGTCAACCTCGCGCACTCCACGTTCGTGAACAACCCAGCACTCAAGCAGGCCGTTCTGGGCCTCAGGCAGGGTGACCGGATCCTGGTCCAGAACCCTCCGTTCTGGCTGCCCCCGGGCAACATCGACCAGATCATCATCGGCTTCAGCGAGACGATCACCCACTTCGAGCACCGGCTCACTTTCGTGTGTGCTCCGGCGAGCCCGTACCGGGTGGGCGTCCTGGACACGGTGTACGGCGTCATCGACACGGACGGCTCGCAGCTGGTAGCCGCCATGGGGACGTCGGACACCACGGTCGATGTGCAGCCGACAGCGCCCGCCACCGGGCTGTGGACGACGGATCCCAATGACATGCCGGTGGATGTCCGGGTCGGCGGTGAGGTCATGACCGTGACCGCCATCAACCCCGCCGTCTACGACACGTTCACCCGGGTCTCGGCGAGCGGGTGGGGCACCGCCGATTCCGGTGATGTCTGGTCGAACTCGGGTGGTTCAGCGACCGATCACACCACCAACGGCACTGTGGCCCAGCAGTCCACCAGCTTCGTGAGCACGCCCGGACACCACGACACCGTCACCTCACCGGCGGCGGACGTGGACCTCAAGGCGGACTTCGCGTCCGCTGCCCTGGCCACGGGCGGCAGCCAGTACATCGGCCTCATGGCGCGCATGCTGGACACGAACAACTTCTACTACGCGCAGCTGGCGTTCACCACGACACAGGCCATCCAGCTGAACCTGCTGAAGAAGGTGGCGTCCTCCGACACGACGTTGGCGAGCGCCACGGCGACTGAACTGACCCATGCCGCGTCCACGTTCTTCACGTTGCGGCTTCAGGTCATCGGTTCGACGGTGCAGGCGAAAGTCTGGGCTCAGGGGACAGTGGAGCCGGGGACCTGGCACGTCTCGGCGACGGATGTCGCGCTGGTGCAGGCGGGGTCGATCGGCGTGCGCTCCTATCTGGACGCCGCGAACTCCAACACGCTGCCGTTCACGTTCAGCATCGACAACTTCAGTCTGCTGAATCCGCAGACCTTCACGGTCACTCGTTCCGTGAACGGAATTGTCAAGGCGCAGACGGCTGGCACGGATGTCCGCCTGGCCTATCCGACCATCACCAGCCTGTAGGGGAGGTTATCCGTGCCTGAAGCATTTCCGACTTTCCTCGCGGGTCAGCGCATCACGGCGTCGTTGCTTTCCTCAGCGCTGCCTATCACGGTGCGGAAGACGTCGGACACGTCGCGGTCGTCCACCACGACCGCGACGCCGGATCCGCACCTGCAGTTCCCGAACCTCGTGGCCAACGGCGTGTATTACCTGACCGGGTTCATCCAGTACTCCAGTTCCACCGCGGCGGACATCCTCATCGACTGGACAACCCCGGCCGGTGCACAGGGCAACTGGGGCGGCTTCGGTGCCGGTCACTCGCCGGTCATCTCCTTCAACACGACTCCGGCTGTCGTGGGCGACTCGCAGCAGTCCCGCGGTTACACGATCCGCCTGGAAACCAACATCATCGGGCAGAGCCGCAGTTTTGGTGGCCTGGGCACCAGCGTCATTCTGACGATGAATGTCTTCGCGATGATCCGGGTCGCATCGGTCGGCGGCACCTATTCCATGGACTGGGCCCAGCTCGCCTCGGACGCCACGAACACGACCATTTACACCGACTCCTGGCTGGCTCTTCAGCGGATTGCGTGAGGTGAATACGTGGCGTCATACACGGTGACCGGCAGGGACAACGAGGGCTCGCCCATTGTGCAGGTGAGCATCAGTGGAATCGATCAGGATCTGCCGCTTCTGAAGGATATCGACGTCGTGAACGCGGTCCGCGCGGTCATCGCCTCCGCTTCCGGGGTCACGTCTGTCATGGCGCAGAAGTACGAGCAAGTCATCACGGTCGTATAGGCAGGAGCACGCCCATGACCATGCAAGGCCCCCAGATATATCCGGGTGCGAGTACCAGTCACTGGTACCAGAACGCTTTCCCCGGTGACCGCATGGAATCCAACGTGATCGTGTGGCACACCACCGAAGGAACGTCTCTGCCGGACTACAGCGGCGGCTCGATGGCCCCGAACCTGACGGCCGTCCCCGACTTCAAGAACAAGCGGCTGGTGTGGTACCAGCATTTCGACTTCGACGTCTCTGCTCGCGCGCTGGTGCATGCGGGGGCGGTTGCGACGAATACGCTCAACGTCGCACAGGTCGAGATCGTCGGCACGTGTGACCCCAAGAGCCACGTGTCCTGGACGAGGCAGGGCATCGCCCACCTCTACACTCCCGAGTTGCCCGACTGGGCGGTGCGGGACCTGGCCGCGTTCGCGCGCTGGGCGCACGTCCAGCACGGTGTGCCGCTGACGTCGGGGCTCAGGTTCGAGGCCTACCCGGCGTCGTACGGCACCGGCAACGGCGTGCGGATGAGTGACAGCTCATGGCTGAAGTTCAAGGGCCACTGCGGTCACCAGCACGTCCCCTCCGGCAATGTGCACGGTGACCCGGGCGCTTTCCCGATGGCACAGATTCTGGTCCTTGCGGCGGCCGACACCAGCTCGTCCGGCTCCGGCGGTTCCACGCCGCCCGCCACGAAGCCGTCGGTGTCGCTGTCGCAGCTGATCGCAGCGGCGAAGAAGGACCCGAAGGCGGCGCAGGGCAGTGCGTCCTACCGTGCCGGGGCGCTCCTGGTGGAGAAGGCCCTGGCCGCGGAGAAGCTGCTGGCTTCGCAGTGGGTCGACGGTTCTTTCGGCACCAAGACCGTGGCCGCGTACGCCGCCTGGCAGCGCAAGTGCGGATACACCGGCGCAGCTGCCGACGGGATCCCCGGAAAGTCCACGCTCACCCGCCTGGGCGCCGCCCATGGCTTCACCGTGAAGGGCTGAACGTCATGTCGGTATTCACCAAGGATCTGCTGGAGCGCGTCGTCATGACGTTCCTCCAGGGGTGCATCGGTTCCCTCGTGGTGGCCGATGTTGCGAACAAGACCATGTGGCTGGCGGCACTGGGCGGCGGCGTCGCCGCGGTGGTGTCTCTGGTCAAGGGGGTGCTGGCCAAGCAGGTCGGTAACAGCGACTCCGCATCGCTTGTCGGCGGTGTGTGATGAGTACCCCGTCGATTCCCGAGACGGGGTGCACGTTGGAGGATCTACGCCGCTCGCTTGAGGTCGGGTTCACCCGCATCGACGGCAAGCTCGACCACTTGACCGAACACCTCAACAACACCGACAAGGACGTCACCGAGGTACGTGCTCGGATCGCTCTCGTCGAGCAGAAAATGTGGCGCGTCTCCGGTGCGGCAGCCCTCCTGGGCATGGCCACCCCGTACATCATCCAGTTCATGGCCAAGTAGCCCGCACAGGCGGGTATGATGGTCGTGTCATCGTGAAGCCGATGCACGTGAGTCCCCCGGCCGCTGCTCAGGCAGCAGCCGGGGGATTTTCGTCGTTGTCGGCGTCGAGCAGCTCGTAGAGGGCGATGAAGGCCGAGGCCCGGTAGACGCGGGCGTAGCGCCCCGGGTGGCCCGGTCGGCTGCTGCGGCGTTTCCCGGCGATGGCGAAGCGGTGCAGGCGGGTGAGGTCGCGCAGTTTGGCGACGGTGGTCAGGGCGGAGGTGTCCTCCGGGTCGCCGGGCAGCGGGCCGAGATGGTGGGCGGCTTCGGTGACGGTCCACAGGGTGTCGTCGTCCGTGACGGTGTCGAGGTCGTAGGAAGTCCATCCGCGGGTCATGCGGCTGCCTCCAGTTCGTCCCAGCGGAAGACCAGCTGGCCACCGAGGACGATGTATTCGGCCGACCAGCGCGGCCGTGAGCCGCTCTGGTTGCGGCAGAGCGGGTTGACGCAGACGGCGAGGCCGCGGGCCACGTTCCAGCGCATGGTCTTGCACTGGCAGTACGGGCAGGAGGTCTCCTTCTGGCCGGGCTCGCGGGGCAGGCGCCTCAGGCCGCCCTCGGGGTTGAAGTAGTTCTCGGCCCGGCGCGTCCAGGAGGACAGGTAGTTCAGGACGCCGAGGACGTCGCTGTCGTCGCAGGTCTCGCAAAGGTTGACGACCGAGTCTGCGGCGAGGCGCGTGTTGGTGTCGGAGTCGCCGCGACGGCGGGGATATCCACCGACGATGCGCTCTTTGAGATGTGTCTCCAGGCGCCGGATCTCGGCGGCGAATTCCAGTGTCAACTCGGCGGCGACGGAATTCCACGGAATGGGTGCGACAACTCGACGTTGACGAATTCCGGTGATGTCCGGTCCGGTCACCTGCCGGTGCGGCACAGTGACTTCCAGGGCGCAGTACAGGCGCCATGCGTTGTCCGTTGTGGTGCGCAGACGTGCGCGTATGCTCCCCGGCTCATGGATCATGTGTGCATTGTAGCCAGCAATACGAGAAAGAAATCCCCCGCTCCCACGAAATTGTGGGGGCGGGGGATTTTCTTGTTTTCTTTGAGTCGTTGAACTACTCGACGACACGTGATGTCATGAATCGTCGTCTGGTGACTCCATGCCCTTGCTGCTGCTGGCGGGCACGTACCGGGCACCGGGGACCCAGTCGCCGCCGCAGGCCTTGGGATCCTGCACCACGACGAAGTTCGAGCCCGTGTAGTCGGTGTTCGTGCCCTCGATGACGCGCCACGGTTTGGCGCCCGCAATGCACTTCGTGGCGATGTTGCCGTAGTGGTCGGGCATGTTGGTGATGGTGGCCGGTGAGTCGTCACCGCCTCGTACGCCGGAGGTCGTCGTGGCCACCGGTGCATCACCCATGCCCTTGCTGTCGTCGTCGCTGCTGCAGGCGGTGGCCGCGAGCAGGAGCAGGCTGACGGCGGCTACGGATATGAACTGTCCCATACGCATCCTCAGCCGCCCATCACATTCAGCGACTTGTTCAGCAGCGAGCGGATGTCGCCCTTGACCGGGGTGAAGCCGGATCCGTTGACCGCGAGGGCCCAGCTGTCCCCGTTGCGCTTGACGTCGCAGATGGCGAGCATCTCGTGATCCTCCAGCAGGGACGGTTCGATGACCGCCACGGCGTCATCGCTGCCGCCGGTGCTGTCGTAGACGGTGGCCTTGAGGTCGTGTACCGCGCGGATCGTCGAGCCGGGCTTGAAGCCGCCGACGACTACCAGGATACGGGTGAAGCGGCGGGGGATGTTGCGCAGTTCGAAGCGGAGGGTTTCATCGTCGCCGTCGCCCTCGCCGCGGATGCTGTCGCCGGTCGTGGTGGCGGAGCGCTGTTCGGCCGGGCTCGGCTCGTCCTTGAAGGGCTGCTCGTTGCCGAAGCCGAGGTACTTGGTCGGCTTGTCACCGACGAAGAACAGTGCGCCCGCATCCATGTCGGCGGGGTCGGTCTCGCCCTTGGCTTCGCGTTCCTTGCGCTTGAGCCATGCCTTGGCCTTGCCGAGGGCCGCGCCTTCTCCTGGGGTCGCGTTGCGTTCCCAGGCCAGGCCGACCTTGACGACTTCCACGCCGGTGAGGTCGTTGTCGCCGTCTTCCTTGGTCAGTACGTGAACCATGGTGTCTCTTCCTTGTCGGGTGTTGCAGTGAGCAGCCCTACTCGGGCTACTGGTTCTTGTTGGCGAGGTTGGCTGCGTTGCGGGCCAGGATCTCTGAGGGCGGTGTCTGCCCCGGGCCGTGGCCGGGGACTTCGTCGAGGGTCCAGGTCACGTCGCACCTCCAGACGCGCAGGCCGTCGTCGTCGGGGTCCTTGTTGAGGTGGAAGGCTTGGATGCTGGTGACCTCGTCGCGGTCGGTGCGCGGGTGGTCCCAGTCCTGCCAGGCGCCGGAGGGCTGGCGGTCCTGCATGACGTACTTGGGCGCCACATGAATGACGGTGCCTGTTTCCTGGTCGACCTGGAGGGGGTTGTCCATCCAGGGCTCCCAGTCCTCCGGCTTTTCGGTGTCGGTCATGGTCAGCCCTTCTTCAGCAGGTTGATGACGGCCTCGGTGTATTCGGGGTGGAAGAGCGACGGGCCACGGTCGAGGGCACGCAGTGCCTGTGAGGTGAGCCCTGACCAGCCCTGGTGGCGCTGGTAGCCGAGGACGACACCTTCGGTGGGGAACTCTGTCTTGTCGCGCCCGAGGAGGCCGATGACGTTGTAGTCCGCGAGGGAAGCCGTTGGTGACTGGCCGCGGTTGATGATGGCGACCCGGGCGATCTCGAAGCGGTCCTCGACGATCCCACCGGGCCAGATCTCCGCCTTGATGACGAGCATGTCGGACCTTTCGAACATGTGGGAGCGAAACACGAGAAACCCGCAGAACAGGTGTAACCTGCACTGCGGGAGTGTCCGTCCG